CCCGTGGCACCTGTGGTTCCCGTGGCACCTGTGGCAGCCGCGGCACCTGTGGTTCCCGTGGCACCTGTGGCAGCCGTGGCACCTGTGATTCCCGTGGCAGCCATGGCAGCCGTGTTCGATCCGAATGGTCCGTTTAGTTTCAAAGCAATCGGACTCAAATTCAGCCTAGATCGGGGCATCACCCCTGACATGTTCATTGATGGGCTTGAAGACCGTCCGGATCCGCTGTATGCTATTCGCGATAGCGTTGACGATGCAGCTATCCAAGTTGTACCCATTGATCGCGACATGCGAATCGTAGAAAACAACGGAGTCATCACGATTGCAGGACGGACCCTGCGCATCGTCCGGGCAGTTGGTTCTGGTGTATTTGGTCAGGTCGCAGAGGTCGTGGATATCCAATCGCAACGTAGATTTGCTCTGAAGCGCCTGGTGATTGATGATGACCGTTCGCCAGCCAACAACATCATCAAGGAAGCGATGGCTCAATATATTGTGTATCGCGCATCAAATGGAAGTGCTGCTCCTGCAATCTATCGCGTCGTCAAGACAGCCGACAATCGGCGCGTTTACATGCTTATGGAGTTGATGAGCACCACATTGCTCGACTATCTGAGAATGAACCAGGGAACACTACCACTCTATATGACACGAATGGTGCAGCTGATTCGTCCTCTGTGGGATAGTATTGGATTCAACCACTGCGACTTCAAACCAAACAATGTGTGCCTGAAGCGTCTACCCAACCGTGAGCTTGATGTTCGTATCATCGATTTCGGGTTCAGCCGGATGGTCTTGTACGGACGGCTGGAATTGCGGGTAAACGGCCTTGATAGACTTCCTCGTCGGTTCACCAACTGGAGAGATTTCACTCAGATGTCAGTCAACTGCTACTGGGGTGGTTATGACGCTGCATCTGTACCCATTCTGCAACCCATAGCGAATGCATTCGTACCTTGCGCCCTTGACAATTACAACCAGCCGTGTGGAGCCACTGGATACATGACGAGCTGGCGCGACTTGTACTTTCTTCTCGATCTGCCAAATACCAACAATCCCCAAACTACATTTGATGCTATGAGTGCCCGCTTCAACGTAAATCCTCCAGTGGCAATTCCGGCTACGGCTGCCGATTTCGAGTGGTTCATGGGGGCAGGGGCGCTCTTAGATGCAGAGCGACTTCAAGATCGCGCACGGGCAGCAACCCCGGAGCGGATAGCACGACGCGAACGGGAACATGTTGAAATGATTGTGCGCATTAACATCCGTCGTGTTCGTCGGGGGGAAGAACCCATTCCTGTGCCACCGCCGCCACCACCGCCACCACCGCCACCACCACCACCGGGGCCGGGGCCGGGGCCAGTCCGGGTACCCGCTGTGAATGCGGCGGTCCAAGGGGCATTTGACGCAATTGCGGATGCCGAGGTAGTCAGACTGCGGAGACCGGTAGATCCACCCCGAGCGGCGCCGTCTCGGCGAGGCGGACAGAGGCTTAAAAATAAGACGTTCAAGAGAACAAACAGACATGTCCGAAACACCTACAGATTCATTTGAGCAACTCAAGGATGAGTCGCCTACTATGTTGTTCCACTACCTCCGATTCGTTGCATTCAAGGATGCAGACCAAAAGGAGGTGGCTGGACTCATAAAGTCCCTCATGAGCGTGTCATGTGCAGATCAAGCGTTTCTGAAACAACTCATTGATCTTGCAGAGACCAAGGACCTGTCCGGGTGTGCAGCTCTTGCTGCAACCCGTACAGGGGATGCAGATGCACTGGCAGCCGAACTAACGGCTGGTGGATTTGAGTTGAAGCAAGTGAAGGATATGAATGAGATTGTTGACGCATACTTCACGGAACCGTCCCCGGACTATGCGATGCGCATGCTGGAAACTCTATTGTTCTTTACGATCACAGACGACGGTACTGCATACAATACCTATATCAAGAAGATCATGGCAGGAATACCCGAAGACATGAAGGAGATGACGTATTCGGACAAGATGTTCCACGGGTTTATAATTTAGCTCCGCATCGTCGCCCGTAGTCTCCTAATGTGCCTCCGCGTGGGTCTTGATGATCCCTTCGGGGGCTTGGATCGTCCAGCGCACGACGCTAGAGCCGGAGGACTGTACGCAACGAATTCGATACCCTTGTGCCCTCCTCCGGCCTGGTTGCGAAGGAGCTCATTGAGTTCCCGACGATATTCCGCAACTCGTTCCGCGTCTATTCCGGCAGCTACAAACTCACTTGGCCATATCCGTTCGCGGCATGGCGCGAGGGGGCATAGTCCGTTCACACCTCCCATTCTCTGCATGACCCCCGCATACATGTCGTCTGCTCCAATATACTCTCCGTCATGGTTATGGATTGCATTGGCGTTATGGCGGAATTGCCAGATCGGATCGTTCTCATCGCTTAATACCTGCATCGCAGGCTGGTGTTGGGCATCAATTGCGAATCGAAGAGGCGGCAACACACCGGGTGGTTCCTGAACATCTCGCGCAGGGCCACCTTCTAACCGTCTAACGACGATTGGATCCGGTAGCTCACATGGAATCCGTTGAAACCCATTGGGTAGAAGCTCCATTTCTACGTCGGCCATCCAAATGTATTCAATACGGGAAATGTGAACAATCCATTCGGGCACCCTACCTATATGCGGAATTGCCATACATGCAGAGTATACCAACCGCTGGAACCGCCTCTCCTTCTCAGCTCTTCCTCCGCCCGTGGGCACACAATCTCGGTCAAAATATCCAACCCGCCGCCGCCCGTCAAGCCCATCATTCATATCTAGCTGAGCAGCCCGACCTCTGTTTATGACGATATCGTTCTTGACATAGTGTTTGTGAGGCAACCCGACTGACTTACAAACTCTGCCACACAGTGTACACCATCCGATCTCCCCATTATAAGCCAGATACCTTGAATACAGGCCCGGATGAACCCGCGTCTGATCACACAAGTGCGACATGTACATACAACCGTCTTCGCGCGGTGCAACTGTCAAGCAGATCGGGCAGAAACATACGTCAGCCGGTCTAAGGCCTAAAGAACCACCTGACAGCTGACCGATCACCTCATTGACGGTCCGAGCCGACACTCCGGCATACATTTGTGGATTCGTGCCTTGTGGCATCGGATAGCGAGACAACGGCAAGGCAGGTCCTCTCCAGGCAGCCGCGAGAGCGGCGACGCGCGCAGCCTCAGCAGCAGCTACTCTACCGGCCTCGGCCTCTGCAGCGGCGGCTGCGACGCGCCCAGCCTCGGCCTCTGCAGCGGCGGCTGCGGCCACCGCGGCTGCGGCGGCATCTCGAACCGCAGTGAACTGAGCCAATATGTGCCCAGCAAGACCGGGGGCTGCTAGTGCTGTTTCAACGTGATCGTTCCATGTGGTCGTGGTATCCCCTGGCGAGAACATTGTTGCCGGATTCACACCATTCACAAAGTTGGCCGCTTCTCCGGCCAAGTTGAACTGGGGTCCATAATTAAGCCACTGAGCAGGGACCTCGGGAACCGCGGCGTCGCCATCCGCTTTGGCTCGTGCCAGGATCCTCCAAATGAAGGGACAGTATAGGAACGAAAAGCTTCCCGGTGCATTTGGGCGGATGATATTCATGTTCTTGAACGTCTGGAGCAGATCCTGAAAGACGGCACTTACAAATGGCTCCTGCGTAGCCGGATCCGGGTTTCCAAACGATACACACCTTTCCTGTAGACCTGCGTCTGCAATATGTCCAGTGATGGGGTTATCAACTACGGCCGCGTACTCGGGCGGGATATTCGCAGGAGGCCCAGCCGGAGCTGGGGGCGGCGGTGCAGGTTCCGCAGGTGGAGACTCCATGTGTACCACGGATTCCACGGGAGCCACGGGAACCACAGGTGCAGCCACAGGTGCAGCCACGGGTGCGGCCACAGGTGCAGCCACGGGTGCAGCCACGGGTGCAGCTCGACCCCGTGCCGCCGCACGAGCTTGACGCTCGGCCGCCAACTGACGGATATCGACATTGCTCGGAGGAGGTACAAGATTAGGTGCTTGAGCGGGTGCAGAAGGCGCAGGTGCCGGGCCTTCAGCTACGAGCGCAGGTGCAGGTGCAGGTGCAGGTGCAGGTGCAGGTGCAGGTGCAGGTGCAGGTGCAGGTGCAGGTGCAGGTGCAGGTGCTGCACGACCTTGCTCAGCCATTCTAGCTAGAACTGCCCGTTGAAATCGAGCATTCATCTCAGGATCCCCCGCAGGTTGCATTCTTATATGTGAGTCCTATTAGTTTTAGTTTCAATGAGCGCCTCTCCCGGGGCACTGCTGCGCGAGGGCATTTAATCCCGGTGAGCGCCCTCGCTCGGGTGAACCGCCTTCGAAGCGTCCTCGAGCGCCTTCTCCTCAGCATTGGCCTTCTTGCGACGCTCGTTCTCCTCCTTCTGCGCCTTGATGGCCTCCTCACGCTGCTCCGCAAAGAACATCTCCTTGTTGGACTCGTTCTCCTTGTACTTGCGCATCAGCTCGTTCAGCTCCTTCTCGGCATACTCCACCTCCGGCATCAGGTGCTCCGAGGGATCCCACGGCAGCCACGCACCGACCTTGCCGATGTACAGATTGTCCTTCGGGTAGCGGCGCTGCAGCACCTTGGAGAAGACCTGCGCCTCCTCCACCGTGGGAAAGGCACGGCGCACCTTGACACCGCGGATGTTCGTGCGGAACTCCACCTTGTTGTCGTACATCTCCTGCAGATCCTTCTCGTTCTTGAGGAGGAAGATCTCGTACTGCTCACGGATGTCCGTCTTCTTCACCTCCTCCTTGCGGACGGCCACGAAGTCGTTCGCATCCTTCATCAGGTCGTCGATCTTGAGGGCATACTTCTTGGACATGAATGCCATGAGACTCTCCAGACCCTTGATCTTCCACTCGTAGTCCATCCACTCCACGAACTTCTCAAAGTAGAACTCCTCCTTGTTCTTCACCACCTTCTCCGGGCTGAGGAAGGACACGATGCAGTACTTCTGCGTCGGGATCTCGGGGTCCTCGTCAAGGTAGTCGATCGGGCCAGACTCATCGCGCTTAGGGAGCTCAGTGCGGGGCATTTACTCTACTCCTCGGTTCACTTGAAAGTCCTTTCTCCGCAGAACACAAATCATGTACGACATCTTCACCACCGCCTACCTCTTCTTCCTCTTGTGCCCGGGCGTCGTCCTGTCCCTCGGATCGGGCATGACGGCGGCTGCCATCCACGCCATCGTGTTCTTCGTGGTCCTGCAGTACCTGTCGCTCTACATCCCCTGGTGGGTGGTGTGGGCTGTGGGTATCTCGTTCGTTGGATACAAGATGTTCTCGGCTCGTTCGGCCGTTCCGGTCTATTGAAAAAATCTTCGGACCTAAGAACCAAACAAATGGATTCTAAGCCGAAGCCCACCCCCTCTGCTGGACTCGACATGGCGGACCTGGTGACTCGCCTCGTGAAGTATCTCCTGGAGGGTCTCGCCGTGGCGATTGCTGCGTTCGTGCTCCCGGGCAAGACCCTCAAGGCCGCCGAGGTTGGCATGATCGCCCTCGTTGCGACGGCCACGTTCGCCATCCTGGACATCTATGCGCCTAGCGTCGGTGCCTCGGCTCGCACGGGTGCTGGATTCGGTATCGGCGCCAACCTGGTGGGATTCCCGAGGGTCTAGAGACTCACTCGTTAAGCCTTCAGAAGACTGACGATACCACCTGCGAGAGTGATTGTGATGACGGATGCGTAGTTAGATTGCGTCATGTGAACGACGTTGATCGCAGTCGCGCAGATCGGCGATGCAGTCGTGACAAGAGTCTGTGCAATCTCTTGCAGCGTATGGGGGACACAAAACGCATCGTAGAACCGCGCACTCACAAAGTGAACGCCGTAGTTAACACCGACCGCGAGCAATGACTTTGCAATGACTTCCATTTACCACTTACCTACCAAAAAGATGTAGATGGAACCAACATCCATTTTCCTTGTCCGCTACAATGGTCGCTGGGTAACGATTCACCCCCGTCCATTTGAGCCAGAACGTATGACGACGGATGTTGCATGGTTGCAGATCAAAGAGGACCTGGATACCGAGGAAGCATACCGCCGTTGGTTTGAGCTACAACGCAGAATTTCTCGTGTTCTCAAGTAATGAAGAACGTCCTCTTGATCCTCGCATTCACGGTGCTCGTCTACCTGATGTGGAGGCTGTGGAAGCCGGTGCTGACCCCCAAGCGCACTGTCCAGAAGGACAAGGCCAATCTGTACTTCTTCCACACGGATTGGTGCGGACACTGCCAGAAGGCCATGCCGGAATGGGAGAAGCTGGAGCAGGGTCCGAAGCAGTTTGGGGATACAGAGGTGTCCTTCATCCGCGTGAATGCCGAGAAGGATCGCGAGACATCTGACCTGTACGAGGTGAATGCCTACCCGACAATCAAGCTGGAGACGCCGACTGCGCTCTACACCTATGCAGGACGTCCGACCACGGAGGGACTAACTCAATACCTCCGGCAGACGTTTGGCAAAGAAGCGTGATGCCTGTGCGAATCCATCATCAAACAGACCCTTCTTCTGCGCCTCTGTCAGCTCTTGCAGCAGCGACACGCTATCATTCTTGAACCACACGACATTGTCCGTGTGCGACTCACTCCGAAATGCTTCGTAGAGAGTTGCTGCATAGTCCGTGATTGACAGCTGCTTCAGTCGCTCAGGAGTTATCTGGAGCTCTGCGCGGCTGATATGAAAGACCAAGCAATCGTGCGGGACGATCGTATGCATATTGTGGTGGAAGAACCCGCCGTCCACATAGACGTTATTGTAGAGGATCTGAGGGTGAAAGACGAAGGGCAGGCAGCAGGATGCCCGTAGCGCATCCAATGTAGACACCTTGCCCGTGAAGAACACCGTGCGACGTGTCGTCAGGTTTGCGGCGGTGATGTACAGCTTCTGCGGCGCATCGTCAATCACGGCATTGCGCAGGTCCACGCCTTGTGCATCAAACGCCTTGAGGACAGCCTTTGTGAAGTTATCCATGGGGAACAGAGCCTTCTGCGTGGTGAAGGACGTCAACGTGGTCAGATTGATGGATGGAATGACGGACGAGAGGTTGAAGCCAGTGGAGAACATCTCTCGAATGGCAGGGACAGGGATGTTGTAGGCAACCGCCGTTGCCAGAACAGCACCTGCCGAGCACCCGTAGATTCCCTTGGGGAAGACCAAGGGCTGATGGGCTTCCAGGGCAGCCAAGCCACCTACCATGATACCGCCGCGAACACCACCGCCTCCGAGTGCAATGGAGCTAAACATTCTTACCATGTGTAAGTAAGCATGTTGAAAGCCAGAGATGTATGGGATGAAGCCGAAGATCGCAAGGAGAAGCGGATGCGTGCCATGAGACCCGTGCTGAGCCAATTGTACGGACAGATCCGCAAACAAGCCATTCATGCCCCCAATGCACCCTACACTGTGTTCGAGATCCCCGCCTACGTGTTCGGCTACCCGCTGTTCCAGATGACCGAAGCCCGTGAATACATCATGAATACCCTGTCGCAGGGCGGCTACATGGTGTGGGTCATTGACGAGAAGTATCTGCTCGTGTCATGGCTCAAGACAGCCGGTGGGAAGCTCTCGCAGCACCGTCCCCCGCTGTTGACCAACTACCGCCCCCAAGTCTACGATCCTTCAACTCTTGGGAGCATGCGATAAAGTGTTGGGTAGATGTAATGGCAGCAGCAGCGGCACGGGCAGCTCAGCAACAGGCCGCTCGACAGCAACAGGCTGCATGGGCACAAGCACTAATAGACGCCACAGCGCGAAAAGCCTCGCAAAAAGCAGCTCGTGATGCTCGTAAAGCGACATTACCAAAATTAGTGGAACCGCCACCTACACAGCCTGCTGCACAAGCACTTTTTAGGGCTCTGGGTGCGGTTGATCGACAACATCCTCGTGGAACTATCATACATCCAGCAGAAGGCTTTAGAACAGGCAGTGGGTGTGTAAATGGAGACATACCGGTCGCTCAATTAGACCCCAACTTAGTAAGAAGAGTGGATACCATATTAGACTTTTTGTTTGGGCGTATCGGCGATGGCGCTGATCAAGCTGTAGCAACACAGAGGCGCGTGGATGCATTGAACAATTATGATGCGGTAGTCCAATTGGTGAGTTTTGTTGGAAATGCCCCTGGTGTAGGTGGCCCCCCTCCGATTTTTGACCAAGCAGCCGAGGGTATTCAGGGGTTCCCCGAATACAATCCAGATGCATTTGTTCCTGGAAGGGCGAATGTGTCGGACAATGCTCTTCATCGCTCAGATTCACGGAATCCGGATAGATGGAATCCAGCACTCAAAGCCCCTACTCTAGAACAGCATGCATACTATACATGCAGCGGGAATCTCATGAACTTAGCGGCACGCGTCAGTTATTTCTTGTTCCGATGTGAGAAGTACTATGCATATGCGCAGGTTATCAATTGTATATGGGCGCGAGAGGTCACTCAGAACACTTATCGTCCTCTAGTGAAAGATATACTTAAAAAGCCTGTTGGTACACGCACTTCGGACGAAAACGATAAGCTCAAGGATTTTAATACACACGCAACGATTATCCACATGATCACAGACTTTCTTGGCGATCTCAGAAACACTCTTCAGGTAAACAGGCCAAATGAAATATTCGTAGTATATGCCAACCCCAGAGGCGTCGATGCGCTTAACATCTTTCAAAGGCCAAAACTGATCGCGGAGCGAGAGAATCTGGTGGCGGCGGCAGAGGACGAGGCGCGCAAGGCGGCGGCGGCAGCGGCAGCGGCAGCGGCAGCGGCAGCTCCAGCGGCGGCAGCTCCAGCGGCGGCAGCTCCAGCGGCAGCGGCCGCCGCGCCAGGTGGTCGTCGTAGAACGCGCAGGAAAAATGGACGTCGTCGCACCCAGAAGAAGAGGAAGACATATGTGTGAACATGAAGTTGTGGTCAATGATGGTGAACGTGTGTGCACTCGCTGCGGGACGATTCTGGGATCGGCTATCGATGAAGGAGCCGAATGGCGAGTCTACGGCAATACTGAAGACGACCCCTCTCGTACAGGGACGATCACGAGCGAACTCCTTCCTGACTCATCATACGGATCTATGATGATGCGTCGGCGAGGCGGACAAGTATCGGAGGAAGCCAAATCCATAGCAAAGCTGTCTGCGTGGTCGTTCTCGAGCCACGGAGAGAGATCTTGGATGGGTATCTTTGATGCGATCCAGCAATCCTGTGCACGTGCGGGGTTGCCCAAGGCGATTGTGATGGATGGATGTGCGCTCTTCAAGAAGGTGGAGGATGCCCAAAAGACCCGTGGAGAAACCCGCCGTGCGCTCATGGCGGCTGCGATCTTCACGTCCTGTCGCCAACATGATGCTACACGAACCCATGAGGAAGTGGCGGCTCTCTTCCACGTCTCCATCCGCTCTCTATGTAAGGCGCTCATGCGGTTCACAGATGGCGGATCCAATGTCCTAAGTACCCAGTTGGGGATTGCCGAGCGGATCTGCGCCGACATGGATCTGTCCGACACGGATCGTGATGCGATTGTCCTGATGCTCCAGAAGCTGCCCGAGATGGAGCATACACCCAAGACCATCGTGGCAGGGGTCGTCTGCTCGGTACTGGGTGGACAAATCGCAAAGGTCTCGTCTGCTTCAGGTGTCTCGTCCGTGTCCATTCGCAAGATCGTGGACAAGTTTAAGAGTACGGCAGCGTCATTTGACGTATAGTTTCGACGTCGGATACGTATGCAACACCTGTAAACCGATTTACAGCAATTCTCGTCGGGTTTTTGAAGCCCGCAGCCGTGCCGGTGCCGTCAACCCGCGCCATGCTGCCATTGCCCGCAAGGACAGTAGTGGCGCCCCCGGGGTTGGTGATGGCTCGAACACCATAGATGTCGTAGCAGGTCGCAAGGATCATACCTGTTGGAAGCACCGCAAAGCTATGGGGAGTCGGTATAGTTACGAACGTACTGATAACACCTCCTGGATAGGTAATACGCCGGATGCGGCTGTTGCCAAAATCGGACACGATAAGGTCGCCATCCGGAAGCTGTGCAACATCATAAGCGTAAGGCAGAACGCCAGCGGTTCCGTTGCCTGCAAGTGTAGAGACGTTGCCTCCTGGGTAAGTAACAATCCGGATGCGGCGGTTCGTATTGTCGGCCACCGCAATATTGCCATCTCGAAGCACTGCGAGTCCATTTATGTTACCGAAGCGAGCAGTTGCAGCATCTCCATCGGCAAAGGCCGACGCGCCACCTATGAGAGTGGTGACGACCATCCCGGGGTATGTAAGCACTCGAAGGTGGTTGCTGTCCCCCATGATGATTTTCCCATCTGGAAGCATATCAAACGCATACGGAAAATAGACGGTAGCGCTCGCGCCCGTACCATCAGTAGTGCCCGATGTACCATTACCTACGACCGTGGAGGTGACACCTCCAGGGGTGACGAGTCGAATTCGTGAAGTTGTACCGACGAGGATGTTGCTATCTGGAAGCACATACAGTCCTCCCGTCCCCTGAAAGCGTGCGCCGCTGCCCGTGCCCTCTACATAAAAATAAAAACCATCGCCCGCAAGCGTAGTGACCACACTCGGAGACAATGTCAACGTCGGAACAACCAGTGTGGATGGGAAGTAGGCGACATTCCAGTTGAGATTTGACGCGCTTGGGTACAATGCCAATCCTCCTGCGAGTGTTGCTGATAGCAGTAGTGCATTGCTTGTCTGGGACACGATGTCATATGTTCCACGGCGACGATAGATCTGTGCGTAATGGTACAGACTTCCGTCGGGACTCTCCGCTGAGAACATGATAGATCCGGGCAGGATATTGGACGCAACCGTTCGGTATCCAGTGATCGACAGCATCGTCCCCTGCGACGAATAGTATCCGTTGGCAACACCGAGGGTGGACAATGCAGTCGGGTATGTACCGCTTGTGCGCAGGGTTGTTACTGAGTTGGAGTTTACATCGTTGGACATGATCAGCGTTCCGTATCCATCGGAGACTCGCATGTTTCCGTTGACATCCAGTGAATATGCCGGTGGAATGTTGACACCCAATTTGCCGTTGTTGCTCGTTACTCCAACACGGGCATATCCGTTGACATCCAGTAGAATCGGGACAGATGGATCGAACGTGGGAAGAGTGCTTAGGTTGATGCCAACCCGCTTATTGACGAGATCGCCGTTGAGTAGAATGTTCGTGCCGCTGCCCACCAGCATCGTGTTCGACACCGATGCTTGAGAGAGACCGGGTCCAATGAAGATGTTGTTGCTACCTGTGGTGATGCCTGTTCCACATCCAATGTAGACATTGGAGTTGCCACCGTTGAGGGTGTTCGCACCGATGGAGATGCTGTTAGAGCTATTGCTGGCACCGTACCCTGATCGGTAGCCGAGGAAAACCGAGTTTTTCACGTTGGACGTCGCACCGCCCGCGCTTACACCTAGGAAGGTGTTGCTTATATTGCTTGACGCCCCAAGTGTAGCGTAGGCATTCCCCGAACCCGTCCCGACATACACGTTGTTGCTCGGGTCGCCTACACTCGCTGTATACGTTTTCACCGTGTTGGCGGACACGGTGTCAATATTGGTCATCTCCAATCTCGACTGGTAGCCCGTACCTGCCGCATAGACAAATGTGGGGCGAAACACGTTTGACAGCAGGTTTTGGACGTTGGACGTGCTGCTCATTATACTGACTGGAGACAAAGGTTTAAGTGTATTCTCCGCTATATACACAGCGATGTCCTATACTCTCTTCCCTATCAAGCATTCTGAGCAGCACCTCTACAAGAAGTACAAGCAGAGCGTCGCCGTCTTTTGGACGCCGGACGAGATTGACTTTTCCAAGGACATGGCTGACTGGGCAAAGCTGACCGAGAACGAGAAGCATTTCATCGGGCGCGTATTGGCGTTCTTCGCAGGATCCGACGGTATCGTCCAGGAGAATCTGGCGACCCGTTTTCAGCGCGAGGTGGACTCGCAGGTTGTCAAGCTCTTCTACAGCTTTCAGAACGCGATGGAGGGCATTCACTCGGAGACGTACTCCCTGTTGATCGACACCTATATCAAGGACGAGGAGGAGAAGGCCAAGCTGTTTGACGGCATCAACATGATCTCGTGCATTGGCCAGAAGGCCGAATGGGCAAAGAAGTGGATCGACTCGCCCGACGACTTCCAGACCCGCTTGATTGCTTTTGCATGTGTGGAGGGCATCTTCTTCTCGGGCGCCTTCTGCTCGATCTTCTGGCTGAAGAAGCGCGGACTTCTCCCTGGACTGACGTTCAGCAACGAGCTGATCTCTCGGGACGAGGGGCTGCACACCGAGTTTGCGGTGGCTCTGTACCACACAATGGAGTCGCGGAGTGCGACGCAGATTCGCACAATCATCGAGGAGGCTGTGGAGCTGGAGAAGGAGTTCATCTGCGATGCACTGCCGTGTTCGCTGATCGGAATGAACGCAAAGATGATGAGCCAGTACATTGAGTTTGTGGCGGATCGTCTGGCTGTCCAGTTGGGCAGTAAGAAGATCTATGGGGTGGCGAACCCGTTTGATTTCATGGATCTGATTAGCTTGGAGGGGAAGACGAACTTCTTTGAGAAGAAGGTGTCGGACTATTCACGCGTGACGTCGTCCGAGACGCTGCGATTGGACGCAGACTTCTAAGCAGTCTTCTCCTTGCTGCTCGACTTCACGACCGACGGCGACGGCGGCGGCGACTTCAGCGTCGCATCCACACCCTCGCGCAGGAAGATATACCACACGGCGACGAGGACGAGCACGACCCAACCCCACTTAGGAAGCTTCGGCATCTTGGGCATCTTCATTTTATTACTAGTGGAGGATTACATTTCCGGCGGGGGTCTCGGTCTTGTCATCTCCCGTCTTCGACGGCGTCACCGGCACGAAGTTCTCCGTAGACATCATGCGCAGGACAGAGAAGAGAATGAACGAGACGACCACGATCACCAGGACATACTTAGCCAGCGTCCACAGCAGTCCCTTCATTGACGAAGAGTTCTTCGCAGCGTAGGCACCGACACCGGATGCAACCATTGTCTCGAGAAAGCCACCTCCTCTCTTGGGCATTTATTGAGAACGCAAGGTTATTTCCCCGATGCCGAATTGGTCGCGTCGGCGGGTGGTGGCTGGGTCTTTGGCGACAGGAGTGCAACGATGATGATGAAGATGATGAAGAAGATCAGGAGACCGCCAAAGAAGTAGGCAATGTAGACCCCGATGGATATGATGGGCGCAGTCGCAGGGGGCATCATTGGCGGAGGAGGCACCGGAGGCATCCCCATCGGGTCTGCAATTGCATTCCCAACGCCCTCAAGGACGCCGCCGAACATCTTGAAGAGACTCTTTGTGCGAGCCATTTACCTTTAACGCCGAAAGAAAGGTAATGGACGAGGACGGACTGCTCGCGCTTGGTGTCTTTGCGTCCGTAGTTGCGTGTACGATCGCCATTGTGATTGGTGCAGTTGTATGCCCACAAACCCGCCCTCGTCGTGTGTCTGGATACATTGATGAAGACGACCCTCTCGTTTAAGGTGCCACAACCTTTCCCCGCCCTCGGTATAAATGGAGTTCCTTCATGCATCGATTGCGCTTCTTGCGTCCATGGTTCTCGTTCTTGCGGGAATGGTCGGTTGGATCTACTGGCAGCAGACGCGTCTGTTCCAGAACATGAATGCGGTTGCCCTGGTGATTGGCGATCTGAACCAGTCGCTGATGGCAACCGTGGCAAAGCCCAGAGTGGAACTGGCGACGGTTCCGGAGCCTACGGAGACCCTCCAACACGCCGAGATCCCTACGTCGGACGAGGAGGACGATGACCGCCTGTCGGTGGAGAAGGAGGCGGAGGTGGTCACGGGCGCCCCGCCGCCGCTGGATACGGATGGACTGCAGGACAAGTCCAAGAAGGAGCTGCAGGAGCTCCTGACTAGCCGCGGCATCCCGTACGGCAAGGCAGACCCCAAGAACGTTCTGATCTCCCTGCTGAAGGCTACGGCGTAGACTCCCGAGGAGCCCTTGTGGCGACGTAAAATGGATTTGATTTCGCCAAGAAGAAAGGAAGTCCCCTCTGACACAAAATGACTTCTCTTCTCAAGTTCATCCACCACAAACCTGTAGCTGCTCCAACCTACTTCGATCTTCTTCCTATTGATGTTTTGAGACATCATCTAATGCCATTTCTCGGATGGGAAGATCGGATTCATCTGAATCAAATGTTTCCCCCTGCAGATAGAATTCTACCAAACAAGATCCCCAAGAGCTCGATTGCAGAGCATCAGCTAGTCATGACAGTTCCAGTTCTCAGGGCCAAGTTAAGAAAGGTCGAGGATATTCAACACCAGCGGGGTCACTCAAAGTATATCGAAGTGGCTGCAATCATTGATGTTCTGGAGACAATGGCATCCGGACCCAATATGATTGCCTGTCAGTATTCAAGCTCCATGCGACGAGCTGCTGAGGAGAAGTGTCGAGTGTTTATCCAACCGGCGGAACTGAAGAAAATTCCTCGGATCGCACAGAGGAAGCAAATGGAGGCAGTCGTTGCGAAGCTGTCTGCGAAGTTGGCTCAGTATCCGTTGCTAGCCGACCTGAACGTGTTGGGTAAGAAGAAGTGGATGCGAGAGCGAGTCACACAGAACGAAACTGCTCTCTTCGCAGCTGGGGACGGAGCTGGCGGTTCCTACCGGCGGAGACAGGGGGACATTTACAGTGTAATGGAGTAAACATACAATGAAAGTCATTAGCTTCGATATTGGATTACGAAACTTAGCTTTTTGCGTTCTCGAAGGCACGGACCGCACGGATGTGACGATCGTGGATTGGAACATCATTGACGTGCTAGGAGAACAGGCCGGTGTCGGTGCTCCTAGATGTCACAAGTGTACGTCAGCTGCGCGCTACGAACACGCAAGTAATGGGCTGTTTAGCTGCGCCAAGCACACGCCTCGAAAGAAGGCGAAGGTTGCCAAGGCAGAGATCAACAAGCTGACCCCCAATGAGCTCCATGCACAGATTGCGGCCGAGGGACTGACGACGGACGCCACTAAGAAGGCGGATCTCGTGGGGCTGCTCTACAACCACCGCAAACAGAATACGTGGAAGAAGTGTGTATCCTCGGCCATTCAGGGGTCTGTGCTGGACTTGGCGCCTGCCATCATCAAGAGCTTGGATGCTCGGGCGGCTTCGTGGAAGGGAGCGACGGTCGTTGCACTGGAGAACCAAATGGATCGGCGGATGTTTGGCGTGCAGGCGATGATCCAGATGTATTTTTGCTGTCGTGGCTTCCACTGCACGGGGGTGTCGGCGACCCACAAGCTGTCCAACATTGTGACCGTGGATGATTCAACTGCATCGTATAAAGGTCGCAAAAAGACAGGCATAACGCATGCATACGCACTTGTCCCTGCGGCGAACCAAGAGCACTTTGCAAAGCATCCCAAGAAGGACGATCTTGCAGATTCATTTCTTCAAGGTCTTTGGGTGTTAGAACATACCAAGACTTAAATGTGTGCGAGATACAATGGCTGCGATTGCTCTTGGAAGCACGGCGGCGACGATCGCAGTGGCCGCCGCCGTTACAGCGCTCAAGCTCCAGGAAAAAGGAAAGCTCTCCGATGTCGCTTCGACCGTTGGCACCACCCCGGGTACACGGGACGACTTAACGACTCTCACCCCGGGTACACAGGACGGCTTATCGCCTTTCACTCCGGATACACAGGGCGACGATGGCCCTCCCGGGTTTAAACTCGGACCCGCCTCCAAGCCGACCGGGAAGCCGCCAGGACTGGCCATGAAGAAGGGACTTGGCGACGTTCAAGACGAGACCTTGCCACCTAACTTCTCGGCATGGATAGATGACGAGACCAAACAAATCTTCTATTACGATCACACGACGAAGAAGAGACAGTGGCATCACCCTGGAAAACCACAGAATATAAAACCTACCGTACGCCAGACTAAACCCGAGTTATTGGACCAACTTGCTCAGTGGAAAAAAGGAGCCCCGCGACAGCCTCCGAATACGAATGAGCCCCCGACACCGCCACCGAAACCTGCGCCTAGAAACCCTTGGTCCCTATTCGGGAGCTGGGGCACACAACGGCAAGCGCCAAACGATCAAGCGGCGCATAGATCAGCAACTCTCCGGGCATCCCGTGGAGGACCTTCTTTCCGCCCTCCTCCCGGTCCAGATCCGCTTCCGGCTGGGTCGGGTCCCATACAGCCGCTACCAGGGCCTCCTCCTCGGCGCCCACCACCGCCACCGCCACGCCGCGCGCCACCGCCACCGCCACGCCGCGCGCCACAGCCACAGCCACAGCCACAGCCGCAGCCAGAGCCACAGCCACAGCCACAGCCACAGCCGCAGCCACAGCCACAGCCACAGCCACAGCCACAGCCACAGCCACCCGCCCTGACAATAGATCAACAAGAGGATCAGCTTCGAGCAATCCACGCACGGCACAAGGCAAAGCGGGTAGCCGATGGTACTTCAAATGAGAAGGAAGAGGCTCGGCTTGCGAAGCGCCACCTGCGGCATTACAACGACCGAGTCCGTCGCCGTGAAGCTGGAGAGAATGTGCCGGTTCCCTTCCCGAAGGAAGACTCTAAGAGTGATGATACCCCTGCGTCGACGCCCGTGGTGCCCAACCCAAATGCGACCAAGGAGGGAGCAGCGGCGTTGGCGGCCGCCCGTAATGCAGCGGCGCTTGGGGCACCTGCTCCGGCTCCTCCATCGATTGCGGATGAAGTGCCTCCACGTCTCCAGCCGCTCATTCCGATTGCTGCACCCGGGGTAAGACCTGAACTACAGGCACAGATTGATGCACATGGGGCAGCTCTGCTGGCACAGGCAGCTGCTGGTCCCGCAGCGAGGGCGGCAGCAGAAGCGGAAGCAGCGAGATTGGCGGCGGAAGGAGAGGCGGCGGCGAGAGCAAGGGCAGCGGAGGCGAAGGCAGCTGCAGAGCGGGCGGCTGAAGCAGCACTTGCAGCACAGGCACGGCAACAGATGGAATCCGACCAGGCTGCGGCAGCTGTGGCACAGCAACGAGCGGCGGCTCTGGCATCTCAGCAACAAGCGGCGATTGAGGCTGCGGCTGTGGCTCAGCGAGAGGCAGCTGAGGCGGCCGAGAGACAGCAGGCAGCGCAGAATGTAGCTGCGGCTCCTCCTCCCGTGGCAGCCGCTCCTCCTGCGGCTCCGGTGGCGGCTCCGGCTGTCGTAGATGCAACGGCCAACATACAACAACTGGATGCAACCGTAGCAAGGCTGAGGACGGAGCATCTTAAGCTCAAACCCGGCAACCCGGGGTACAACGAATCAAAGGCAGCATTGGATGCCGCCAATACAGCCCTGAGGGAGGCCAGGGAGGCTAAGAGAAGGGGGCGTGGTGGCCGCCGCGTTCTAACTTTCAGAAGGAAGCCCAAGTCAAGAAGTAAGAATGGACGTAGACCTACTCGTAAATCCGCAGTCAGCAGGAATCGCTAATCTGGAGACGGTGGAGCTCCCCACGATTACGTTTGATGATGTTCCTGCCTCCGCCCCCGCCCCTAAGCTGGTTCCGTCGTCGGAGGAGACGGGTCCTGTCAGCATGGGTGGCACGATGAACTTCAATGCTGAGCCCTATGCACCGCAGGTTGCTCCTCGCAAGATGTCGGATGAGGCACTGATGAAGGAGAAGTATGAGGTGCTTCGCAAGTTTGAGCGCCTGAGCAAGATGGGTGTGCCGATGCGGAAGCGCTTCACCATGGATTCCCCGCTGGAAGAGATGAAGCTGGAGCTGGAGTTCATCAAGCGCGAGAAGTCGATGGATGCGACCATCAAGCAGTTCTCCGAGTGGTTCGTGACCGCCATGAGCGGTCTGGAGTATGGATCCAAGCACGTGACGCTGCTCAAGGCGTTTGGTCTGCAGTTGGATGGTCTGTCCGAGTCTGCCCAGATGAACGTGGTGGATCTGGAGGATGACTTTGAGGAGCTGTATGACCAGTATGGCGAGAACCTGAAGATGCACCCGCTGGTCAAGATCCCGATGCGTGCATGCATGATGGTCTACATGGTTCACCTGACCAACCAGATGACCCGCAAGGCGCCCATCCCGAACATTGACGATATCATGCGTCAGAACCCGGACATTGCGCGTAGTTTGGCGGCAGCGGCCATGCAGAACCAGACCCAGCAGATGCGCACGACGGCCAATGTACCCCCGCCTCCTCAGGCCACGAACCCGTTGGCTGGTCTCATGAGTTTCATGCAGTCGGGTATGCCACCTGCACCTCCTCCGTCCATGATTCCCAAGCAGCCTGCGGCAGATAAGCAGGTCAAGATTGGTGGCGGTGCAAAGGTCAAGGTAGTCTCTCCTCCTCCGGCCGCTCCTGCACCGCCCCCGGCTCCTGCTCAAGAGATGCGTAGTCCGCCGAACATTGATGAGCTCCTGAAGAACATCAAGCAGTCGGTCGTGGTGCCTCCGGGCAATGGTCCTCCTCCTGCGATGCCTGCGTCGGCGCTTCGTGGCGCCAATCCGAAGAAGAATGCGGGATCTACGGGGAAGAACAGCGTGGTCATCCGCTTGTGAGCCCAAGCGAACGAACTTTAATCGCCACCTAGTATAAATGACTAAGTTGTATGAGATTACTGAGGCACAGGCGGAGGCAATGTCCGCCGGCAACGCCGTGAAGGTGCTCGCTGAGCAAAAAGAGTGGGATGAGGGGGGCTATGGCGAGGCATGGGATCGTGATCTTGCGGGATATGCGATCGACTGGGATGACGATGGCAAGATGAAGAAGGACGCTCAAGGCGACTACGTGGTTCTCGAGCGGGGGCACGATGTTCCGGAGGCTCCTGCGTTGTGGCGCTACTGGTCCAAGATACTCTCCAAGGAGAAGATGATGGAACTCGAGGTTGGAGAGGCACTCAGTCTTCGCCCCGAAGTGAGGAAGATCCTGGAGAAGAAGGTGGACGATACCATGGGAAAGTTCGAGCGCCTTGCAGGTGAGGAAACGAAGAAGAGATACGAGTCTGCGTCAGAGGACTTGAAGGCGAAGATCCTGAATGCGTGGCTCAAGTCGAAGGGACACCCGACGATGGATGCCGGTCGTCGTCGGTCGCGTCGGGGTCGCAAGAGCCGCAAGACGACCCGTCGCCGTTAAAAAACAACTACCTACTAGTTAATGCAGACACCTGAAGAGAAGAAGGCAGCTCTCCGTGCACCGCTCCTGGAGGAAAAGGCGGGTATTGAGAGGAAGATCGCCGCACTTGAAGCCCAAATCAAGGGTTCAAGTTCGCCAATGGTAAAGAGAAGCACTACGTCGGGATCGGATGTTGGAAGCCCCGAGCCGATGGATATGGCTGCAGAGGCGCGGTTGGATTTGGAGGATGAGAAGGAGAAGCTCCTGAATGTCAATACTCGCCTGAACAAGTACGCGGGTCGCCGTCGTCGCAAGACCCGTCGTCGGGGTGGGTCCCCGGGATCAGTCCCTGATAAGCTCACATTGGCAATGGTTACCGAGTGGCTTGAGCAGGTCAAGCAGAATAACAACCAAGATGAAGTCCTGAATCGCCTTGTAAGGTCGCTGTCTCACGAACCAGATGTCTTCAAGCGTGCAGGTGTCAAGGATATGATTATACGGGCAGTTAGAGATAGGTCAGCGGGAGGAGACGTCAAGGATGATGTCATCATCACTCTGAATGGGCTCCGTTTCCTGATGCAACGCCCTGTAGCAGCGGGTCCCGGGCAATACGATGGACCCGGACTCCACCCTGCTGCTCCTCGTCATGGAGGTCGCCGTCGGACCCGTCGGACCCGTCGCTAGGGCTCCTTAGGACCCGTCGCTAGGGCTCCTTAGGACCCGTCGCTAGGGCTCCTTAGGACCCGTCGCTAGGGCTCCTTAGGACCCGTCGCTAGGGCTCCTTAGGACCCGTCGCTAAAACAGCAAGGGCGCAGACTTGTCATACGCTGGGTAATCTGCCTTGGAGTTGCCCGGATCCACCTTGCCCGGGTTCTTCATACCCTCCGAACTACGACGAGACACACCCGAGGCAATGATGATGTAGCCCGCCGTCAGGAGCGTGGAGTGGACCACATCACGAGTCGCAATGAAGCATACGGCGAAAATCGCAATCCTCCTCAACAGGATGTTGCGCTTGTACTCCTCCTCGCTTCCACTGAACTCATCCACCAAGTGGCGAGATCCGATATTCAGCAGGATCATCATCACACCCACAAAGAACTTGTTGTTATTGATCGCATCCAACACGGAGAGCTTCTTCATTGTAGTATCCCGAGAGTTTAGACGTGGGCAGCCGTGGACGTGGCACCACCCGACGGCTGGACACCACCGATCGACGGGGGCAGACTCACGGGCGGCATCGTGGCAGTCGGCGTCGTCATCGGAGCCGTGCTGAGCTTGCCATTCGGGGGCGGCGTCGTCACACTCGCACCTGTCGTCGACTCCGGCGGGGCAGGAACGCTGCCCGACATGGACGACGAGGGCTTACAGCTGTTCGTGATCGCATCCATGGCATAGCCGTCAGGGCACGACACGGTCGGCGTCACGGTCGTGGTCGGCGTCGTGAATCCCTCCCAGCTATTGGCACAGCAACGCAGGTAGGCGATCGCCAGCAGGAGCGCCACCGAGCAGCTCAGCTTCTTGTGAACGTAGATGATGCCGCCCAGAGCCAGCACCTTGCCCACGAACGTCGACAGCAGGTCCTGCAGAGGTTGGAGACGGAACCCAGACGCAATGTGGACGATCAGTGCGCCCACTACAAACATTTCAGTGCGAGAGGACAGCATTTATAGTTCCCTCATATTTTTCTGTGTTTCTTTGAACAAGTGGAGTATGAACTACTCAAGCCTTGAGGACGCATTCGGATCCCCCTTTGGTCAACGCATACCCGTGACGAAGGAACACCCGGACAAGGAGTCGTTCACGACCCAGAAGAGACCCGATCAAACGGAGAAGCATGCCGACATTGTCAAGTCCGTCACGCCCTCCCTGCCTCTGGACACGAATCCGGAGACCGTCTCGTTTAACGCAACACCCAAACCCCTGCCGGATGCGCCGTCGGATCCCCGGCTGCCGACGTTCAGTAACCCGGCTGCAGAGGGTTTCCGTAGCCGTGTCCGTGAGCATTTCGGCATGAATGGTGGAGGTGGCGATGACTCCAAGCTGGATCGCATTCTGCGCCTTATTGAGCAGAACCGCACAGGCTATGCACCCAACACAACACAGGATATGCTCCTGTACATTGCTACGGGTGTGTTCTTCCTGTTTACGTTTGATACCTTTGTGACGCTGGGTAAATCTATGCGGGGTCGTTAGGGTGCTACGCTTAGAACGATGATGCCTGACCCACCGGCACCACCTGGGAAGTTGTTGAAATGATTACCGCCACCGCCGCCACCCGTATTTGGAGTTCCAGCTGTTGCGCCAGGGGGGGCGTTATTAACCCCCCCACCATTTCCACCACCATATTGTCCCAGGTTAGGAGACCCGGTCACACCGCCACTACCGCCACCACCGCCGCCATATTGGATACCGGCATACGTAAGACCAAGGCCACCGGTGGTTGTTGCTGCCGCTTCAACTGCGGTTTGACCTGGTCCGGCAATACCGCCGCCGCCTCCGCCATACGGGTCATACCCTGGACGTAGATTCGAGCCGCCATTGTATCCTTGGCTACCCGTACCCACTACCCCACTCCCGCCTGCACCTGCACCGCCACCACACCCGCCATTTGCGGCACCCGTGCTGGGACCTCCACCCCCTCCACCACCCAGTGCAGTTATGAGCGCTCCAAACGTTGTGTTCGATCCGTTAGCTCCTACATTCGCGGATCCACCGGCTCCACCATTGCCGATCGTCACAACATAGGTACCGGCTGCTATGGACATTGTCCCTTGCTGCAATCCACCAGCACCGCCGCCGCCGCCAAAGTACATTCCGCCACCGCCGCCGCCGCCAACAGCAAAGTATGTTACGTTCTGAGTTGTGGGCAACACAATCGTTCCAGACGTTAGCAGTCTCGTATACGCAACGCCCAACACCGTGGTCGTAGAGTAGGTTCCACTATACGATGAAAATGTAAATCCAACTGGACCACCCCCAGACGCCGGCGGCGTGATTCCATTGATGATCACCGCACTCGTTGTAGGCGATGTCAATGCACCCACCTGCGACGTGCGAACCACTGCACCTAACCCAGGCAGTGCCACGGACACTCCACCTGATTTGGATGCCTTGGCAGCTGCTCCAGCAGGAACGTACTGTGCGGCAGCCTTGACGAAGGATGTGAAATCGGACCCTGATGGGCGCAGGACGGGCATATTGTATACTGAGTTGGAAAACCTTCTGATCTAGTGTACGTCTATGCGGGGTCGCTAGGCAGTCGGTGCCGCAGTCTTATACGGGTGCCCCGGAGGTAGGGAGGACTGGAGACCCCACTTCCATGCGAGGTAGCCTTCTACTTTTTGGCGAGTTGTATCATTCAAGGCGACGTTATAGATAAGCACTTCACCGATAGAACCATTCCAATATTCACCACTAATTATGCCCGCCTGGGTTCCAATGCCATAGTTTGTTATGCCAAAAGTTCCAGTTGACGCAGTAGATCCACCCGAAGTACCGTCTTTCCATAAAAATCCATTTGTTCCATCATATTTACTTACTGCTTGAAAAGGAGCATTTGTAGTTATAGTGTTCGAAGCAATAGGTCCACTTATACGCCAAGTAGCTATTGTAGAAGTGGGTCCTTGATTAAACAAAGCAATTGTTCCATCTGCCCGCCCAAAATCAACGTTAGCTCCATTTGTTAAACTAACAAGCCGTTGATCTAATGAGGCATTAGGCAATGTTCTGCTTGTTTGTGCAACCGCAAAGACTGTAACCGTGGTTCCAGTGACTGAAGTTGCACCAGTGAAATACTGAGTTGTCGGCGTTGCAACCGCCTGATACGTGTTTATAGCATTTGCAGTTAAGACAGGTGCATTAACTGCCGTTGCATGATTGCTAAGTCCCGACTTGTCTCTCCATTGGCTGATATTGCTTCCTGAACTAAAGCTCATTGAACTCGTATCCGCCGCATCTAGCCAAAGCTGTGCGCCTGCTATGCTCGTTGGTAAGAACGGACCTGCGCTGCCCCCACCCCCATTACGCCGAGCCAGAGCACGAGCGCCTACATTCGCATGAAACCGCTTCATTTGTATACGATCAAGACGAAACCTTATGCGCTGGGACGCTCGCTGAGGCGGGTCTGCATGGACGAGTAGTCGTCAAACCCATTGTCCAGATACTCAATCTCAAAGGTGAAACTGTTCTGTGCGGCTCCGAACACAATCGGGGCGCCCAGAGGGGTCGTGGTCGCGATACTGGCAGGAGGCAGGTGGCGGCGCAGGGTGACGTGAAGGCGCTGGAGGCGGCTGATGGGCGGCGAGTACTCCACAACCTGGTCGTCGTAGGTGTGGTTATTGTAATACAGGACACCGGGGACAAAGACCGTGCCACCCGACGACGCCTGTCCGTTTGCGACCGTATTGTTGATCGTGAAGGTCGTTGTGGACGGAACTGTGGCAATCTGGACATACGCCACGTTGTGAAGCGCATTGGTCGTGCCTGTGATGCACACCGTCTGTCCCGCAAAGAGTCCGTGGGCAATCAGCGTCGTGTAGGTAGTGGCTGTACCCGACGATGCACCTCCGCCCGTGCCCGCAGACCCAGCGAGTGTGGATCCAACCTGCGGGATACCGACATCATTGGCGAGCTTTGCAAACCACGAATCCACGTGACCAGATCGGTCAGCGCCCGGAGCCGTCTCGTCTTTGCGGTTCAGTCCCTCCAGACCAAGAAGGATGTAGGTATCCGTCGGCTGGAATCCAAGGGTCGTAGCAGACGTCGACAGCACCACGGGCGCCTGGATAACTGCAGACACCAGCGAGATCTTCGTGACACGCTCATAGGCACGAGGAAGGAACACCGTGTAGTCGCCGGCATCCGACGAGGTGGCACCTCCATTGACCTTCACGAACAGTCCAGTATCACGGTCAGCCGAATCGATCGTGAGAGTCTTGGTCAACTTGCGAAGGGTCGCAACAGGCTGACTCTTGTTCACAATCGTTCCACGGTAGTCAAACTGCATTATTACTTCCCTGCTAAATCTTTATCGGCGGTTCTCCACGTTTTGCCATGGAGCACAAAAGAGTGGACTCGAGCCATACCCCATGCTTCCGGGGATGCGCCGGGGCGATGACCGGTGCGCCACGCTGCCATTCCACGATTGTACACCTTGTGGAGGGTGTCGGCAGATACGCCTGTAGCCTTGGCAATGGCGGGGATGCCCGCCACACCTGGATACTTGGTGTGGAACCGAGACGAGTAGGACGAGGGGCGGCGGCGAGTTCCCTTATCCGTAGCAAACGGGCGGTAGGCTTTCGGATCCTTCCACGACATCTTTGCTCTCCGCGTGATCTCCCGATGGCGTTGTCCCTTACGACGAGTGGACAAGCCGCGATAATACTTAGGCGGCCACAAGGTCTTGTTCGTGCGATGCCGCCGACCACCGCCATGTGCCTCACCCTTCTTCAGTCCTTCAATGAACATATCGCGTTCAGCTGCCGCCCGCGCAAGGACCTCGACTTGGGCTTTCTCAAGGGCGGCTTTGGGGAGCCCGGGCGGTATGAGTGTCAGATAGCACGCCGCTGCTGTCTGATAGAACTCAAGCCCATACCTCTCAGGCGTCTTGTGTCCATTCATGGAGTTGGTCATGACACTGTGGACGAGGGTTGCAAGACCACAGAGAATGCTTGTAGCTTCGGTACGTGGGTTCAGCTTCTGGCGCATCGCAATGATGGCGTCAAACACGGCGCGAAATCGCTTATAGGGTATCTTTGCCAGTTCATTCGATATATCTTCGCCCTCCAAGTGCCTATCGACGAGATTCTGGTTGACATCTGCATTGATCTCCTCTTTGCTGCGGCCTGTCGCGAGTCCCGAGGCCGAACGACTTGCCGCTGCGGCTTCTTTGCATCTACTATCAACCGATCTGCACGTCAGGTGGTAGTGAACACCCGGGAACCGCTTTGCAACAGTGAGTAGATCAGACGTGAGTGCGAGTTGACCGCTTCTCCTTGCTATGAGATACTGCGACTCCGATATGTCGCCTACGATTCCTATCTGTGTTAGGTGAGCATCCACTTCATCCCGGGTCGGATAGACGGAGTTGTTGTATAACCGCAGGAAGTCGTCGCGCTTGAGATCGCCTTTAGACATGTCCCAGTTGATCTCGTAGGTGAGTGGCTCCTTCAGGGGAACTTCAATCAGACCGCTCTGAATAAGATGAGCCTTGCGGTCAGGACGAACCCAGTCAAAGAGTGAATCAACCGTTGACTTTACAATCGTGCCCTTGTACTTGTCAGGATCGCCACCCGTGTGGATTCCAACAGATCCAAGGAGAGCCTTCAACAAGTCTGGGGCCGCAGCGCTTACGGCCGCTAGGTTTGCAGGGTCCGCCACCTTCTTCGACCCAGCATCCATATTAACTTCAAACGTTGGAATGCCGCACAGTGCTCGTTGGACAATCGTGACGCCCTCCGGAACCGGTTCGCGTATAGGTACGTGTTTATCGTCGCACATATCTCGCCCGTGCCCTCGCCAGATATACACCTTAGGTGTCGCCATTATAATCGCGTTAGAAAATCAAAGAATGGGTGGAGATTCGGCCGCGGAGATTGGAAGCAACGTTACGTGGACGGTTGTCTTAGAGGATTACTTTGCGCAGACGGGTGAGAAGGCGAACGGACTCGCCATTATGCACAAGCGTGCGGAGAGCATCTTTGCCCGCCGCAAGACGTACATTGATTTACCCGTTATTGTTGGTTCAGGAGCTGTTGCCTTTCTGAACGCCGGTTCGTCCAGTTTGTTTGTGGGGAACGGGCAACTTGCTGCCACGGCTCTGGGTGTTGCGTCGCTGACGATCGGTATCCTGAATACCATCGGCACTTACTTCGGTTGGGCCAAGCGGGCGGAGGGTCATCGCATGTCCTCCATCCACTACGCTAAGCTTTACCGCTTCATCAATGTGGAGCTGCGTCTGCCTCGTGAGCAGCGTATGCAGCCGGGTGATTTCCTGAAGTACGTGAAGGACCAGTATGATCGGTTGGCGGAGCTGAGCCCTCTGATCCCGGGCACCGTCACAAAGGACTTTGCCAAGCAGATGGAAAAGTATATGGACATCTCGAAGCCCGAGGAGACGAATGGACTGAACAAGATTGAGATCTTCGTGGACAGCGCCCACGAGCTGCACAGCGGTGTCGTCAGTCCGCTCCCTCCTCCGCCTCGAATGGCGACGGTCCCCCCATCTCAGGCTGCTCAGGTTCAGGCGGTGGCACCGGTCGCCCGGGCAAGGCCATCTGCGTAACTGTATAGTTCCGCTTACGATATAACGTATTCCGTGCCCCAAACTGCCGCCGGAACTGAGGATCCACAATGTCCACAATGATGGGGTGGATCTTACGAACTGACTTCTCCACACGCAGAATACGCCCAACGATCTGATCAATATCGGGGCGGGGTGTTGCCATGACGAGCGTGTTTAAGGTAGGGACATCAAATCCCTCCTTACACATGGAATACGTGGCAATCAGGATCGTCTTGTCTGCACAGAACTCTGCCCTCTTTGCAGAGGAGACCTTCTGTGAGAGGATACAGGCTGTGGCTCGGACCTCCTCAGGCAACCCCTCTAACAGCGCCTTGCAGTGCTCCACACGATCTGAGAGCACGAGCACCTGACGCCCTTCCTCACATACGTCCTCAATGATCTTGCACAGCCACTGCGTCCGATCTGCGCAGTCTGCGAGCTTATTGACCATGATCGGCACCGACACGAAGCCCTGCGAACTGAGCACAACCTTATTGAACTCGGGATCGGTGTTCACATACTGGAAGACCTCCACCTTCACCTTCGTGTCCACTGAATCGCCCGTCTCTGACTTGTAGAGCAGAGGGCCTAGAAACCAGTGAATGACATACATCAGCTTGTCTTTCCTGTCCGGAGTCGCAGACAGTCCGAGCATGAATCTCGAAGTGACCTTCGGTAGCGCCTGCACGAAAACCTCAGATGCGATATGATGACACTCGTCCACAATGACCAGCCCAATCGGGTTGAATACATGGATGTTTAGTTCCTTCATAGAAAGGGTTTGGAGCATAACGATCACAACGTCCCTGTCGGCTACCTCGCAGACATCCGCTTGGACTCGCCCGATCCTTGCCTTTGGAAGAAAGGATTTGATGCGATCTTCCCACTGGTCTCGCAGGAAGGTGTTGTGGACAATGACCAGCGTAGGAAGGCGTAGTTGAGAGGCGATGTAGAGTGCACACACCGTCTTGCCCCCTCCTGTATGCAGCGACAGGATCCCGTCATGGGGTTTGGGAAGCAAGAAGGAGTTGACAACCGGTATCTGGGCAGCACGAATGGATCCTGCGAAGGTCCAGTGGGCAGCCGGTGTTTCAGCAACATCTCGGGTCGTAGGCACCTCGCCGAACTTGTCAATGCCGTAGTGCTTGGGAAGGTAGAGATGCTGCTTGTCTTCATGATACACGGGGTACCGTGGGACAGCGTGTGGGTTGATGAGAGAGAAGGGTTTGACCGTAAGCGCCTTCTTGATAGAGGGATCGTTTGCGGACTTTGGGATACGGTAGCCATGGATGGTCAACATGAGACCTCTTACTTTATACATTTGCGGTTCGTTTTACGAGCGCTCCACGTCCGTGTAGAGCAGACTGTCAATCGTGTCCATGATGACCTCCTCTGCGGTCTCCAGGTCGCCGACATGGTAGATGATGCTGGGACCCGTCGCTGGAGAGATCTGCACCTTCTCCCAGGGGTCCTGGTCCAGCTGGAGCGACTGGAACATATTGCCGAGGTAGCGGCGAACACCTGAACGGGAGAGGACGAAGGTATACGTCGTCCTTGACGCCGACTCGCCAGGGCTGTACTTGACACGCATGGTCTCCGTGGCATGCTCGCCACGCTCAAAGTCGATGCGGTCGTCGGCACGGTTGTCCTTTGCAATGAGCCAAATACTGAGCAGATTCATTATCTAGTACCGGCACCCCGTCTTTAAACCTGACCATCCTCGCGCTCATACTCATTCACCTGTGCATAGGCTGCTTCGGCAATGTTTCCACCGGCTGCATTGGACCCTGAGAAATCTCCATAGTTACCACGTGTTCTCATATCCTCAAACTGCGGTAGAGCGCCCACATCGTCCTCGTCGATCGTAAGTCCCACTCCAAGGTCGGGATCCACTGCGTCCTCCTCTGCACCCACTTCCTTTGCAAACAGAATGCGGTCCTTCGTGGAAATGATGTAGGGAGCCAGTCCACGATCGATGAGGTCCTTGGTGATCTCGCGATCGGCGTCCGTCATCAGACGGAGGCGTTCAGTGTAGGTGATACGCTCCTTTGCCTTGAGAGAGTTGGTGGTTGCTGCTGCTGCCTTCACATCTGCCATCAACATCATCATTGCAAGATCATCCTTCCGCATCGCATCAAACTTCGTCTTCTTGATGGGGTCCTTTCCGATCTCCTTCACGATTTCGAACACGTATCCCTTTGTAATGTCACGCAGCTCATCCGGCTTCTGATCCGGATCCAGTGTCTGTACCGGCATCGGCATCTCGAACACGCTGCCCAGACGGGTCGCAATCAACATGTTCGTGTGCCAATCCTCAAACACACCCTCCTTGCCCGACTTCAGACGAGCAATCACCTCCTTGTCCTTGACACTCGTCGTCTCCGGCTCCACACGCTCCGACGTGGATTTCTCAATCATCTTCGTCTTGATGGATCCCTCCCGTTCAAAGTGGCTAATACCCTTGCGAAGAGGAACGTCAGGCTGCTTGACACGTGGAGGACGGGCATTCATCCAATACGCCCGAGTGGTAGGGCACTCCGGGGGACTGCGAATACGCCCAAACGTATCCCGAGGCGGCATGACCAGATCGCCGGGGATCATTGTGGATGGCTTGGTCGGCTCCTCTGCAGGAAGGACAGCCTTTGCCTTCTCCAATGCAAGACGCAGCGACTCCGATCCCTTCATGAGCACACCGATACACTTCACCACCAATGCCCGGATCTTCTTCGGGTCATTGAGAACACCCCGCATAGTTGTCGCACTGGATCCCTTGAACGAGGTCGGGTAGGCTTCCAGCGTCTTGGACAGCACCAGCAGCAGACTATCCACGATCGTGTATCCATCCGGCGACACCACGTCTCGAGGGTATCCACGCAGAGTCAAGGGTTTGCTGCCAAAGGACCGACGAGGCACCAGCGGAGGCACGTGCGCCTGAATCATCAGAACCGCCTGTGCAATACCGGCAACACCTCCATCCAACTTGCTCTTATCAAGCTGTGCAGCCAGTGTGCGCCCCAAGGTCAGAATGGGTAGGAGCTGGTCCACCTCGGGCATGATGTGGAGCAGCGAAATCAGCATGAAGAAGACCTCATCCGACGACTTCTTGAAGTCAAACTGATCCCGCAGCCCCGCCAATGTCTTGACTTGCTCCAGAGCACCATGACCACTAAAGGTAGCCCTCTCCAGTGCATCTGCATGACGAATGACGTGTCCGTCGTCCGTGAACTCCTCTTGATCCTCCAGTACGTCTGCATTGATGTGCTCACCACAGAACTTGCAGACACGGAATCCGTCCACGCGCACCGCCCAATTGTCGTAGAACTTGCGCCGGTCCTCTGCAAGATCGCCCAGCAGAATCGCCATCGTATGCAGGCACAGCAGAAACAGCCCCTTGGAGTCCACATAGATGTGCCCATCCAGTACAGACTCCTGTACGAGCACCCCAATGTCCCGCACCTTGTCCTCGGGCAGACGACGGGGATCATTCAGCAGTACAACAATCTCATGGCGGAGCTGCGAGACTTCACGAGCGGGTTTGGACTCATACTTCTCCTCCTTGACGTGCTTTGCCTTGACTGGGCGACCCATTACGAGCGCCTTGACGTACGACTCCAGAATGTCCTCATGGGTCTTTTCCTTCCACTGGGTGCGGTTCTTGTGTCCATCTCGCTTCCGCTCTTGCTTGATCAGCTCCAGAGGAATGCACTGATACGTGATCTTGTCCTTGGCACCCCACGTGCGACGCAGCACACCGCGAATGGAAAAGTCGTGGAAGTCCAGTCCTTCCAGCTCACACTCCTTGATGGTTGTCTTGGGATACTCAAAGTCGGCATCGGCACCTGGAGACATGGCAACCGTGCCATTCTGACCCGCCTTGGACATGAGCATGTGCACCACCAGCTCACCGCCATCCTGCTGATCCATCAGCCACTGACGAGTGGACTGCGCAGGGAAGTAGTCGTCGTAGTGCTGCAGAAGGTTCTCAGACGGCTTGTCGCCCCGAGACTTGGGAAACTCAATCTTCTCGGCTTCCTTGGCAACGTGCATCTCTACCGGAGGAAAGCGGGACTTCCATGAGCTCCACGGGATGTCCATCAGTTCCACATCGTAGACACGCAGATACTTCATGCCCTCTCCATACGGATCCCGTGTCACAGGTACGGCGTGAGTCAGAATCGCATCCAGCGAGGGAACCACCTCTGACAGGGGCGCAGTGGTCTCAATCATGAAGGCATCGCTGGACTTCAGGAAGTCGTGGGACGGCAGCGGGTTAGGCACGGGCACCGGGCGCTTGTCAGCGTAGTATCCAATGAACTTTGCCACGTCTGCCGTATTTGCAATCGGCACACTCAGGATGTTGATGCGACCATCTTCGTGGCGCTGTGTCCGAGGAGACATGAAGGTAGGCAGAGCACGATCGGGGTTCTTGCCATCTGCATCCACAAACTCCGTGATCTCCTTCAACGGATACGACACACCCTCTATACCTTCCGTTGCATAGGGGCGGGGTAGTGCTGCCATCATTCGGTTGTAGAATCCCGGAAGGCGCACGTGTGCCTCGTCAAACAAGGGAGCCCATGTCTTTGCAATGGAATAGGGATTGCTGTCAGCGCCCCTATACGCCTCAGTATCCGTAACGGGATGGATCCAGCTGAACCTCTTCCCATACGCCGGTTCCCGCAGCAAGTAATCGTCCGCCGTCGGGACAATGTGGTCCAGATACAGCTGACGCAGACGATCGGCTTCCTTACGCAGAACCTCCATCTGGAACTTGGTCGTGCGCCCCTTCGGAACCATCTTCTCGTAGGCATCTCCCACCTGCTCGTCCAACGTGTAAAAACGGACAGCCTCCGGGCGCTGGATTGTCTCGTCATACACCATCTCCTCGATGATCTTGAACTCGGATGCCTTGAAGGTGAACAAGTCGCCCGTTTCCTCCTCCTCTATCATGTTCCCCCAGTTCTTAGACCAGTCCTCGGTTGTGGTCTTGAAGAACGCCTTGATCTCCTTTTCGGACGCAGTCATTATACAGTCTTGAGAATGGTTTCACACAGAGCCACCGCCTCCTCCTTGAACTTTGCAATCACCTTCTCCGGCTCCGTCTTGGTATTGAAGCGGACAATCATCTTCGGGAGAAGCGGATGCACGATCCGGTAGGACACGTAGTTGACCTTCTGGTTGTAAATCAGGATCTGAGCCAGTGCTCCGATCGTGTGCCCCTCCTCCTCTGTCTCAATCGAATACCAGTTGTCTCCCTCATGCAGAAGGGGGATGTTGCACCAGTCCTCAATCTTCTTCTTGAAGATCGCCGCCGCACGACCCAGCAGGTCCTTTGCAGGGATCACGCCAATACTCTCCACTGCAAAGTCAAACCAGAACGGACGGCCACTGTCATCCACCGAATACGAGCGCTGGATATCAAAGTTGTCAAAGATCTTGGCCAACTCTGCACGGGCAGTCTCGTCATCACCCGCCGTCGCCACGTAGCTATCCTTGTCCAGCTTGGCACGATCCACATCAATGTGGTTCTTGAAGGTCGCCACGCACACCTGCGAGGCACCCTTGGTCTCCACGGCCAGTGTCGCCTTCACGTGAATGGACTCCGACGGCTTGAGGTTCATGAAGAACAGGGGCTTGTCCAGATCCCGGTCCTTGAGAATGACGTTCTTGCGAGGTCCATCCACCACGAAATCATCTGTCGTCACGTCCACTGCCTCCTTGCGGGTCAGGTCAGGCGTAGCGGGTGGCAGGAACCGCAGTTCAATCTTGGTATCGCGAATGACAGCCGCCTCCTCCGGCTTGACATTGATCGGGAGCATCTCCACACGGTGCCGCAGCATCTCGTGGATCATCTTGGTGGAATTGTCTAGGATCTGGACATCCCGCACGACAACCGTGGGGATCTCAGCCAGCAGGATACGACGGAGTCCATTGACGAAGGCAACGGGGACGTGCTTGAACTCCACATCCAGACGGTTGCCCTTGAGAGAAATGCTAGAGTGCTCCATTGTATCTAGCTGTCCTTTCGTTATACCGTATCCGTTTTTTTCAAGGCGAACAAGCAACGAGATGAACAACCAGCCGATCCTCTTCTACAGCCCTCGTTGCTCGCATTCGCAGCAGATCATTCAGACGCTGAAGGGTCTGAAGAAGGAGAGCTTGTGCCGTATGTTTTCCATTGACGGCAAGACCCGTGCTGAGCTGCCGCCGTTTCTGAAGAGCGTACCGACACTCTACAATCCCGAGACGAAGGATGTCTACATCGGCAAGGACATCTACTCCTACATTGCCAAGCCTGTGACGTCTCGCCGTGAAGTGCCGACCCAGCAGCAGCCGCAGGTGGCCGCCCAGCAGCCGACAGGATCCAAGCTCAGTGCCCAGGGTGGCAACGAGGGCATTCAGGAGTGGTCGTTTGCAGGGTCTGGGTTCTCGGACATGTATTCCGATTGGGCTGCACCCAACAAGTTCGTTGCCGACGAGCTCCACTACACGTACATCGGTAATACCCAGTATACTGCGCCCCAGCCGGAGCCGGAGACCAAGCAGAGCTACGAAGGCAACAAGGAGGGACGCAACGGCGACTTGGCCTCTCGCATGGAGGCGATGCAGAAACAGCGGGACGCCGAGTTCGCCGGACCCGTGCGTCAGTAAGCTTACACAATCTACCCAAGTATAAAGTAGAATGTCTAAGAAGATTTTTATGGACGCCTTCTTCACTCAGTTCCACGAGTTCATGGGTCAGCTCATCAAGGTGTTCCCCGATGACACTGACTTCAGAATGTACGACGATGGTGTCGCACTGATACAGCGTGTCAATCCTGCCATGGTCTTGACAGAGTTTGTCAAGCACGTGGGTCCGTTTGACGAGGTGATCCGCAATCGGGACGACAACTTCTTCATGAATCACACCTTTGATTCGCTCCAGCCGGATGACACCATGGAGCAGGTCATCCAGAAGCTGAAGGGCTACTGGTCGGGTCTGTCGGAGCAGAACAAGTCGTCCATTTGGGGCTACATCATTCTGCTACTAGACATCTCCAAGCGCTGTGCTTGAGTCCTCAATGCCGTAGAGTCCCTTGGGATTCAGGGACACCAGCTCTGCAACAGCCGCTTCAGGATTACCAAAGTTCTGAAACAGGATCCGCACAGCTTCCGCGGGAGACCACTTATCATCTAACGTGGCATCGTCGGGGATCGCAACATCCTGCTCATAGAATGCATCCACCATCTCTTTCAGCACTGCGCGACTGCAGTTCTTAAAGTGAACGATCATATCCACACGTCCCGGCCGAATCAGGGCCTTGTCGATGCGCTCCGGGTAGTTGGAGGAGAAGGCAATGATGCGACCATTTGCCTCCAAGGTGCCGTCCAGCAGGTTCAGCAGGAACGACAGGTCAAACGTCTCCTTCTCCTCACCCTTCCGATCTCCAAAGATGTCGTCCTCCTTCTTCTTCTCCTCCACAACCGGCTTCTTCCACTCACGGCGCAGCACGACATCGCCCATTGCATCAATGTCCTCAATCACGTAGAGCCGCTCGGCAATCGGGATGATGTACTTCTCCGTATTGGTACCGTTGAAGACGTAGATCTCGTCATTGAAGAACAGGTGCTGGAGCTGCTGCTTGGTCTTGATCTCGGACAGCTGGATGTTCACAATGTGCCGACGACCTGCGTGGGCGATCGCCTTGATGCTTGACGTCTTGCCCGTGCCCGGAGGACCATGGAACATGAAGCCCAGTGTATACGGAATGCCCTTCTTCTCATACCAGTCCCGGTGTTCCAGGAAGAAGTGAACACGATCACGCACCTGCTTGCGCTGCTCAAAGAACACATTCTCAAACGTGCGGGTGGTCACGAACTTGGTCTTGGTGTAGACGAGGTGACTACTCGGCAGCGGGTTCTGCACGGTCCCCTTTGTCTTGGTCTGGACCATCTGGTCAAAGTAGTAGCGATGAGCACCCAGCTTGTTTGCCATGCGGCGCTCGTAGTCGGTATTACAGTTATCAATGAAGGTCTGGAGGTGCTGGACATCGTGCTCGTAGCAATAGAGCTTGAACTTGATGATCTCGGGGGCACCATCCGTGATCTTGAGGTCGTTCAGCTCAAAGTAGACATCGTTATCCAGGCATACAGGCTCAAACTCGTTCGGCAGGTAATCGTGGTTCGTCACTGCCAACAGGCTCTTCATGGCAGGAAGGGTCGTCACAAAGAAGACAACTGCATCCATGCGCCCAGAGTAGACGGTCTGGGTTGCAGGACGATTAGCATTGGCTTGGGTCTGAATACCCCGCTCGCAGGTAATGGAGGCTCGGGGTGTCCGAAGTGCGGACGTGGGCACCTCTGCCACACCGCTCGGCTTACGACGGACACAGCAGAAAGCCCGGGCCCACGCCGACCAGACTGGGAAGGTCCGCACACCAATGTCAAAGATGTTCAGAGCCATCATGTTCAGCAATGGATTCTTAGTGGCTGGCATTTGCAGCATCATCTGCGTCTTGACCAGCTCGTTGAACTGCATCCTTTATATGACGCCATACGATGTAATACACTTGTCTAACGTAGAGCCCGTCTGATGCACAGGCTTCGTGCGACGAAGACGTAGTTCCTTAGAGGCCTTGTCCACAGTGTCCTGCGAGAGACTCACGAACTTCTTGACATCGCGGATCGGGCCCTGGACATTCATGGACGGCACATGGAGACGGAGCGGCGGCAGCTGGATCGCCACCATATCCTCCGAGTTTGCCACATACTCTCGAAACTGCTCAATGTCCAGAGGACCCCCAAACATCCGGAGCAGATGCCGATGGGGAGCCGGAGTCAACGTCTTGGTCGTATACAGAGCACGATACATGTCGGACAGGAGTGCATGGCGGGTCCAGCGGGTCACGTCTGACAAGGAAACGTCGTTATACAGATAGGACAGGGCACACTCGGGGGAGCAATAGTGTCCCTCACACAGGTGCATGTTCTCGTAGGCATCGTAGCTGAGTGGCAGGACAGAGGCTCTCCACGGAAACGGGTGGCAGCACCACATACACGCAGAGGTTGCGCCATACGTTGGCGACCGAGTGCGAGTCAGGATATCCTTCATGGTCTCCGTGTTGAACCGCTCGGCAACACGCGACGTCTCCACGGTGGACAGGATATCTGCATAGTTCGTAGCCGTCTGCGTAGGTTCAGTCCACGCACATTGGGTCACATCTACAAAGCTCGACCCACTCCCTGCAGGTACAGGCACGTTCTCCTCAGATGGAAGTCGCAACGAGAAGATGACAGGAGCTTCGGGAAGGTGTTTCTTCGGAGGCATTGTCTTCCTAAAGTCGGATCAGTGAAAGTTCAAAACGGATGCGCCTGGGTCAATTCTATTGGAGGCACAAGATGGCAGACCTTTCCTCAGCATACCAGCGCAAGACGCACCGTGAGCACATCCTCGACCTCCCTGACACCTACATTGGCAGCGTGACAACTGCGAATGAAGAGGTGTTCCTTCGTGAAGGAGATGAGTTCAGGACTGCAACCATCCTTGTCAATCCTGGGTTCTACAAGCTGGTGGATGAGCTGCTGGTGAACGCCCATGACCAAGTGGTGCGTCTGCGCAGTCGGCAGTCCACGAACCCGGTCAAGTCCATCGAGATTACCTGCACACCTCAATCCTTCTCCATCAAGAACGATGGTGAGCCGATTGATGTAGCTGAGCACCCGGAGCACAAGACGTGGATCCCACAGATGATCTTCGGGGAGCTGCTGACGTCCACGAACTACGACAAGAACGAGAAGAAGCTGGTGGGTGGCAAGAACGGCTATGGTGTGAAGCTCGTGAACATCTTTGCGAGGGAGATGAAGGTCACGGTGGTGGATCAACCTCGTAGCCTGACGTATACGCAGACGTTCAAGAAGAACATGACGGAGATTGGGACGCCCATGATGTGGCCGTCCAAGTCAAAGTCCAGTGTGCTTGTGGAGTGGACGCCTGACTTTGCTCGGTTTGGATACACAGAGATTCCGGCAGAGATGATCCGGCTGATTGAGCGCCGTGTCTGGGACCTGGCGATGACGCTCGGCAAGGAGGTCAAGGTGTCCTGGAATGGCACGGCAGTCAAGTGCAAGAACCTGACGGAGTATGCGAAGGCGTTCGGGTGCGAGACGGTGATCTACGAGACGCCGAATGAGCGGTGGCACATTGCGATTGCGGACAGCCCAGCAGACAAGGCATTCAGCATGTCGTTTGTCAATGGTATCTGGACCTCCAAGGGTGGTACGCACGTGGATGGCATCACGAACCAGGTGGTTGCCCACATCGTGGAGTATCTGGAGACCAAGAAGAAGGTCAAGGTCAAGCCGGGTATGGTGCGCGACAATCTGGCGGTGTTCGTGACGTCCATGATTGAGAACCCGAGTTTCACAAGCCAGACCAAGGAGACGCTGACGACCAAGGCAGGTGCGTTCGGGTCCAGCTTCAAGCTGAGCGACGATACGCTGAAGAAGGTGGTGTCCAAGCTGGCGATTGTACCGAAGCTGCTGGAGGCGCAGTCTGCGAAGGACGCCAAGGAGAACAGCAAGACGGATGGCAAGAAGCAAAGCCGCATCACGGGCATCCCCAAGCTGGACGATGCGGTCATGGCGGGTACGAAGGACTCGGCCAAGTGCACACTGATCCTGACAGAGGGAGACTCAGCCAAGGCGATGGCACTGAGCGGTCTGAGCCAGGAGCAGCGGAAGTTCTTTGGTGTCTACCCGCTCAAGGGTAAGGTGCTGAACGTGAAGGACACGAGCGACGCCAAGGTGGAGCACACCAAGGAGATTGCCGAGCTCAAGAAGATCATTGGTCTGACGTCGGGCAAGAAGTATACGGATGTCAAGGATCTGCGCTACGGGTCTGTGATGATCATGACGGATCAGGATCTGGATGGCAGCCACATCCGTGGTCTGCTGATCAACCTGTTCCACGAGCTGTGGCACGAGCTGATTGCGATCCCTGGGTTCCTGACCTACATGGCGACGCCGATCGTCAAGGCCAACAAGGGCAAGGAATCCAGGGTCTTCTACTCGCAGTATGAGTACGAGCAGTGGCGCGCTGGTGAGGGGTCGGGGGCCACGAGCGGAGGCAAAGCCGGAGCGTGGAAGGTGAAGTATTACAAGGGACTGGGCACGTCCACGAGGGACGAGGCCAAGGACTACTTCAGCAAGGTGAATGCGGTTCGCTTTGACTATGATGAGAAGGCGGACAAGTCCATTGACTTGGCCTTCAACAAGCAGCGGGCAGATGACCGCAAGGAGTGGCTGAAGGGCTACGATCGCACGGCGCTGATCCCGACAGGGAACCGAGTGCCCTACGATGACTTCATCCACAAGGACCTGATCCACTTCAGCTACTACAATCTGGAGCGGTCGATCCCGAACGTGATGGACGGACTGAAGACGTCGCAGCGCAAGATCCTGTATGCGGCGTTCAAGCGGAACCTGACGGCCGAGATCCGTGTAGCGCAGTTTGCAGGATATGTGTCCGAGCACACGGGATACCACCACGGTGAGGCGTCGCTGAACGAGACCATCGTGGGCATGGCGCAGGATTTCATGGGATCCAACAACATCCCGTGGCTGGTTCCGCAGGGGCAGTTCGGCACCCGCATTCAGGGTGGCAAGGACGCAGCGTCGCCCCGTTATATCCACACCTACCTCCAGCCTCGTGTTCGGAAACTGGTTCCGGAGGAGGACTTTGCGGTGCTGAAGTATCGCGATGATGACGGCCTGCCGGTTGAGCCCGAGTGGTATGCGCCGGTCCTGCCGATGCTGCTGATCAATGGGTCCCGTGGCATTGGCACTGGGTATTCCACCTACATCCCGCCGTGTGATCCGAAGGTCATTAAGACGAAGTTGATGCGAAAGATCCAAGCGGGGCATCCGCTGAGGAGCGATCCGCAGCTCGTGCCCTACTTTGAGGGCTTCAAGGGTACGTATACGGAGGACGGCGTCGTGGGTGTGTATCGCAAGGAGAAGGGCGCCGGGTCCCATGGGGACCCTGAGTTTGTGGTGACCGAGCTGCCGCCTGGAACTTGGACGGCGGACTATCGTGAGTGGCTGGAGAAGGAGCTTGCCGAGGGTCGCATCAAGGACTTTACGGACACGTCCACGGATCAGCAGATCAACATCCGAATCAAGGGCATTGATGAGAAGGCGCTCGTCAAGTCGCTGACGGAGAAGGTCCGTACGACGAATATGCATGCCTTCAATGCGAAGGGTGTCATCACCAAGTATGAGACACTGACTGACATTCTCTGCGAGTTCTGGAGTGTGCGCATTGAGCTGTACGAGAAGCGTCGGAGCCACCAGATCAAGACATTGAAGGAGAAGCTGCCCTACCACAAGAACGTGGTCCGGTTCATTCGGGATCAGATCCTGGATGTGCCCACGGTGGTGCTCAAGAAGAAGAGCCTGAAGGAGTGCGACGAACTCCTGGCCAAGCACGAGTATGAGCACATTGATGGGAGCTACGACTACATCATGCGCCTGCCAGTGTCTGCCTTCACGGCAGAGAAGGTAGCCAAGCACGAGAAGGACATGGCGGATCTGTTGGCAGAGATTGATCGGTTGGAGGCAACCAATGCGGAAAGATTGTGGCTCGCAGATTTAGAGCAGGTATAAATAAGAAGAGCATGAACAGCTACTTAGACTTACTCATACAGCAGGACAAGGCGTCCCGAACCAACTACTCCTTTGACCCTCGAGTCCAGATGCAGGAGACACGCCGGTATGCATCGGTAGAACCTTTTTCAAATGCGAATGCAGCAAACGCCGTGCCATCCGTTGACTACACCGGGCAGACGGAGGGATCTCACTCAGATGCAGCGATCGTCCAGGCGCCTCCAAGTACAGTGGCAGTCAAGCGCTATGTGGTCATGGATACCTCGCAGCGAGACTGGGTGAAGCAGCCAAATCCCTTCTCGAATCTGACCTTTACCTTTGGCACACAGGGCTCGAATGCAAGTAGTCCAGCTGTCTATGCGAACAACCCATTCATCCCGACCTTTGCAGATGAGCAACAGGTCTTGACATCCCCTCTCCCAGGAGCACCGAATGCAACAGGGTGGACGCTGTCGAACGTCACGTACCCTCCCTACAACTCCAGTCTTCCAAACGGAAACTTCATCGCCTACGACACGGGGTATACGATTGCGCCGTCGGGTGCAGGGTTTGGCAGTGTCTTTACGCCCTGCAACGTGGCCGCCATTCGCCTTGTCCGTGCAGTCATGCCCCAGCGCCAGTTCTCAGACGTGCCTCTCATCCCAAAGTCCGACGGAACTGGAGATCTCACAACAATCTCGTCGAACATCCAGGCCACACTTACAGGTACCACCTTCTCCACGTTCTCGACATATCCCTACCTGATGCTCTACCTCAATGAGTACTTTGGGCAGTACGTGGGTGGCAATGAGCCGACGCGCAGATCCTTCTCCGTCATGACCCAGAAGCAGCGCCAGCAGCAGACGTTCGGCTCCAACAGTTTGGGTGTGCAGCAGTTTGACTATGAGCCGTGGGGAGAGGAAGCCCTCCGACTCCAGAGCCCAATCACGAACCTCCAGCGTATCCAGATCAGCGTGTCCGATCCCATTGGCAATGTATTTATCCATAGCGATACCCTCTCGATCGCCCTCATGCAGACCGACTCAAACGGAATGTACATCAACTGCTTCACGCCAAACCGTCAGTTCTTCAGCGGCAACGAGATGCGTGTCGGCGACCGCATCATCTTCTACCCTGGAACCATCTCCAACATGATGAAGTCTGGATACCTCGCTGCGCAGAACAACGACAAGAAGAAGTTCGTACAGGCACTGCTAACGGGAACCTTCACGGTACTGTCGCTGCTGGACTATGCACCGAACACTCTCGGCGTCTACGAACCGAGATCCAGCTCAAACCAGCCACGTGTCTCTCCCTACATCTCCTCGTATAACGGCTTCACGATTCAGAACTTCTTCACGGTTGGCGACCAGGGAACGGTGACGCCTCAATACCCGGACTCGATTGACAATGTAACGTATACCATTCTGGAGCCGAACTCGCTCGTGGGCTCTAACCTTGAGTTCATGAATGCATCCTTGCAGCCCGTGTATACGCTTGAACTGGATATCCTCCAGCCAGATACGGGTGTCATTGGAGGAAAGATTGTCGTATAGTAAAGCAATGAGTTCTCCCCTTGTTGACCCGAACGCCACCTCGCTGTCTGATTTCTACACCCAGACGGCGATCCCGAATGCCCCCAAGCACACGGGTCGTCTCCCTGCGAGTGCCAGTGAGGAGAAGTCCACTCTGCCGCCGTTCATGCTGACGGCCAATGAGCCGTATGTTGTCCCCTCCCGTGTGGCGGAGCAGATGCAGTACCGCCACGAGTCCACGCCCCTGAACACGATCTACTTCAGCGAGGCCAATGTGGAGAACCTCCAGCGCGAGATTGCAAACGCCGTCCTCATGATGAGCGGATCCAAGCGCTATGTCATTGGACCGCAGAGCGTCGCCGACCTGAAGACAGTCATGCGCTCGTATTACCTCCAGTATGCGCAGAACGATCCGGCCCGTGTGTCCGAGGAGCTGCAGCTTCTGAATAACCGTGTCATTGGCTGGTGCTCGAACAATATCCTGGTGGAGATTGAGGCATACAAGTACTATCGCAAGGACATTGAGGACTTCCCTGCCCCCATTGAGCGCCCGGTGATGACGAACATCTACGGAACGCGGACAGGTGAGCTCAAAAGCTTTTTCTGATCTAAGTAATGCTGGTTCGGTATCAGGATCGTGTCTTCCTACAAGATGGCGGACAGTGGTATCTGTGGGACTCTGCGCTGAGTCTGTTTCGTCCAATCGACGGCTTTGCGTGGAATGGAACGGCATGGGTCGTGGATGATCGTGCCTACTGCAAAGACCCCTTGTCCAAGACCTACTGCTTTGGATCCATGGGTGCTCAATGTGCAGACCTCACTGCGAAGTATGCAGACAGAGTCGAGACAGCACCCACGGCATCTTACCTCTCCATTGGGAATCCCGTGTGGTTCCGTGATCGGCCTGTGAACTTCACACATGCAGCCCCTCGCGATGTTCCGTCCTGGAAGAAGCTGGTGAATGGACGTGCCCGTACTTGCAAACGTCGTTCAGCAAACAAGTTTACAAAGCGCAATCTCTAAGTAGAGAAATGCCCCTGCGCGTCAATATCATCGGCAATACGAACTCCCTAGGCCTCGCACAGGATATTCATATCCTGCACGGCATGGTCTTCCATACGCTGGGGAACGGCACGGTCATCCGCCACGTTCCTCATTTTCATCCCCAGTGCGAGGAGGCAGAGGTTAACTTCTTTGTCGAGTCCATCAACCCAGCCTTGTTTCAGTTTGCCAAGAAGAATGTGTGGATCCCTCACCCGGAGTGGACGCAGAAGGTGTGGAAGCCGTATGGCAAGATGGTCGACGAGATCTGGGTCAAGACGCGGGAGGCGGAGAAGCTCTTTGCAGAGTGGGGCAACGTGCGCTACATTGGCTGGACGTCCATTGACAAGACGGTGCCCGAGAAGAAGGACTACAACCGGGCACTGATCCCGGTTGGCAAGAATGTGTGGCGCCACCCGAAGCCAATCGTACAGGCGTACATGCGTGTGCAGCAGACGAACCCAGAGCTGTATGCTCGTCTCCCGGTTGTGGATCTGGTCTATTACGACATGCAGGTCCCCAAGATCCCCGATTCAGTTGCTGACAAGTTCGTGGTTCACTCGGAGCGCGTGTCGGAGACGGTGTATGACAAGCTCATGGCGGACTGTGGGCTCCTGATCTGCACCTCGGCGGCCGAGGGATTCTGTCATGCTGTCAATGAAGCCATGTCGGCAGAGTGTATCCTGCTTCTCAGTCCAATTGAGCCGTTCCGTGAGCTGACCCATCATGCGCTTTGGGTCTCGGGATCCAAGTCGCTACCGCATCCGGAGTGCATGGGAACTCTGGAGGACGTGGATGTCGGTTCGATCGTGGAGTCTCTGCAGATGTATGTGGACATGAATCACCACCAGCGTAGAAACGAGAGTCGCTCCAACCGGTCGCGCTACGAGTCTCGGCACCAGAACTTCATCAATGGGATTGGCGATGAGCTCAAGCGACTCACGGCTGATGTCGGCACGTATTCGATCGAGGCTGCCCTTCCAAAGGAGGAGGATCTGCCGCATATCTCGGTCATTACCATCACCCGTGATCGACGTGCCTTCATTCCGCTGGTCAAGTATGGACTGATTGCGCAGACGTATCCTGCCGAAAAAATTGAATGGATCATTGTGGACGATGGCAAGGATCAGATCAAGGATCTGGTGTCGGACATGAAGAACGTGATCTACGTGCTGGTCGACGAACCGATGACGATCGGTGCCAAGCGGAACCTCGCAGTGTCCTATGCATCCAACAAGATCATTGTCACCATGGACGACGACGACGTGTATCCTAGCAACAGCCTATTGAGCCGCGTTGCGCACATGCTTGCAGAGCCGAAGAAGGAGTGCCTCTTCTCGACGGTCATTCCGTGCTACGACATTCATGAAAAGAAGTCGTTCATGAATGTACCGCCCATGAAGCTTCCGATGTGTGAGCGGGTCTCAGAGGCAACTCTCTGTTTCACCTGGGATTTCTGGGAGGCGGGACGTTTCCCTGACCAGCAGATTGCCGAAGGCGGTGGGTTTATTCGTGGTCGTGAGCATCAGTGTCGGGAGATGTCCCCGCAGGATATCATTGTCAGTCTGGTCCACAAGAAGAACACCTCCTCACGCAAGGTGCCTCCAATGGCTGAGCCGAACGGATGTCATTATGGATTCTCGACGGAGTTGTTCACGTTGGTGTCGGAGATTGGGGAGTCGATTTAAGCGAAGAGTCCCGCGTGGCGGCGGCGAGTGCGGCGGCTACGGCGGCTACGGCGACGACGGCGACGACCACCCGTCTCCTCGGCAGGGGCAGCGGCCTCGGGAGTCTCGGCGGCCTCCACGGCCTCCTCCACCTCACCGCCCTTCATCTTGCGGAGAGCACGGAGCATCTTGCGGGTCTTCTTGCTCATGCGGCGACGGCGACCACCAACAGAGGCCGGGGACAGCATAACGGCACCTCCCTTGAGGGGCGTGGCAGTGGCGGCAGATCCAGAAGGTGCAACAACAGCGGCAGACATTTGTTTGTTCTTAACACCCACACAATTTCTCACGGCGCACGGCTCCTTCTTTAGGCCGAGCAAGTAACGCAGGAGGGAGGTTCCACAGTGAACTGCTGTGCCTTAGCGGCTGCCTTGGTACGCAGGTAATAACACCCAGTCTTCAGTCCTGTCTTCCATGCATAAAAGTGCATCGACGACACCTTGGACGGAGTTGGCTCAGACAGAAACAGGTTCAAACTCTGCGACTGGCAGATGAAGGGCGCCCGATCCCGAGCCATGTTGATCAACGTCTTCATCGGAATCTCCCACACCGTCTTATACAACTCCCGCATCTCCGCGGGGAGCTCCAGCATGGACTGAATGGATCCGTTGTTTGCAATGATGGACGTGCGTACCTCTGACGTCCACAACCCACGAGACACCAGATCCTCCACGAGATACTTGTTCACCACCATGAACTCCCCCGACAGCACACGACGGGAATACAGGTTGGACGTGAACGGCTCAAAGCACTCGTTGTTGCCGAGGATCTGCGACGTGGACGCAGTCGGCATCGGGGCAATCAGCAGCGAGTTGCGCATACCACCCGCGCACAGCTTTGCGAGACCATCCCAGTTGAGATAGGTGGACTTTGGCGTCTCTCCCCACAGATGGTACTGCATCTTGCCCTGACTCATTGGCGATCCCGCAAACGACGCATACGTCTTCTCTGAGTTAACTGCAATCCCGTGCCAGTCGCCCGACGATGCCCCAAGCATACTCGCAGTTGCAGCTGCAAAGTAGATGTTCTCAAAGATCTCCCGGTTCAGCTGCGCAGCACCCTCGGACGTCCAGGGCAGTCGGAGCATCGCAAAGACATCTGCGAGTCCCTGAATTCCGACTCCGATGGGGCGATGGCGGAGGTTGGACCGAGCGCACTTGTCTGTGGGGTAGTAGGTCTTGTCAATGACAATATCCAGGTTCCGAGTGAGGATGGAAGTGTAGCTGCGAAGCTTCTCAAAGTTGAAGACCCCATTCTCGACGAACTTGGGGAGAGCCAGAGACCCGAGGTTGCAGACCGCCGTCTCGTCTGGGGATGTATACTCGATGATTTCGGTGCAGAGATTGGAGGACTTGATGGTTCCGAGGTTCTGCTGATTGGACTTGGCATTACACGCGTCCTTGTACAGCAAGTAGGGGCCCCCAGTCTGAATCTGGGCATCTACTATCATCTGCCAAAGTTTCTTCGCAGACACCTCCTTCACATACTTGTGATCGCGCTCATAGGTATTGTACAGCCGATTGAACTCGTCGCCGTGGCAATCCGACAGACCCGGGCACTCGTCGGGCGTCATCAGACACCACACCCCATCCCGCTCAACCCTTTCCATGAACAAGTCGGGAATCCAAAGACCATAAAACAGATCGCGAGCACGCTCATCGTCGTTACCCGTATTGAGCTTGAGACGGAGGAATTCTTCAATATCTGCATGCCAAGGCTCCAAGTAGATAGCAAAAGACCCATTGCGCTTACCACCCTGATTGACATACTTTGCCGTATCGTTAAACACCTTCAGCATCGGCGTCAGACCCGTGGACTTGCCATTCGTACCCTTGATCTTCGCATCACGAGCCCGGATGTTGTGAACGGACAGACCGATACCACCCGCCCACTTGGAGATCTGCGCACACTCCCCCAGCGTATCGTAGATACCCTTGATCGAATCATCCTCCATATGGACCAGAAAGCACGAGCTCAGCTGGGCGTGGGGCGTACCCGAGTTGAACAGGGTCGGCGTGGCATGAATGAAGTATCCCAGCGACAGGGCGTCATAGGTTTCCTTGACCTTGGGGCGATTATCCCCATGTAGCTGAAGTGCCACGCGCATCCACATGTGCTGGGGACGCTCCCACACACGACCATCGCGGCGACGAAGCAGGTAGCCCTTCTCCAGCGTCTTGTAGCCAAAGTAGTCGAACATGAAGTCGCGCGTGTAGTCAATCATCGACTCCAGCCCAAGATCCTGCGCAGCGCAATAGTGAGACTCCGAGACAACACCCTCGTCAAAGAGAACCTGTGCAACGTCCACCAGGCGACTCGGCGTGTTCTTCTGGTGATTGTCAATGACAAGTCGAGCAGCCAACTTGCCATAGTTGGGATGGTACCGTGCCTGCATCATGGCGCACGTCTCTCCCGCAAACTCGTCCAGCTCCGAGGTCTTGATCCCGTCCTGAATTTGGTTGCAGACCTTCTGTGCGACCAAATCAGGGTTGACATGAGGCAGCCCCTCTGCAAGACGCTGAATGCGAGTGAGGACCTCATTGAAGGAAACAGGAACACGGTCGCCGTTGCGCTTTGTGACGTACATATGATCAGACATCTTCACTACTCTATCCACCATCCTTACCTCTAAGCGGGATCTTTTTGGGGACGAGCCGACAAAAAGATACCGTATGAGGGAATTGAACCCTCGACCACGGGCTTAAAAGGCCCATGCTCTACCGTCTGAGCTAATACGGTGTGCGACACGTGGGGATTGAACCCACGACCACGGCCTCATAAGGACCATGCTCTACCACTGAGCTAGTATCGCGAAAAATACGCCATGTGGGGATTGAACCCACGACCTTGGGGTTAGAAGCCCCACGCTCTATCCACTGAGCTAATAGCGCAAAAGAAAATGGTTACCGGTACCGGGAGTCGAACCCGAGCCAAGGCTGTGAAAGAGCCCTATCCTAACCGCTAGACCATACCGGTGAGTGTGGTGCTACTCGGGATCGAACCGAGGTTCAGAGGTTCAAAGCCTCTTGTCCTGACCACTAGACTATAGCACCCTGTCTATGTTGTGGATTGTGTGTGTAAGTGTGTGGGACTTCAGAAGCGACTGCCAATGTCGAACAGAGCCCCGTTGTGCTCCGCGACAGGCCCCGTCTGCGTGTAGGTGGCACGTCCGTAGTGCTCCACGTCCTCCCAGTTGTCAAGGTCCGCATCCTCGTCCAGCTGCTCGTCGGTCTTGAGCTTCTTGACCCGGATCTTGCGCTTGACTGTGGTCCAGCCCCCGTTGTCTCCGAACATCAGCGGGTAGCTGGTGAGCGGGATCGTGTCGCCGCTCTTGAGCTGGACGTGGTACGCCGGGAACCGGCGGCACTCCAGGAGCGCCTCAGCGTACTCCTTCTGCTCCTTCTTGGTGCTGACGATCTTGCTGGCGAACTCGAGGCAGGACTCCATGGTGGCGTTGCGAGAAGAGGACATTTTGACTTGCTACTACCTTCTATCCGCTACTTTTGCGTAGATCCATTTTGGACGAAACTGCATAATCGGTACAGGGGTCCCGGCACGGATTGTTTGCCAAGACGCCTCAACAGCTCGTGGCAGAACTGAGTAATTTCCTCAAGACTCATCTATCTTTGTTAGTAGTTTTGTCTCAATATGGCACGACTCTAGTTCCTTCACGAACAAACTCATGGAGTAGGGCATTGCGATCTTGTTGGGGCTCGTGTCCAGGCGCCCCGTGGCATGGTCAATCTGAATCTCGGCACCATCCGACCGATCCATGAAACTCTCGTGCAGGAACTTGGACATGCCGTGAGCAATCATGCCATCACGCTCCATCTCACCAATCGCAAGACCGCCACCCTGCGCACGTCCATGGAGAGGTTGGTGAGTCAGCATGGTCTTGGGTCCAGTGGATCGGTAGTTGATCTTGTCCTCCACCATGTGCTTGAGACGCTGGTAGTAGATGGGTCCCATGAAGATATCTGCCTGCATCATCTCACCTGTCTCGCCATTGTAGAGCGTCTCGTGTCCGTGCGGCTCAAATCCCCGCAGGATCATTTCCGTCCGTAGATCGCCCACTCGGTTGGACGTGGTGAAAGGCGTCGCATCAATGAAGGTACCAATCTGCAGTCCGAGCTTGTTGCTCATGGCTTCCAGCAGCTGCCCGATGGTCATACGCGTTGGCATACCGTGGGGATTGAAGAGAATGTCCGGGCGCACACCCTTTGCAGTGAAGGGCATGTTCTCCTCGTCCATCAGCTGCCCCACCGTGCCCTTCTGCGAATGACGCGACGCCATCTTGTCGCCCGGTTTCGGAGATCGCTCCTCTGTGATACGGATCTTGACACCATTCGTGCCATCCGGCATGGAATAGCGGTAGATGCCGTCCACACGCCCATGCTGCCCACGCTTAGGGAGCTCAGACACATCCCGCCAGCCCGTCTCCACTCCATCCTCATTCGTAATCGGCGACACCATGCCCACCAGCACCGTCTTTTCATCCACGATAGAGTTCGGCTTGATAATGCCATCCGCATCCAGCATCTCGTAGGATGCATCCTCCTTGCGCTTGACCGTCTCAGTATACTTGGGGTTCGTGACCGGGTTTGCAAAGAGGGTACGAACCGGTGGCTTGACAGACGGATCCAGCAGAGTCTCCTGCACGTTGTAGGAGTGGAAGTAGTGCGTACGGAACATGCCCCGCTTGAGAGCGGCCTTGTTGAGAATCACCGAGTCCTCCTGGTTGTGCCCACCGTAGACCGTAAAGGCAACAATGGCATTCTCGCCATACGGCATGCAGCCACCGGCGCCCATGATCTCCCGATACATCCACGTATGCGACAGCGGCTTCTGCGGGTTGACCGTGATGGACGCAATGGTGTCGAAGCGCTTGTTGTAGTTCGTGTGGTACCACGCACACGCCTGTTTCTGCTGCGCAGTTGCAAAGTTGTTGCGGGTTCCCGGATTGTGATCCAGAAAGGGGACCAGGTTGGACATGGGGGAGATACAGAAGGACATGTGGATCTCCGACTGCAGATGAGGGTGAAACGGCTCCAGCGAGAACCGGGAAACACCTGACTCGGTTGCATCCACGTAATCAAACAGCGTCATCAGATCCTCCCACGTCTTTGCAGCCATGAGCTTCTCGTGCGTGACACCCTCACGATACACGGGACGAATCGGGCGACCCGCATCGCAGGTTATGGTATACACGTTCTCCAACCGATTCCACGCCAGACTGACATCGAACCGGAGTTCGCCCCGACGACGCAGCGCCACCAGCTTCGTGTGCAGCTCTTCCGTGTCGCCAATGCACAGGCCCATCAGATCCGAGTTCACATACACGCGAGTCCACGACGGCACCCACGTAGACGGGTGAATGTCCTCAATCGGTCTCACGAGCTTGGTTGCCTCCAGCGCCTTGCGAACCATCGACGATGGGGACGCAGTGGACACCCGAGCCAGGATAGTCAGTGCCTTCAGGTGCCCAACTCCTGACCCGTCCGGTGAATCAATCGGGCACATCAAACCAAACTGCGATGCATACAGACGGCGGGGCGGGGCGGTGTTCATGGAGGGGTCAATCTGCAAAGAGGTGCGGCGAAGCTGAGACAGATAGCTAATGTAGGACAGACGGCTCAGCTCCTGCGCAACTCCATCCCGCCCACCCCACTGCCCCTTGAAGGACTTGATGAATCCGTTCATGATCTGATACTTCTTCCAATATGCCCCGATCGTCTCCCGCTGCACAAGCTTTGTTAGCTCACGTCCCTCGTAGGTCTTGCGCTCATACTGAATACGAGAGTCCAGCTTCAGAAGCATATCCTGTGCCGTCTGGCGGTAGATTCGACGGAACTCCTGGAACATCAGATCGCCGGAGGTATTGAAGCGCTTATACTCAATGTTATCACGATCCGACGGCGGCTTCCGCTCCAGCGATACATCAATCGCCATCTTCACCATTTGTGCAAGAAGGTAGGCCTTGCGACGCAGCACAGTGCCCGGGTTCTCCGACTTTTCAATATGAGGAAACATCAACTCGTAGATGTTCTGCACCACCTCAGACCGATACTTGCGCTTGGTCATGCGCTCCAGCACCAGAAGGTCAGATCCGGCGTCCTTGAGGAACTGGATGTGGCTGAGGATGATCTGACGAATCGTCGAATCATACGCCGACCGATCCGCATCGGGCACACCTGCAAGAATCATGTCATACAGATCGTGATCTGTTGTGACGCCCAGCGCCGCAAAGACGCTCATGACCGGCACGGGATCCTGGAAGCCGGGCAGGGTGATCACCAACGACCGCTGGTTCAGCTGCTTCTCGGGGTCCTGCTTCTTGGGATCTGGGACAACATCCGACGGCGGACCAAACACAAGGTAGTGCGAATACGGGCCCTTGGAAGCATCCTCGGAGATGGACTTGATGCCCACGTAGACCTCTGTGTCGCCACCAAACATCTGGGTCTGCACGAACTTGTTCGCAGCGCCCTCACCCTCCGTCTTCTCGTCAATATTCTCCGAGGACACAGCCGTCCGCTTACGAGTGCCCGAGTACATCATGTTGTTGCCCAGCAGCTCCTGGCTCAGAAGCACTCGCTCCTTGCCGTCAATGATAAAGTAGCCACCGAGTTCGTACAGACACTCGCCCATGGAATACCCATCCATTGCCGTCAGGTAGCAAGGCCGGCTTCGCAACATCAGCGGGATCTCTCCAATGACGATATTCTCAAACGTCTCTGTCACCGCCGGACCCTCTGCGAAGGCATACTCAATTGCAATATCGGCCCGGAAGGTTAGCGCATAGCTCTTGTTGTCCAGACGACACGCATGAGGAACCACCGGCGCCCCGTGCTCATCCACGGGAGCCTCAAACGAGATCTTGGTCCCCTCCTTGCCACCAATGTAGACACGAATGAACCGCTTGTCCTTCAGCTCCAGCTGGTAGGGATTGGAGACCTTGATGAACGTAGGAATACTCGTATCCAACATTGCATTGAAGGACGCAAGGTGATGCTCCACTAACGGAAAACTCGTGTCTCGGAACAGTGTCCTGAGCACGTGTCTAGGACCTTCCATTGTGTTTGAGAGCAGTAAGCATTTTCTCTGGAAAGACGAAGAGGGAGTATGTGGAGCGAAACTCGGCGTCCTGAGTTGTTGACGCAGGTGCTGGGACATACGGAGGTAAAGGAGCGTCTATCCATCTACTTGAACAAGAAGCCCTTTCGGGACGTGCTCCTTCTTCACGGTCCTCCGGGTATCGGCAAGACCACCATGGCTCTGGCAGCAGCCCGTTCTGCAGGAATGGAGCCGCTTGAAATTAATGCAAGTCAGTCCATGCGAAGCCACGAGGATGTGGCGCAACTGATCAATTCGTGTCGTCATACACGTACATTAACATCCCTCATTCGAGGAGATGATAAAGCCATGTGCTTGATTCTGGATGAAGTGGATGGGTCAGATCCACATGCGCAAAAGAGGCTATCTGAGTGGATGACCGGCGGTGATCGTCATGTGCCCGTGATCATGACCTGCAACGAAGTCCCCCGGATCATGAAGTCGGTAGAACGAATTGCACTGGTGAGGTGCTTTCCCCCGAAGCCATCAGATCTTCAAGAGTTATTTCCAGGAGAGGACGTTGCAGAACTGGCCAAACGATTCAAGCATGATGTTCGTCGGATTCTGCAGTTTCTACAGTATGGTTCGTCGGATTCGCTCCCACAAGCCACGCGGCCAACCGACTGCTCATCGGAGGTCGCTCAGATTCTACATCAGAAGATGTGGGTGCAGGAGGACGCGTTTCGCGGATGTCGTGGCGGCACATCGGGCAGCTCACACTCTGCGTGAACCACTCGGCGATACAGGACGTATGGAACCGGTGGCCACAATGCGTCAGGCGAGTGTGCGTGGGGCTCAGTGAATCCTGGCAGATGGAGCAGTTCGTAGGCGCAGCATCCTCTACCGTGACCACTGCAGACCCAGCGGCAATCTGCGCGGGTGTCGGGTGGACCACAACCGGCTCGTCCCATCCCACCGGGAAGGTCAGGGGAATCGTGGCCGTGTACTGCACCGTCCGGGATCCCCGGACCGCATGTAGACGAATGAGACTCATGGCCATCGCCGTGTTCCGCTGGTGGGTTGCCAGCAGCCGCTCACGATCCGAATCCAAAAAGCGAAGTGTCTGGTAGAAGGCACGATCCGTCTCCTGCATGCTGTGGAGAACATCGAGAGTAGTGAGCTGATTGTCGTCCTCCATTGGTCTCCTTTACGGGCTCTGCGCGAAAGCCCCTACTTGCGGACAAACGCATCCATCGGACCCCTAACCGCCGCCTTGACCATCTTATTCAGAAGCGGCGACCCCAGGAACATCATATTGTCCAGCTGGTCCGCCTTCTTGTCTAACACTGCAAGAGTGGCCTCCTCCTCGTCCTTCAGCTTCTCCATGAACCGATCGTACATTGCCTTGTACGACTCCTTGGTTGGCGACCTGTATCCCTCCAGCTGCTCAATGCACAGAGCAAACAGCTGCGCCACTGGGTTCTGGATCTGGTTCGTGATGTAGAAGTTAACATCTGGCTTGAGCTTGTTCGCTCGCACAAAGTCCACGTGCTCAATCCGGTCGCCCTGCTTGACCTTGTTCTTGTTCTCGGCCACGTAGACGAACTGCACACGATCACCCACCTTGGGTGCCGTGCCCGGATCCCGTGCCTCCATTCGGTTCGCTAAGACCCGATGCGCAGGGAGTGTCGCTGTTCCCTCATAGTCCTTCTTCATGGCCGCATAGTCATCTCGCAACGACTTGCTGAGAATGAATTTCTCCAGCGGCACCTTATTCTCCAGAATCTTGACCAGCATGTCCTTCACGAAGTCCTGGGACTTCCGGATGTCTCGCTCTTGCAAGAGCACATCCAGAGCTCCTCCAAAGACGTCCTTGACAATCGGCGCATTGTCCCGCCTCTTCAGGACGACACCCATGGTCATGCGCTTGGCCTTGGCGGGATTAGGATCCTCCTCGTACTTCATGCCAACGTATCGCTTGCGACAGAAGAGGATGAATGGATAGAATGTCTTCTCATAGGCGATCTTGTAGGGTCTTCGCATTTGCTTGGAGATGGAGGCGCCACAAGCGATGCCCATGCGGATAGACTCGGCGACGTCTTTGGTAGGGAACTTGACGAAGATGGAGTCGGTGTCCCCGTAGACAACATCACCTCCGAACTCGCTTTCGGCGACGCGTCGGGCGAACTGGAGAGCTCGGCGCCCAGCAGCCGTTGTACAAGCTGCGACGTAGACGTTTCGGATGGGAGAGGTTCGGGCTCCTGCCTGTCCGTAAACAGAGTTTGCAACGACCTTGTAAGCAAGCTGTAGACCGTTAAACACAGATCTCTGAGCCTCGTCATACTGTTGATCCTCCATCTTCTGTTTGAACTCCTTGCGCTTCTTGAGCAGGATCTCCAGCGTCTTGGGCAACACACCCTGTGTCATAGGATTGTCATTGGCCTGGACGAAGGTGCACACCGTCTTGCCCACCGTCTCAGCACCCTCCTTGTTGTCATACTCAATGTCCTCAAACACGTACCCCTTTGCCTCTAGCTCCTCAATCTGCTCCTTCTTCATACCGCTCCGCTCCGTCGTGAATCCCTCGGCGTCCATGATCTTCGTGGCCACCCACGTGTCCGGAGACAGATTGTAGGCAATCATGTTCGTCGGGTACAGCGAGTTGAAATCAAGAACAGACACGGGCTGGTCCAGATACATGCCGATCTTGGGCGGCAGCACGATGGCGCCCTCGTAGGCCACGCCCTCTCCCTCAATGACACCCATGGTCCGAATGATCTGATCACGCTGGGAGGCGTAATACACCACTGCAGAGAAGATCTTGATGCCCTGACCACGAGTCAGCACGAACTGCATCGGAACCTTGCACACATCTGCCATTCCACGGGCATTGACAATCGTGTCCAACTTGCCCATCAGAGTCGCCACCAGATCGCAGTCCTGAATACAGTACCGAGCCACACGAGCCCGTCCCTCGGGTCCGCCGTGCCTGTGGAGCTCAAACATCTCCATCGGCGAGACGTCGTCCTTGGAGAAGGACCACTCCATGTGCTTCATCTGCTCAGGCGTGAACTCCGTGAAGAGCTCACGATCACACTTGATGCGGAAGCCGTTGGAGGACACATCGCACACCTCAAACTTCTCGCTGTCATAGACTGGATCGTTGGTGTTGCCCACCAGCTCAAAGCGCACGTAGTTTCCACGGCGGAGACCCCGTGTGCTCTTGGTCGTGATGTAGGAATCTGTATACTTCAGCACCTTGTCTCGCAGGAACGTGAAGGCAACATTGTCCAGCTTGAAGTTGTCCAGATTGTGCTCACGGCGCATGTTCAGCAAGAGATCAATGCCTAGCCGACCCCGCAGAGTCAGGAAGCGGAGGTCAAACTTGCCCGCAGCCAGCTCCGTCTTGAGCGTAGCGAACTTGGTCTCGCCCCACTCGCTCGTCTTCTTGCGAGACACCTCAAAGTCCGCCTCAATACCCAGTGCCTTCACACGTCCCTCAATGTAGGCGTCATCAAAACCAAAGATGTTGTAGCCGCAGAGGATATCGGGATTACGAGTGCGGATCTCCTCAGCGAACTGAAGGAGCATGTCCGCTTCCGTGTCGCACGACACGAACTCAACCGTCGGATCCCCCGAGTCGGCAACTTCGCCTAGCACAAAGACCACTCGTGCTGTGGGCTCAATCATGTCCGTAGACCGGCGATACGAGACGCCGATCTGAATGATCGGGTCCTTGGAGGCAACTGGAAACTGATTGGAGTCGCCCGCAGGACACATCTCCAAATCATAAGATGCCACGAGGAGGGGAATGTTTGCTTCACAGGCCTCCACGTTCTTGTAGTTGCATACGTAGAACTCATCCACGTAATACGTCGGCTCCCCGTCATCCGTCTCGGGGATGTCCATCTGCTCTGCCTTCGTGAACTTCAGCGGCGATGCAGGTCCCAGATGCCCCTCGTGGAAGAAGCGCAGAAACGGGGGCAGGTTGCTCTCATACTGCACTCCCTTGATGGCCGACCGTGCAGCCTTGAAGGTTGCCAGATTGTCAAACTCTACCTTCCACACATTGGCGTGTTTGAGGTCATTGAAGCCATCCATCGTATCATACTTCTTGATCTGCTTGACGACTGGGTGCGGGTTCTCTAGGATGTTCTTGCTCATCTTGAAGGCGTAGTCCTCTTTGCCCTTGTTGGGTCCGAACTTGGACACCCACTTCTTATTCGCAGCCTCGTAGACTGCAAAGACATCGGGCTTCTCGGACGTGAAGAAGTATGGCTTGAACCCACTGATGCGGACGCACACCACCTTCTTGTCGGGACGGCGACCGAAGACATCAATGGCGTAGGCTCCGTAGATATCGTGCTCATGCCAGTCAACAGGTTGGAGGATCATTTCAGGCTACTGTTCTTTACGTTGGACTATGTCTATTCGTTTTTTCCTGTGGACAAGGTAAGAGATGTTCGGCACAAACAGCGTAGACTGGTTCAACGCACCGACTCGTATCCGCTCGGACGAGTATGATCAGGCCGCCAAGTCGGTGGGCAACACGAGCACCCTCACTCGCCAGACCACGGGCATGGAGTCGGCCTGTTCAGACACCCTGAACCCCGCGGCGGCGATGGCGGATCAGCCTGGCTTCATTGCGCGTGGCGGCTTCGGGCAGCCCGGTGGGGGATGTGCAGTGGATGCCAATACGGACCTGCGGTGGGGCATCCCGGGCGCCTGGAGACAGAAGGGTAAGCACGAGCTGTGGTCTCGCCCCTTTGCTACGACTCCTGATATGGGTGGTGGCAACCCGACGGCTGTGGACGATGAGACAAAGCTTATCCATGCTGCATCGATCCGCAACCGCAAGGAGGCCAGTAGTGTTATGGACTCGGCGATCCCCAACTTCTACCAGCCCCTGATTGATATCAAGCAATCGGAGTATTCCAATCCCAACAACTGGATCTATGACTGGACGCGGGGCGGGGATGCGACACGTCTGGTTCAGACAAAACGTGTAGATGTATCTTAACAATGAGACTTGTCTTCTTTGCCGGACGGATGCCCGACTTGTGCGGCGCATTCCTCCACGATATCGACCTCGCAATTGAATTGGAGAAGAGGGGGCATGAAGTAGTGTTCATGTCCCTTGAAGTACCAAAGGTAGGCGTCAATGGCGGAATCTACCGAGGGTTCAAGTACATGTACTTCTCAGCTGGAGGCACGTACTTGGATGCAAGTGAGGGATGGATTTGCCCTCACGCCCCCGCACTGCCGGATGTGCGCAAACTGAATGCCCGTGGCTACAACCGCCCCATCTTGGCCACCTGCCACTACGACGGCAATTACCCTGCTGTCATCAAGAACAACCCGGGTCGCCGTATCCAGTGGGTGGAGATGTTCATGTTCATCAACTCCATCATGGAGCCGAACTACCGAAAGAACGTCGATCCGTGGCCGCCCAACATCGTGCGCACGGCCGTGGTTCGCCCCCTGATGCATGAGGACAAGATCAAGATCGACGAGGAGTTTGAGGGCGATTGTATCACCCTTGTGAATGCGAATCGGAACAAGGGTGTAGCTCAGTTCATTGACATGGCTCGTCGGATGCCAGATCGCAAGTTCCTAGGCGTGATCCCGTATTATGGCGAACTCAGTCTGCCTCCCGCACCGGATAATATTGAGTGGGTTCCTTTCAACGATGATATTCGCACCATTCTCAAACGAACTCGGATTCTTGTGATGCCAAGCTACTATGAGAGTTTTGGGCGCATTGCAGTGGAGGCAATGTACAACGGCATTCCCGTGATCTACTCTAAACCTGCCACCAAACCCAAGTATCCAGGTGGAAGCACCGAGGGAGTGGAGGCGTGGATTGCACCGGCGGGTATTCCCTGTGAACGAGAGAAGATAGAGGAGTGGATATCTGCAGTGGTTGCTCTGGACGACGAAGCGACATACGCTGCTCGATCGGATGTCGTGAAGACGCATATCAAGAACATGAACCTGTTTACTGAGGGGGCGCGGATTGCGGACCTGGTAGAGCAGTTTGTGCGAGACTATCCGGTGAAGATTCAGACCCCTCAGCAACGTCTGGAATCGTCGCAGCCGCAACCTCAACAGATAGCTCCGAAGATTGCGCAGCCGGCTGGGCGGGTAGGGTTTTCGAATGGGCGACTGAGAGTACAGCGTTAACCCTGTCCTGCAACCAACGACCACGTGCGCACAACGCCGTCTGCTCTGCGTCCAGTCCCGTGTTCACGTGGGGCTTGGCGGGAATGTACTTGGCGCCAGACACAGTGGGAGGCTCGGGGAGAAGCGCGGCAACTGCGTCAATGACGTTCCCGTGCAGACTGAGGGCAGAGGCAGCCGTCTCCAAGGAACACTCTGCCATCCGACTGACCATCTCGATGTCATCACTCATCTTTTTCTTGATTACTTGTAATACCTGAAGATGCGTTTTATCGAAGACCTGTGTCCACCTGCTCTGCTGTATGCGATCTTCCTGGCTGTCCAGCTTGGATTTGATGCGTCCCTGGGAATGTGGGCGACCTTTGTGATCAAGCTGGTGCTTGGTCTTGCAACGGTGATTGTGCTGGACATGTTCTGCGGCATTGGACTTGGAGGCGTGTCGTGGTTCTTGGTGGCTGCTCCGTTCATCATCACGTCGCTGGCAACTGCGATTGCAATGGGGACGGATTTCGACACGATTGTGGTCGGTCAAGTTTCGAAGGAGAACTTTTTGGCCGACGCCAAAATGGAACTCGTCCCGGCAGCGTCCAATGAGGTCAAGTAAGCAACCATGTCGCCCGCCTTCTTCTGTGCCTCTCGCATCTACTATGCCATCTACAACTTCATCAACTGGGCATTTGGCCCGTATCCGCCGGAGAACAAGATCAGCTACTACATCCTCTCGGATGAGTATGACCACGACGAGGTGGAGTCTCTGGAGAAGGTTCCAGAGGACAGCGTCGTCATTGAGGAATGGGAGAAGAACCGGGTCAAGAAGTGCAACCTGTTCTACGAGGGCGAGGACATTGTGAAGGGCGTCTTTGATCCCTTCCTGGACGAGCCCGAGGTTCCCTGGATTTGGATCGGCGACAAGAAGACCGAGGTGGATCTGACGTCCGCCATGCAGAAGTATATGGTCGTTGGCAATACAATCCACCTGGACCTGCTCCTTCAGCTGATTCAGGTCAACAAGGATACTGAGCTCGTGTATGTGGACGCTCGGACGTTGGACGAGGTAAAGTTTCCGGCGTCCGGAGTAAAGATCCTCGCTAAGAATGGATCTACCCAGTAAGCCATTTGAACTCGCAGAACGATACATTCAGCTACGAACGAAGTGTGCCCCCGAGTCGTGGGCGGACACAGCTCATCTTGTGAGCGACATGATCATCATGCCGCTCATACTACTCTTTTTAGCATTTGTGAAGGGTCTAGATCCAATGATGACCGCCATGAATGGCGTGAAGGCATACCAGGCATGGAGGGAGTACATTGAGTATACGCATCTTCGCTTTGAGATGCAGCGCATGATGCTACACTGCCAGGCAGTTGGAGGACCCTTCATTGTGACGAATGATCCCAAGTATATGCCCTATGTATTTGCCGATGCTGTTCAGCGATGGATAGCAAAGGCGCCGCCCGGGGGAAGATTGGACGGGTAGGCTGATTGATTCGCCAGGCCACGAGCGCCATCGCCTGTGAATCCGTATCCGACACTCGCCACTGAGCCACCGCCACGCATACGGCGAGTGCGGCGAGAACGACGGCTCTTGCCCTTACGGGACCGACGGCGACGACCGCCCGACGGCTTGTATGCAGCACCGTCCGGAACAGACGTCATGTTCGGGACATACTCCAGGGCACCCACCGAGATGGGCTGCCCCACACCATATCCATTGCCACCACGCATCTTACGGGTGCGACGACGGCCGCCTGACATTTTGGCACAGCTCATTTACTCTTCCTTGGGAAGATAAACGCCGATCGTGCCAGGGTTTCCGTCGTATTGCTCGTACCCCCGAATGTGGGTGCCAACGGGTGCATCGGCAACAGGGATCAAGGCAACCAGATCCGGAAAGTGAAACAACTCAAGCAACTCTGCTATCCGTTCCTGACGCTGGGCAAATGTCAAGCTGTCATGAATGCGAGTCCCGTTCAGGACCAGGACATCATATACGAGATAACATGCGGGCGCCAGTCGAACGACTCGAAGAATGGTATCACAGCAAACCCGCTCATCCATGACCAGAGCCAATGGTGTCGGGCGTTCTCCCTTTGCATCAGTGAAGTATGCGTGGGCATTACCGTTTGTATCGTGTGTCAAGTAAATCCATCCAGGGTTGCCACTATACTGAGGCACCTGACATGGGTCCGAGATTGGGGATCCCTTCCTTGCCAGAGGAGACAGCCGATAAGAGGCTTTCATACGTTGGTACATTTGTAGGGATGTTTGCTACTTGCTTCTCTTGCGGTGCCTCGCTGAAAGTGGGCTGGGACGTACGCGCCGGACCGGGATCCCGAGTATCCACGGGAGGAGGGAGCTTGGTTGTCACAAGAGGAATCTCAGGCGGAGCCGGAGCCACGGGAGCCACCGGCGGCTCTGCAAACCTGACCACGGGAGCAGCAACCGGCTCAGGGGCACGGACAGGAGCAGGAGGATACATGGTCTTGACCACATAGAAAACGGCTACGTGAATGAGTGCCAGCATCACAAGCGTAGATGCGCCCACGGAGAGGATGTTCCAGACGTCCATTTACATACTGGAGACCTTTTCTAACCATAGAACAAACCGCAATGTCCGATACCACGCAACAAGCTACTGTGGAGGAGGTGAAGCCCGTCGTCGTTCAGGAGCCCGAGGTGGTTGCCAAGGTGGAGGCTGCTGCGGCCTCAGTTGTGGCGTCGGCTGTGCCGGATGCGCTCAAGGCGGATGTGGAGAAGATTGTCAAGGACGTCCTGAAGGTCGCTATCAAGGAGCTGCTGGATGACCTCAAGAAGTCGCCGCTGGGTAAGCTGGACAAGGATGGGGATGGTGTGATCTCGGCGACGGAGGTCAAGGAGGCGGTCAAGGAGCAGGCTCAGAAGCTCGGCTGCGCTCCGTCCTGCACGATCTCCTGAAAGAAGAACACTACGCCTCCAACCTCCTCCTTCCATACTCGGGGGGATGCCGAATACAGAGTGAGCAGCACGGGCTCCACGTGATAGACCCTAGAAAACACCTCGGGCTGATGAGGGCGACTGAAAAAAGTGTAGGTGCCATCGGTGTTGACCTGCGTCGCCTCCAATGTCTTCTCGTATTCATTGTATCTACCAAACCCGGTATACAGATACCTGGTTTCGTAGGTTGTGCCCTTTTGCGTAGAATAGGGTGCGGGAACCGTGTCAGAGATCGTGATCTTCATTATTAGAGAGACACGGTGTTTGCGAAAACCAAAGCGGTCAGCTTGGTATCGTCGGTGATGATCTCGTTCATCTCATTTGCGGCCTTCACGAGGGCGTCGTAGATGACCTGCCACTTCTCGGAGTCGTTCATGTACTTGGTCTCCCTCGTGCGCCCACCGGGGAACGACTCAATCAGCTCCGACTCCGTGGCACCCGACAGGTTCATGTAGACACGCAGCTGGATCTCGTCATACATCGGGACGCTGGACCACATGCGAGTCCGTGCCTTGGAGTCCACGATGCGGTTGTGCTCCTTCACATACCCATCCGTGCGTCCCACCAGATCGAAGGGACCATACTCCTTGCGGAACGTCTTTGTGTTCCGCTCCGTGACCACCACCTCCTTGTCCTTCTCGTAGGTGTCCAGGATCGCACCCTCATTGTTGGTGCCCCGCTGCCGCTGCACGGCACCTCGCACCTCGCTCACAAGCAGATCCTGCACGTCCTTGGCTAGATTGGAGTGGCGCAGGTCAATCACCATGCGAGCCTGGTTCTCCACGGTCGCCAACACACCCTGGATATCCGACTTTCCGACACAGGCGCGTACACCGGCGCCTACGACATCGCGGATTGCCGAACTACGCAGGACTTGATCCTTGATCTTGTTCATGGAGATGCGCTTCTCCTGCGTCTCAATCTCCGACATACGCTGCTTGGTTGAGGGATCCTTGTTCAAGAGATCATACATGATCTCGTGAGGCAGCTGGTAGCCATGCAGACCGATGAGACCGGCGACCTTCGAGGCAGAGATTTCGGGGATGTAGGCAGTCATTTTGGCAGAGGGTGAAGTCTGTTCACCTGCGAAAGTTGGATCCATTTTGTCTACGCAAAGCTCTTCTGCATACGAACGATCGCATCAATCCACCCTGGCATCCCTTGCAGAACGTTCGACACAGCGACTGTATTGCCCGTAACCACCGTAGCATCAAACGTCGTGCCTTCACAGACGATGAGGATGGCTGCAATCAGTAGATGTTGCTTTGCCTTTGCGTCGGTAGGGCTCCACCGCAGACAGTACATCTTGTATAGCACATCAATGACGGGACGTGCGTGTGCCTGAGTCTGTTTGCGGATGGCATCCCAGAAGATCCAGACAGGGTGGGCACCGTGGGGTTCGGAAACGAACTCGTCAAAGCGGTTGGCAAAGATGAGGGGCTGCTTGGTCTGCTTCTTGTGCTCTCGGCAGTAGGCAAATACCCAAGCCATCCAGTACAATGCACGAGTTGCGTCCCGTACATCACCTCGCAGGCAGTAGACGAACTCGTTGAGTGGGACAGCGACCGGAAGGGGATCCGCTGGGCGAAGAGTGAGGCGCCCAAACAGCTGCGAAGGGGCCTTGAGATGTTCCTGGATCGTCTGAGGGTCAAAATCATGCAGAGGCTTGATTGTAGGAAGAGACGGCAATTTATTCTTCCGGCACCCCGCGAGAGTAGCGGCCACCTCGCAGATGATCTGCCGCACATCGGGGTTGTTGCGAATAGACGTCATGGTGCTCACAGTAAAGACCTGTTCAATCGGCACGTAGCGCTCATAGGCCGACGCCAAGTAGAGAAAGACGTTGGGGTTTGCCCGGTTGATGTGAAGAGCCGCCGCATCAAAGAGGGTCGCCCACAAGCTGTGAACCAATCCCGAGCACAGGAGTTCCAGCGACCAATAACATGCGTAATCTGCATGACCAAGCTGCACGTTTTGAAGGAGAACCTTCACGACGTGTGAACGTGGGTGTCCACAGAATGTTGTCTTTTGGAAGTCCGCAACGGTGCGAGAGTCCGATACCTCCATTGTGTTGGGATTGTAGTTGATCTAGTCAGGTTGGACGCATTACCTGGCTGCTGGGGCCGCCGGAGCCGCTGGGGCAGCCGCCGCCGGTTTGGGTGCAGCCGGAGCCGGTTTCTCCAATCCGAACAGCTCGTACAGATTGGGTGTCTTGGTGGGTATGATGCCCTTCTTTGCATTTTCCAGACTAGCCTTGGCCCTGTAGAACTCGGTCTCCCGCTGCATCTTCTCGATACTACCCCGTCCTCCGGCAAACCGGCGAACGAGCAGCACGATGCAGAGGATGGTTGCGATCGCAATGAGCCAATTCAGAATGGCATCAAACCACGACGTGGTGATCTGAATAGAGTCTGCCTGGTTCTTCTTGTCAATGGCGATCTGGTTCCGAACCGCCTCCACTTGCCGCTGGAAGGTGTTGACGGAGAAGGCGAGATCATCCTTGACTGAAAGTACCCGATCCTTGAGGCCATTGATCACCTCAATGGTGGATGCCTGCTGCGTCTGCTTCTCCTTGAGAGCATTGTATCTCGCCACCAGGTCATCCACCACTGGCTGTGCCTCTACATTCGCAATTCGAGTCTGCTCCTCACTTGCCCACGTAGGACCCTTCTTCAGAGTGTAGTAGGCAATACGAGCCGTCTCGTAGGCAGCCTCGCCCGCCGGTGTGCCACGAGCATCTTCGGCAGTCTGCAGCGCGGCAAAGGCATTTGCGATCTTGACGTCATTGGACACACTTGCATCCGCAACCGCCATGGCAGCATCAAAGCGATCAATCTCTGCCTTGTACACATCCTTGTTAGGGAGATCCTTGTAGCTTGCCCCTGCAGGCGGACCCGTCGTGACCCCTTCCATCGGTGCACTCGCCATATACATGGGCGTTGACCGGAGCTCTACCTGCACAGTGGGATTCGAAACATAGGCACACGACAAGACGGCTCCTTGGGAGTTCAGGTAGTATCCTTTCGGTGCAGGGCAGGGAAGCACACATGCAGTTCCAGCAGGGGACACTGTAAACTCAGACGGACACGAAAGAGCCCCTCCCATTATCTAGTAGATAGATAGATTCCGGCAGATGCTCCAACACAGAGTGTCAGAAACGCTACATGCGATGCATATGCAGACGGCAAGACCAGGAACTCGACCATCGCCAGCAGGATCGTGAACAAGATCGTCTGAATAACGGCCATGCTCGGCGGCTGCTTCAGAATCGCAGAGCGAGTCTCCTCAATCGGAACCGGTTGCACGTGGCGACCCTTCAAGCTATCTGCGACCTCCTTGATTCGCGTACTCGCATCCGACTCTGCTGCATACCCGGCATACTGCGACTTGATGGTCTCGTAGCTTGGAACCTCAGTTGCCATTGTTTACCGGTTAGGAACAAAACTCTTGAAGGCACCCAGGATCGGCATGATGACGCGAACATCGCGAGACGCCTGCATATTGCGCCATCCCAGCAAGTTGGGGATCGCCGCCTGGTTCTGCGCTGCATACGGCGCAATCGTAGACGCCATCCGGATGAAGCGAGTGTGCTCCGATGCATCACCAACCATCATGCGACGAACGGTAGGATTGACTTGTCCATAGGGAGATGTGGGCATTTTGTTTTAGGAGCGGGAATATAATGAGCGCATCGGGTCCTAACGCTCTCGATACAGCAGGTGTTGCAGGTGAGTACGATGGAGCGGCGCCCGTTCCGCCCACACCGCCTCCTCCGCCACCGGGACCACCTGCGGGTGTTCCTGGGGATCTGTGGACTGCACTGACATCGTACAAGGCAAACTACGCAGCCTACGTCGTGTCCAGACAGGCATCACACAAGACGGCCTACGAACATGCACTGGATATTGCCAACCGGGCGATTGCGAACCTGGAGAGTGCGACCGAAAACAATGACTCGACGATCCAGAGCTTCCTTGCGTCCTATTCCGAAACGAACGGAGACATCATGGATCTGCAGACCAAGTCGAGGGATATTCAGACTAAGGGACCCGCCCTGCAGGATCAGCTGGTTCAGGCGCAGCGGCTTCACACGGCCACGGCTGCCGAGGTTGATGATACGGCGCTCTATGTGAAGTCGGCCATTGTCATTGGACTACTCATCGTTGTCGGCATCGTTGGCATCGCATGACCGCCCTTCCACATCAGCACAATCAGAAAAAGGAGTGCGGCGATGCCCAGGGCAAGAGCATACCAGCGAAAACTGGTATCAAAGTTCACCTGCTGGTTCGAGCGCAGCATCTCAAGGGCAATGTACTGATCTTTCTGTTCGCGCATGATGGATGCATCGGTCTGCATACTGACCAGCTGCTGCAGGAGCTCGTCCTTGTAGCCATTGAGATTCTCCGCCTTGGTCTTGACCTTTGCAACCTCCGCCAACATGGAATGAAGGAGCGCGGCCAGTTCCCCGTTCAGTGTCTGAATCTCGGTCAACTTAGCAGGGTTGTTTTCGGATACGAGGGTATTGTAGGTTGCGAGTTTCGCCTCGTACGAGCGTTGTAGCGACTGCATTATTACTGGGCGACATTTACATCTTCCACGCAGTAGCGGTAATAGAAACTGCGCCCCGCCGTGTCCGAGTGGCGAGTCACCTCCACCACGTCGCCCGGAATGGCACCAATCCACTTGATCATCGTGTCCTGCGAATCAATCCACGGCAGTTGATTCTCCGGCTCCGAGATCTTGAACTTGTCAAAGATCGCTGTGCGCTCACCCTCATCTAGAATACGGTGGGGCATTGCCATACGGTGAGTCGTAATGTCAAATTGCAACTGCCAGATGTGGAACAGAGCCAGACGCTTCTTCGAGTGAGACTTGGCAACCCGCAGCACGTTCTCCGAGGGAGGGCTCATGGCAACCATGACAATCCCGTTCGTGTGGCCGTTTCCTGTTGCGAACTCCAGTAGGTTCGTGATGTCTGTGGAGAGGATCTTGTCCTTCTGGCTGAAGCAGACGAGCACATCCCCGATCGTATACAGCGTCGCCTTCTCCATCTTCTTGCTGTCGGTTGCCACGCGCTCCGTCTCCGTCCCGAGCTTACGGCGGCCGAGCATAATGCGCAGAGTGTCAAGTGCCTTGTCCTCCATTGTGTCTCTTGCTCTCTTACAACCTAGGACATTCGTTTTTTTCGGGAGCTTGAACAATGAAGCAGTGGGTCTGGTTCGTACTTGCCCTCGTCGTTTTGGCCTACGTTGTGAAGCTGCTTGGCTCAGAGGGATTCTATGGAGGATCCGGTGAGTCTCGGTTCACGGATCGCAGTCAGCAGAAGCGCGCCATGGCCTTGGAGGATTCGTCGTACTCGCAGCGCACGAACCACTTCGTGCAGGACAACAGTGTTGGCGAGGCGCTTGGCATGGACACGCCTTGGCAGGTCAACCAGTTTAAGAGCCGCATGTGAGAACAACTAATGGCATCCAAAGCAAAAATCCCCAAGGCTCTTCGCGAACAGGTGTGGCTCGTCAGCGTGGGCCCCCGATTCCAAACCAAGTGCAAGGTCTCGTGGTGTACGAATACCATGAACGTGTTTGACTTCCAATGTGGTCATAACATCCCCGAGAGCAAGGGTGGCAAGACCGATGTGCATAACCTGATCCCCATCTGCTCTCGGTGCAACCAGTCCATGGGCAACCAGTATACGATTAACGAGTGGACTCGCAAGTTTGCAGCACCTCGCATGTCCTGCTGGACGTGGATCAAATATCTATGCTCAAGGTCCTAGACGGCAGGGGCTCTGGCTTGGTTCCCTCGCGGCGATGGCGCTCCACATCATCCCAGAAGGACCGCAGATCAGGGAGGTGATCGGACAGCCAGTTCGGGTCCTTGGGAACAAAGTCCTTCTTCATGTCCGTCAGTACCCAATATACATACTGGTGATCCTCCGTGAGCCCACTCTGCCACTGATGCAGCTCTGCATCGTCTGACTTGTAATCCACCTTGCCCACCGGATCCACTGCAAAGACACCCTTGGGCTTCGGACTACCATCCCACTCGGTGAAGTTCACTTGTTTGAACCGGAACTCCACATACTCACACTCATCAATACCCGTGCACTCCATTTGCATCTGCATTTGGTGCACGTAGTAGCTCGGGATCTCATCCTTGCGAGCACGGCTCATCGGGCACTTGAACTCTACCAGACGCCCGTAGCGCATTGGGTCCGCATCCGCATAGCGGGGCACAATCAATCCATCCGGCGAGGCACCCAGGAACTTGTGGACGGGGTGCTGACAGCAGCCCACGTCAATGATATCACATCCCGTGCTGTCCTCGTAGATCTTCTTGGCCACCGGCTCAAAGCGAGTGCCCCAGATCAGTGCAGGGATCGCATTGAATGGATTGCTGTCGCTCTTGGCGGGTGGCTCCAGCTTCTTCTCCAGTAGCTCCAGACGAGAGGCGGGTGTCTGCCATACCTTGGACACCTCCGACGCAGTAATCATGGTACCTCGCTGTGCATGCCACGCATCGGTGCGCTGATCTTGCTTTCCGTAGAGTCGCACGGTGCGCTCAAATGCACGATCACGCATCCACAGGCGCCCCGGCGTCTCCGTCATGATCTTTTGTGTCACTCGCATCACCTCCCGCCGCAGAAAGCGATAGGAGAGCTCCGGTGCAAGGGATTTGCACATCAAAACAAAACGGCGTATCCGGGCGTTGAGGTGAGTGTGAGGCCGATCCTCCAGTAGATAGGTTGCTAGTGCCTCCTCCATTAGGGTTCTCTACCTTGCTCTCCGAAAGTTCGTTTTGTCGCTGACGGAGACGTGCCTCAAAGTCTCCCGCCCCCATCACACCCAACTCGCTCGTGCGTGAGAACATCTCCTCATACATCTTCTTGAACTCCACATCCATCTCATCTAGCTGCCCAAGTGGAACGCCCTTGTCCTCCATGATCGGCAGCACATCGTTCTCCGTGAACACCGGATCCGGTGGCATGGGCTGATCACGCAGCATCTCCAGGAACGTGGCGTAGGTCTTATCGCCCTCGGGCATAATGTAGGTACCTTCCGTCGTTGCCTCGAGAATCCCACCCTCATTCCGCACACGATCAATCGTACACCCCGTCGCCACGGACGTTCCAACGCAGATAACACGATCTTGCTCTGCGCGCTCAATAACCTTTTCGTCGGGAGTTGCCATTTGTCTTTACTCTACGGACCCACTTTAAGCGAGATTACCGCACTAAGAACATAAATGGAGACCATCCAGAACCGTGATCACTGGGTCCTGCACCGCCTCCAGAGGTTCTATTCAAACGAGGACAACTTCAAGAAGGTCCAGAGCATCCTCTCGGGGGAGTCCAAGGTCAGCCTACGTCTGCTGGACTGGCTTGTGACCAACTACGCGAAGAAGCACAACGTCGCGTACCTCGTGGGCACCCGTCATGTCATTGTCTACCTTGCCTACAAGTCTCACCTGAAGGCGTATAGCAAAAAGATGTTTGATCCCTTCTGCCGCTGGAAGCGTATTCAGTTCATGGGACTGGATACGACTGTGGGTCAGCTTAACTTCTTCGAGTGGGCACTGCAGGATGACGTCCTCAAGTACCTCGAGGAGAACTACGATGCGATCCACGCTGACATGGATGCCTGTTCCACAACCATCCAGCCCAAGACGACCGAGGATGGGACTCGCCGCAAGAGGCACGAGCTCAGCCGGTCCGCAACGAAGGCTGTGCGTCATCATGACGTGAAGGTTGTTGTCACGTTTGAGTAATGCAATCCATCCTTGACCCACGTGTTCTCTATACAGATCTCTCGCGCGACGTAGTGGAGCACGATGTCGATGTCGTCTCCGATCTCTGGACTATGGATGGTCGTGATGTCTATCGGGGTTCCCGCGATACACAGTATTCACATGCCAATGTCTATTGGTTGTATACAGAGGAGCTAGAGCGTACGGGTCTGGTCGAGCATTCGCTGACTGACCACGCCGACTTCCGCATCCTGTGGTTTCATGACAATTCCTTTGCAACCCTCCTGCAGGAGGAGTGGTCTGTGCGGGACAGCGTGTGGGCGACACTGCCCAGGACAGCAGTGGAGCGGTTCCTTGCAGAGGACTGGACAACGTCTGCCAAGCTCCTCGACGCATGTCTATATGGAGACACACGCATCCTGACCGTCAGCTCCGTGTTGAATCCCCCAATCGTGCACAGCTGCGACACGTGTGGTCTGCGATCACTCCACAAAATGGACTGCGGGACGACCCAGACTCGAATGGACTTCCCTGACAAGTCAAAAATAGTGTTTATTGACGACGACCTGTACGTCTGTGAACCACCTAGTGGCTCACGTGTGTGGGAACTTCTCGGCTTTACATTGCCGACGTCGCAACCCGACGACGTGCCTGCTTCGCCGGTGCAGGACTTGCTGGTGCAACCGGAGCCGCTGCACTCGGTGTCTCCCGAATCTCCTCCTGCTCCTGCTCCTCGTGATCCTCCTCCGCAGTCGGGACCTCCACCGCAGCCGGCTTATCCTCCTCAGCCGTCTCCTCCGGCTCAAACATCTGAGCCGCCGTCACACGCTGCTGCGCCGACACCTGAGCGTACGAGATTCGCCACGTCACGCCAAATCCCTGTCCGGACACGTAGATACTCGGAGTGACGATGAACCGAGCCTCCATGCGCTTCGGGAACGCCTGTTCCAGGTTCTCCGGCGTCAGCACAATCGGGCGGTTCGCCATGTCCACCGCATCCATGCTCACCGTCGGCACGCCCTTATCGTTGGCGTAAACCGGCACCTTCATGCGGAAGCTCGGCGGGTACTTGCCGTTGGGCACCCACTCTGCACCCTGCTTCTCCACGCTGGGAGACACCAGCGACTTCATGCTATCACGAAGGACATCCTCCTTGCGAGCACGACCAAACCACGACGCCGACTTCTCCACCGCGGTCTTGATGACCTTCTCCTCAAGATCCTTGAGGAAGTTGTACATCTGTCCAATCTCACCCGCCTCCGGCGGTGCGCGCTCCTTCGCGTAGGAGTCGCAGCCCTGGAGACTGGCGAGCATCGTGTAGTTGGTGCCATTCTCAGTCTCCTTGACGGACACGCCCATAGGATACCGGATCTTGGGAAGCTTCATCTGGAAGTTCTGCCCATTGTACTTGATCGGGACACTCTTGGACCCGTTGTTCTTGCTGATGCGGATGTCGCCGAAGCTGACCTTGGAGATGTCGAGGTTGGAAGCGTTGATGATGGCGTTGACGGACATTTTGAGCTGCTTGTGTGGTCCTATTCCGCTGCTACTCTGTAGATCCATTTTGTCCGCACGTTTCTACTTTCAAGAACTATCCAAGACAAGGGTAATGGGTAGGTGTGCGGCGACAAAGCGACGAGGACTACCTAACCAATGTACGTCCAATGCAATGAATGGACATACCCTATGCGGAACACACGCACGGGCAAAAAACGTAGAGCTATGGAAGGACAAGAGTGGTATGGACGCCCGAGTGGTGGTCTGTCAATCAGTCGCCCGTAGGTGGCTCGTCCAACATCATCTGCGTCTTGCTGGACCCGGTGTATTACGGCGGCAGAACCTCGGCAATGACGAGGAGGTTGTGTCGGGCGTCGAGGCATCCCGGCAGCACCCGTTTGACTACTTTGCCTTTGAGGAGAATGGCAAGGTGTGGTGGTTTGACTTTGCCTCTATTTGGGTGTGGTCGCTGAAGTCCGTGGATCCTGCCAACCCCTATACTCGTGGACCCCTGACCACCGAGACCCGCAAGAGACTGCGAGAGATGTGGGTACTGCGGATCAATCGCAAAATGGTCATGCCACCCGAGGTGCAGAACGCCGAGGAACGTGCAAGGCTGCGACTGACGATGCTGTGCCAAACCTTCGCAGATAACGGGTTCACGGACGTATCCCTAGGACAGCTCATGCAGTTATGCAAGGCATCTCATGTCGCCATGTGGCGTTTCCTGCGCGAGGATTGCCCTGTTGCCAGAGGCCTCTGCACCTATATGCTGTCTGCCCAGCTCCTCTCTGCAAACTCCCCGAGCTACATTGTCAACTCCCTCCGGATGCTGATGAGATTGGTGACGCTGCAAAAGGAGCCCTACATCACCGTGTTCAATGTCATGTCGGCCATCTACCGTTGTTAGTTAGATACGTTCGTTTCTAACTGATTAATTTCTCAGGAAAGGAATAAATGAACGACGAGCACTTTACGATCGGCAATTCGGAGGAGAAGCGCGCTTTCTTGAACGAGTTCATGCGTTCTAGGGCACCGCAGGATATGCCTAGGGTGGATGCGATCAACTACAACTTCCTCTTCTTATACGGCGAACGTGATACAGGTACTATACCGCTTGTTGAATCCGTCGCCCAAGAAGTGTTCGGAGACAACTGGAAGAGACACGTGTACGTTCGAATCGACGACGGGCAACAGTACCCTTATAAGTTGCACGGGGACAAGGTCGCCGCGTCCGACAAGGTCATCTTCATTTCGAGAGGAAATCAACACCTCCGCAAGTGGCTCGAGTTGTATCAGGCTTCTCGAGTGCTTAGGTTCGTTGATCGCCACGAAGAACTGCCCCTCAGACAACGAATCCTTGCCATGATTGCAGATGTTCAAGCGGGCAGGGCTAACGTCAATGACCTCATCGCCCCCGTAATGCAAGTACCCGCTCACCTCATGTAAAACGAAACCATTTTCGCCAAAAACAGTGAAGTTGCCACCATGAATATCTTCGTCCTCTCTCTCATCCCTCGCGAAGCCGCCGAGTCTCATTGCGACAAGCATGTCGTCAAGATGATACTTGAAACCGCACAGCTCCTCTACTGTGCCCACTGGATGACGAACCCCGACAATGTACCCGCAACAGCATACCGCAAGACCCATGTCAATCACCCGTGCTCCGTGTGGGCACGTGAGTCCACCGAGAACTACCAGTGGCTCGCAGAGCTGGGACTCTGTCTCTGCCGTGAGTACACCTTCCGCTACGGAAAGACGCACAAGACCGAGGCGCACCTAACCTGGCTCGCCACCAACCTGCCGCCCCTCCCCACTGTGGGTCGGACGCCGTTTCGGATGGCAATGCCGGACGAGTTCAAGTGCGACGACCCCGTCCTCGCCTACCAGGCATACTACCTTGGAGCAAAGGAACGACTGCTGACATTCTCCAAGAGACCCCCTCCCCCCTTTGTGGAAAAGAAAAGGGTTTAGATGACCGCCGGAGGTAAGAGTATACCAGTGCGTTAAAGATGTCTGCCTCTTCTTCTGTTTCTAAGTCAAACAAGATGCCTGCCGCCAAGAAGGATGTCGCCCCGAAGACCGCCGCCCCTGCCCCCGCCGTTGCCGCCCCGGCGCCGGCGGCCCCTGCCAAGGCCGTTGAGGCCAAGGCGCCCAAGACCAAGGTCGTGAAGGCCGCCACTCCCGCGAAGGCGGAGGTGACGGTGCCGACGGTCGCTGCCCCGGCGGTTGAGGCCGCGGCGGCTGTCCCGGCTGCCTCCTCGGAGTCGCAGCTCTCGGCCCTCGCGGAGACGCTCAAGGCGCTCAGCACGGATCTCTCGACCCGTGTTCGCGAGGCCGTCAAGGCGGTCCAGGAGGCCGCGAAGTCCGCCAAGCGCGAGGCCCGCGACTCCAAGAAGAAGAAGAAGGTTGACCCGGCGACGATGACGCCGGAGCAGCGCGCGGCCTGGGAGAAGCGCCGTGCCAACAATGCTTTTCTCGTTCAGCGTCCGCTGACGGAGGAGCTGTGCCACTTCATGGGCCTCAAGGCGGGCGAGACGCGCTCGCAGACGCAGGTGACGAAGTTCATCAGCGAGTACGTCAAGAAGCACTCGTGCTTTGACCCCTCGTTCAAGCGCCGCATCCTCCCGAACGCCGCGCTCGCCAAGCTCCTGCGCGTGTCGGACAAGGATGAGGTGACCTACCTGAACCTCCAGTCGTTCCTGAAGGTTCACTTCGTCAAGCCGGCGCCCAAGGCGTAAAAACCTTTAGGTATAAATAATGCCAAGGTACACTCCTGGGAAAGAAGTCTGGAGCCAAGCGGATACTGACGAATATGACAGACTAACTCAGAACGCAGACGGGCTTGAGGCTGTGTGGCGTGTCCATTCGGACGAACTTAATAGGGTTATGCGGTCCCGTGTAATTCCGCCGACTGGTACTTTACAACGATTAAGGCAACTTATGAACGGTGCGCAAGAGCGATGGGGCGCAGCTGCTCAGAGAAAACTCCGCTTTTTTGATGAGTTAATCCTCAAATATAAGAAGATCTCTGAAGAGAAAGAGGCGCTTGCAAAGGAGGCTGTCAAATCTCCAGTGCATGAGAAACTGAAGTATGCACCTCCGCGTTTGGATATTCCAGGTGGACCTGGGTATGAGGAGACAAAGGCTTCATTTGGCAATGGTCGTACACGTCGGGGTCGACGTGCGCGAAAGACCCGTCGCAAACACTAAGCTCTTTTAGCTCAGAGGTAGAGCGATTGCTTTACACGTAATAAGTCGGTGGTTCAATTCCACCAAGGAGTAGCGTTTATCGTCTAGTGGTAGGATCAGAGATTTCCATTCTCTTAGCCCGGGTTCGATTCCCGGTGAACGCATGTATTGCTACGGATCTCCGTGTCAATACTTTCTGTTCGGAATACAATGGAGGTGGTCAAGAAGACCCGCAAGAATACCATGGAGCAACTCAAGGAAGAGAACGCCGCAAACGGGGTGTTTGTTCCCGGTTCCCATGCCGGCCCATGCCAGACAATGTGGTCGGCTGGACTGAAGCACTATGTGGATGGCTGGTGGAGAACGCCTGATGGATGGAAGTTCGTCACTCGGTTCTTTCCCGTGTTCGTGAAGAAGAACCCAGATACGAAGAAGTCGTTCAACTGCGACGTGAAGAACGAGGGTGGGCAGTATGTGATGGCGACCCTCCCTGCTCGGGACAAGCTTCAGGCGTACCTGAAGTCGCTTCAAATTTGGAAGGACCTGCGTTCGATGCCGGATGGCCTGTATACGTGGATCTTCTACACACGTGCGGCAAGCCCGGTGCAGTTTGCGGCGACAAAGACGTGGTCGGCCCTGGAAATGGGCACGATCCATCTTGCAATTGCGACGAATCTACAGGCGTCTGCGGTTCATGGTGCGGGTGAACTGCGGAAGTCGGGAGACACATACACCTACAACCTGCTGTCGGGAACCTTCACAGGCGACTGGAAGAAGAAGGTTGGCGTGAAGGGCGCATGTACGGCGGATGTTCTGGAGAAATACATCGACGATGAGTTCAAGACTCGCTTTTCAACATTCAATCTGACCAAGTCAGACAAGACCCTCATCACCGGCGATCTCCCCGTGACCCAGCAAGAGATTGACACCTACACGAAGGCAGGATGGAAGTTCTCGTTCTTCCCTACGCAAAAAGAGTGCATAGATGCAATGGGAGCAACTGGAGGCCGTCGCGGTGGCAGCGGCAAGAAGCCACGAGCAAAGACACAGCGTCGCACAGATGGACTGAGCGCCCCGCAGCGGATATTGCGCTTGAAGCAGATTGAGCGCATTCAGCAAGCACGTGAGGAGGATATTCTGAAACACGCAACTGCCATCATGTCCCCGAGGAATCGTGATCGCCCTGGCTGGGAGCATCCGTCTGAGGCAAAGCAGGAACGCCTATCTGAACTCCTCAACACCAACGATCGTCTTCTTGCTATGGGCAAAGGGCGGAGAACTAGACGTCGCTTGTAATCAGTTCATGGGGCATCTCCAGATAGAGGATTGTACTGAAGAAAGGAGATAGGCGACCGTCCAACACCAGTGCACGTTGCTTGGTATTCTCCTTCAGCACCTTTGTCATGCGTTTCAGCACCTGCGCCCGATCCACAACCGACTGCACCTTGATCTTGCACGTATCCTGATGCCATCCACACAGCGTGGATTTCTTGCAGGTATCGGCGTTTGTCATTTGACCACAGGGTGTGCGAACCTTGTTCACGAACTGAACAGGCTCATTCACCTCGTCCCAGTAGGCTTCTCTGCTCAGCCATCCCGCCAGATCCTTATACAGGTTCGGCCCCGGCGTCTGCACAGCCGCCCGTAGTTCCTCGTGATCTGTCTCTTGGATATCCTTGGATAGCGAGAACATCAGGAACTCAAACACCTCCGAGGAATACGTGATATCACTTGCAAGACGCAGATCCTCCTTGTTGGGTGCTGCATGCACGAGTGCCTCCTCCGTGTGTTTGCGCACCGTCTGGAGAACCTCTTTTGCATCCTCCTGGTCTCCTGCTTCGGGACGGAAGGGTGCACGGAAGCCGGACTCGAGCAGGAGCTCACTGTAGGTGCCGTCGGATCCCTGCAGAATCTCGCTGCGCTTGAACCCAGCGTGTCGGGTATCTTTCAAGAAGTTGCTGAGTGTCTCGTTCGTCGGAAGCTCTTCGTCCTTGACATCTGCATAGCCAGACCGCACGGCAACGCCTTCGGGAATATCCATGTTGACCGGATGGATTGGTAGCACGATCTGCTCGGGCACAAAAATAGCCTGTACTCGCTTGAAGGGATCCAGAATCACCTGGTAGTTGGATACGTTCTTTGCCATGAGTTCCTTCACGGCATCGTCAAAGCCCGGCGTTGAGCTCAAGCAGGAGGCAGTGTGCAGCGACTGCAGGGTGCTCTTGGCCTTGGGGTCGAACTTATTGACATCCACCACGAAGTCAAACTTGGATCCGATATTGCCCGCACGACGGGACACCTTGCCAAGCACATCCGTATCCAGCAACACGATGGTTCGAGACCGGGCGCTGGTCTTGTCGGCCCAGAATCCACACGACATGGTGTTGGTCGCAAGATTGATCCGCATGACGCGGCAGTCCATGACCATCGACACGTACTCGATCTCGTCCAGTGCAGACATGGTCTTTGCAGTAAAGGCTCGGTCAATGCCATCTACGATGCGCTCAATCAGTGTATCGCCATCGCCCAGATCCTTCCAGGTGCGAAAGAAGGAGCATTGCAGAACCTGCTCCTTGCCGGCGGCAGGAGAGGGGATTCGTGTCTCCTTGCCCGTGAGCAGTGTGGGCAGCGTATCCCGGGCACGGCCAAGACCAATACGGAACATATCGGTTGCCGATGCCTCAATGCGATTGCTCGGACACGTCTTTGCATAGTCTGTCTTGACGTGAATGCGTCTCGTCAGCTCCGGGGGCAGGTAGGCAATGCGGAACTCGGGAATGACACCTGCACTCAGCACATAGTAGTCATCCTGCGGAGGACCACCCTTGGGGAGAACGGCGGTGGTGGCGGCAGGTTTGCGGTAGCAGCACGGGACCTTCTTCTTGCTCGTTGACTTGGCAGAGGGTTCCTTGAAGTCGGGATACTTGTAGTCGCCCTTGCGCTTGATGACCGTGAACTCTCGGGGGTCCTCCTTGTCCGTGATGCGCACCTTTCCCTTACACACGGGGCAGCACTGAGCATTGTCATCGTCCATGACGAGCTGGGCTTCGGACAGGGGGATCTCGTCTCGCATACACCAATACTGAGGACAGATTGCGATTCCCTTGGCAACCGTCATCTTTTCGTTTGCAGGTGCAGTGGAGTAGTTGTAGGCTTCGGGGATACGCTCCTGATCCTCGGCGGTCAAGACCACAACCTGTGTCAGCTTCTCGCACTTCTTGGAATACTCGTCATCCACCAGATCCCGATCAATCTGCAGAATGCGGTTGTTGAAGTAGTTGTGGGTGCTAATCGGTCCACTCTTCTTGACACGCATCGCACTCACCGCGGCTGCAGGGGCAGCGGCTGCATTGCTCGGTGCCGGTTCAGCGGCTGCGGCAGCTGCAATCTCCTCTGCAAAGACGTCCCCCAAATCAAACTCGTCCTCTACCTGCACAGTGGTTGCCACACCTGCAGACGCCTCCACCACTTCCAACCGACGGGGACAGAGTGTATTCACCTCTTCCTTGTCCGACGTGAGCACATAGCGCAGCATACTCGCATAGTCCAGTACCCGATCCATGTTCTTCACAAACTTGACCATGACATCCTTGGAGGAGAAGGAGACCACCGGATACGATCCCGTTGCCTTCTCAAAGTTGAAGTTCTCGTCCGTCTCCAGAGCCTGTACCTTCTCGGCCAGTGCTTCGGCTTCTGCAGCCGTAACACCCATCTCAGTCTCAAGAGATCCGTCCTCTTGCAGAATGGTATACGCTCGAAGAACCTCGGGAGGCACGTCTGTTTCCCGATCGGCACGAACAAGTCGGAATGCATTGTCTTGGTATGTAAAGACAGATTGGAGGCAGCTGAATCGCCGCATGTCAAACTCGGAAATCTCCTTGGCATACGACGCCACCACGGTCAAATCATTCAGCACCCACCGAGAGAGACCGATGTCCGTATCTACCAGGAACGGCATGACTGCATCGAGCGTCTTCATCCACTCCAGCATCTCCTCCTGCAATTCGGCAAGAGTCTCCTTTGACTCCTTGCCTCTCCACGTCGACACCGTAATGTCCTTGTTGGTGATGGCGATGCGATCGAAGGAGGAGCGGTTCTTGCCACGATAAAAGAGGAGCGTAGGCAGACGGCGCTGCGGCTGTGTCCCGTTCATCCATGCTTTCCACATGGGCACATTCAGCATAGGGTCCTTGGTCTTGGGATCCTCGACGTAGAACTTGTGCCGGGTGATCTCGCCCTTGGACGTGAAGTAGCTGACCACCGGCGTAGTCGGCGACACGGAGAGACCATAAAAGATCTGCTCAAACCGAACTCGGGGAGCCGTGAACTTGGTGGAGATCAAGGGAATGTACCACTTGGCGCGTAAGATCGACGCATGGGTAGGTTCAGGTGCCTTGAGCTTCAGAAGCGACGCAATCTGCTCATGAGCAGCCTTGAGTGGGATACGAAGTGTCTCAATATTGACAGGAGTGGATGACTGGAAAAAGGGAAAGTAGACTTGCCGAATCATATCACTTGCGGCTGCCGGATCCAGCTCCACTGCCATGAATGCGTGTACCTCCTCGGGGTGCATGGTCTCAAACAGCAACTGACGGGACGGTGCCGGACTATACGCTGCAGGAATGGGCGTATCCTTGGGAGGGATGGGAAGAACCATCGACTTGTCCTCGGACACACCGAGAATGCGCCATTCCTTGAAAGGACCCGGAGGGTGGCAGAGCGGATGCACAAAGTCCTCCACCGAATGCCAATCCTCTCGAGAGACATCCCGAGCCGCTACACCTGTGCCCGGACGGACATGGGAGACATAGGCATCCAACATATCGGCCCGAATGGCGTTCTTTCCATGAGACAGGCGGTAGAAGAGATCCATCCATCGCTTCGGGTTGGACGAGTAATAGTCCTTGGGCAGCTCCACCTGGACCTGAATGAACAGGCGATCCGGGTGTGTTTGCTTTGCAAGAGCAACATGCTGCCTAACAGTTTCGATCGTGTCGTCCGGGAAGAAGGACAGGATCGTTGACGAGCCTTCAAGAGGCACCTTCAGCTCCATTGTAGTGAGGTTAGATAGGATTATCTGTAATCATCATCCCACAATACGGCGTGGGAGTCTGCGCATAATTGACAGGGGAATAGATGCCCAGCTTGACAGCGTCGTGGAGGATGCGCTTGAAGTTTGTCCAGAACTCTTGTGTATGACCGATTGTCTCCGTCATCAAGTGCGCCATCTCGTGCAGCATCACGAACATGACGGTATTCTCTTCTATAAGAGGATACGCAGGTGCCTTGGTCTTGTCCCGCAGACACACGACGATCTTCTGTCCCTTGTTCTCGGAATACGATGTATCCCTGGACGACATGTCATTCTCTACAAAGCAATCGGGTTGGAACCGTGCAAGGAAACGAGCCACTGGCGGATCTGCAGCAAGACCTGGTTCGCTCCCATAATGCTCCCGTAGCTTGGTCAGCTTTGCACAGATCCCCGCCATCCGCTTGACGGCTTCTTCCTTATTGGGCAGATTCTGAATCTCATATGTCTCTCCATCCGGACCTGTCATGGGCGTCGTGTTACGAGGTCCCGATACATACGACAGAGCCAAGACGGCGCCGACACCAATGGCGACAGGCAGCATTACTTAGCTACGAGATTTAAGCCGAAAGTCCCTCCAGGCCGCGGGTAGACTTGAAAGGGTCCGGGTCAATCGTCGTCTGCAGGAACGGGCCGACCTTGCCCTGCGGGTTGGGCTGCTCCGAGCGGATGTCGTAGGTCGGGTTCCGGTTCGTCTGCGCGATGCCGATGATGTTGATGTTCGAGTGGTAGCCCGACTGCAGGAAGTTCTGTCCCTTGAGGTCGTCGCCACTGGCAGGGTTGACGGCGGCCCACGAGGCGCCGATCTTGCCCTTGGGGAGCAGCTCGTCCGAGTTCAGGGTCGTCTCCTGGTACGTCTGCTGCGAGGCCGGTGTGCGTCCCTGCATACCCTCGGCGGAGGCGGCGTTGCCACCCATGCTGAACGGCAGTCCCATGGACGGACCCGACTGCGACATCGGTCCAGACGGTCCGAGACCACCCAGCTCCTCGGCGCGATCCAGGAGCGATCCCTTGCCACCACCATACGACGTAAACAGAGTGTACAGGACGACCACTCCAGCAAGCACCATGCCCAGGCGGATGAGTTTCGGTTGCGTGAGCTTCATTCGTATTTATACTGACGAAGAGACAAATTTCGCCATGCCGAAGTTTCTGGACCCGCTCATTCAGGATGTCGTGGAAAAATTGAAGTCGGCCGAGCTCCAGGCGACCCTCGAGTCGGAGGTGCTGCGTCCATTAATTGCAAGGGTCTTGAACATCCTATACCCCTACCTCTTTGGGGTCATGCTCCTCTGGCTGATGATGTTCGTTTGCCTTGCCCTGATCCTCCTTATCCTCGTTCGGGGCAGCCTGGTTGACATTCTCAGGAAACAGTAGGCGAACCAGGTCGCCTCGGCGAAGGCTCCAGAAGCCTGAGATGTTCCTCGCCCTCGCCTCCTTGCGGAGGTCGTGAATCGTCATCTTCTCCACCTTCATTGCTTGGGGGAGCTCGGGCATAGTGAGGAGGGCGACCAGTTCATCTTTCGTCTTCACGTAATACATCTTGATACGGCGAGTCTTGGCAATGAGCTTAAGGTCAGCAAGGTACATCGAACTGTAATTGGGGGTCTCCATGGTACTCTTCTAGTTCGCTGCCCCCAAACGGATCCATTTTGTCCCCACGACCACTCTTTTCTCACCACAAACACAAGTATGAAGAGAACCACAGCCGTCCTTGCCTTTTTCGTTGCCGCCCTCCTTGCTGGGATGTTCGTCAATTCCACGATGCTGTCGGCTGCCCCGGACGTGAAGGAGAAGTTCATGCAGCAGGAGAAGGGTATGCCACTTGCGACCCAGTCGGTCATGGGCTACTCGGGGTCGTCGCCGATGCTGGGTACGGAGCCGATGCCGACCCCCGAGCACCCGTATTCCCAGACCGATGATGCCCCGCTCTACGGGTTCGCCAACAACAAGCAGAGTGCCGAGTGCTGCCCGTCTCCCTTCTCGGGCGACCTCGGATGCGTGTGCCTGACCAATGAGCAGAAGGCCGAGTTTGGGTCGCGCGGAGGCAACCGTGCTGCTTAAAGAGTGTGTGATCTATTCACACAATGATCCTCGACCTCGACGTTGACCTTGACACCATGAGCGAGTCCGATCGCATCCTGACTGTCTTTGTGCTTGGACTGACGGTTGCACTGCTTGTCCACTTCGTTGAATCTGTTTACAAGACTACTCTACTACACTAATAAATGGAGCACCTCAAGAATCTGCTTCAGCACTTCAAGGAACGGATGCCGGGTGTCAAGTTCCCGAAGGCATCCGATGAATTGTTCGCTCACATTGAGAAGGAACTCCTTCCCCATTTGATGGAGATTGTCAAGAAGGACAATACGCTCTTCACGGATCCCGACTTGGCGCCCGAGCTGTTCCCGGACATCAAGGTCAAGTGGGATGGATCGGACGAGTCGTGGCACAAGGTTCGCATGGCACTGCTGTATGCAGTGCTCCATGGCAACCCGAAGGAGAAGTTTGCGGCGATCTTTGAGCAGATCAAGGGCGCCATCCCAGGTGGTCGCCAGGACGAGGTTATGGCGATCCTGGAGAATGAGGAGACGCAGGATTCGCTGAAGGAGATCATTGACTTGATCATGAACACCCGCCTTGCGAGTGTGATTGGCGACCTGGTGCAGTCTGTCAAGTTTGAGGATCTGGACATCAACCTGGAGGACCCCGACGAGATGATCCGCCTCATGCAGAACCCCCACGACAGCGAGGCCCTCAAGACCATCATGGAACGTGCGCAGGAGATTCTGAAGGACCGCATTGCCTCGGGTAAGATCAATCAGCAGGAACTCATTCGGGAGATTGAGATGCTCCGCGCGAAGATGACGTCGTCCTTTGGCAAGTATATGAACGAGATGGTGGTCGGGCAGCGTGAGCAACCGGCGACTGGAAACACCTCCAAGCAGATCTTGTCCAACTCGCCCGAGGCTCGCCGTGCTCGTATGATGGCACGTCTACAGAGGAAGCTCGGTGAAAAGTCTCGCAAGTGAAGATAAGAGAGATGTCAACTGAGCCTTTTTGGTATTCCGACCCCAGCGTCCTGTTCAGCCAGGGTGCGTGGTACAAGTTCGTCCCGACGGCTCACATGCCTGTCTCGGAATCGCTGAATGCAGTTGTCCGCTTTTCAGTCTATCTGGCTGCCCTCCTGTTTTTGTCGAGTATGCAGCCTCTGTACTTGCTCATTATCCCGCTGGTGATGGGATCCACCGTTGTCCTGAATGCGCTCTTCCCCCAAGCGAGGAAGATCGTAGAGACATTCGGCAATGGCCTGGTCGTGTCCGGCTACGTGGGAGACAAGGAGAACTTGCCTACCGATGACAATCCGTTCATGAACCCTCACCTGACAGATATCTTGGACAACCCCAACATGCCACCGGCAGCGGATATTACACGCAAGGACGTGCGCGACCAGGTGAATGCCGCCTTTGCCAAGACGTCCAACATCTACATGGATACAACGGATGTCTTCCAAATGGTACAGGCTCAGCGCAACTTCCACACGGTGGTCACGGATGACCACGCCGGGCTCCTGAAGTTCATGGGCAAGGGACAACGTGCCGACAAGCTGCTCTCAGAAGGTTACGTAGCTGCGAAGGGTACGGTGCCGCCGCGTATGACTCCCCCCTCTATTGATGCGCCGACGGGAACGCAGGCGACGACGACGGCCTCCACTTGATTTCTTCGGCACCTTGAGCTCATCCAGGATATCATCGCCTGACTCCTTCTGTCCCGAGATTTCCTTGGCATCGTCATCCTTCAGATACTTCATCGTCGGGAACCCCGTCGCCTCTCCTTCGGGCGTAGCCTCCTCATCAATCTCAGCCGTCGGGACATCCGCCTTGCGCTTCGCCTCGTCCCACGCCGGTTTGTTCGCCTCGCAGTGGGGGCATCCATTCATGAAAAACAACACAAGAAGAGGACGCTGCTTAAGAAGCTTCTTCGCTTCCTCTTTCTTGTCGGCGCCACGGAGAACTGTTGTGGTCATTTATATAGAGAAGTGATAATATGACATCCCTTGCGGAGCTGAGTGCATCCCAACCTGTGAAGGAACATGACGGGCGAACGCTACAACAGTACACGGACTACACTCGTTCCCTTGCGGTTCACACTCCTGCAACTGGATTCAAGGAGTTTGCGCCCCGTGATGCGGTGTCGCAGTCCAAGTATGATGCAATGCAGTCTTCGTGGCAAGGTGTGGAATCATCGGACAAGGCGATCGCATCGGGTGTCTACGCCCTCGACTACGCATCCGACGACCGAAGCAAGAAGCCTACGCAGCAGCTGCTGCCTCCCAAAGCCGCTCCGCCACCCAAGAAGGAGGAGTCTTGGTTTTGTGTTGTTCAGTAATAATGATTGAGTGGATCGCACTCGCCCTCTTTTTGCTTGTTATCGTATGGACTCTGCGAGAGACATTCGTAGACACAGAGTTCAAGTCGTCCACAGCGGGAGCAGCTGCGTATGGTGTAGGCAGTGCAGGTGTAGCCACGGCTGTCCAGCGGCCGCCGTCAGATACCAAGTCGCCGATCTATGCAGTGTGGAAGAGCAAGGTGGATGCACAGGTTCCGATCGGTGCCAATGACGACGACTACATCAAGGCTATTCAGGCGTTCTACGATAAGGTCTACAACCCTGCAACGACAAAGCCCACCACTGCAGATATCGAGCGCTTCCTCACGAGTTCGGATGTCGCCGGAACCACGATTGATCCGTCTGCGCTTCGACTGATTCTTGCCGATGGGTTCCACATTCAGCCAGGCGGGTCTGCAGCTGCGAAGGAACTGGAACAGATAAAGTTCTCGCCAAGTGAAGCACTGGAACCCAAGGACGGACGTGATGAGGTGCGTGTCCGCACAGAAGAGGTGTACACTCCCGCAGATACTCGCAAGGGTGGCCCGGTCCCCGAAGGATACTATGCGCCTCTGAAACAGCAACTCAAGCCTCGTCGGCTAGGAGAAGCCAACTACGAGACGGTTGGAAAGACGAGTGCTCTGTTCTATGACGTCTGCTCAGAGACAAAGGAGCCCGGATGCAAAGAAAACGTCTTGTAGAGAGTTAATGCAGACAAAGTGGCTCTTGCTGGGCGCCGTGATCGCCCTCTTTCTGTGGACTCGTCGTGAATCCTTTGAGGATACGGCGTCGGTCCGTGGGCCTCCGTATGGAAACACACCTGCAACCGCAGGTCAGTTGATTAACCTCATGTCTCCCTCCATGTTGGATAGCATCAAGAAGCATGTGGGTGTGACGTCTGCGGTTCTGTCAGACACGGACAAGGTCAAGATCGTCTATGGCAACAGCACCAATAGCAGCCCGATTGCACAGGTCATGAGCAGCTTCTATTGGCAGGTGTACAAGCCGGCTACGTCCACGATCACTCTTGCGCAGCTTAATAAGTTCTTCGAGACATATCCTGAGCCGTGGGTCAAGGCAAACATCTCGGATGTGCGTGAGTTCCTGAAGATGTACTTCATCAATGGACAGAATGGTGCCGCGCAGTCTGGATACTTGGATGTGCTGAACACCGTGTGGGGGGAAATGCAGATCAAGTCCGCCGCCGCTCCAGTGGAGACACCCGCTGCGGCCCCAGAGACGAAGCCTCCGCCGGTTGACAATACCCTATTGTATGTCGTCATTGGTATTTCGGGTGTAGCCATCCTTGCCGTGCTTCTCACACTTCTCCTTCCTCCGCGAAATGTCTTGTGAGAGTGTAATGAAGGCGTGGACCTGGGTTCTACTTTTTGCCGTGGCTCTCCTGTTCATGTGGACCGCCCGTGAGGGGTTCCAAGATACGATCGCACTCAGGGGTCCGCCGTATGGTGAATCAGACTATCCGGCTATTGTGGGCATGATGCCGTCTACGCTCGTGGCTGCACTTGAAACCGAGAACCATGCAGTCAAGCCGATCCTTCCGTCCAATGCAGACGCTGCGGCAAGGGCTCGCCACAATCAGGATTTGACGGCCTACCGGCGAAAGCTCGTGGATGGCAAGATCTCCGATGTAATGGGCGACTTCCACACATCCGTCTATCAACCCGCAAAGGCTGCCATCAAGGTGGCGGATGTTGACACGTTTCTGACGAGCCGGGCGAGAACGGGATTTCTGGCATCGCATAAGGCGGATATCAAGGAACTCCTCAAGGCCTACTTTGTAGTCCAGACACCGGGTGCTCCGAACTTGGCATTGACTGCGGCTCAGACTGCGGCAGACGAGTATTCCGCCTCGACGGGCTACGACGATATCCTGGCGAGTCTCGGTCAGGATGCCGACTACACGAGTGCGCCGACAAGTGGCTCTGAGTCCAGTTCCAGCAGTGGCTCTGGGTCCAGTTCCAGCAGCTCCGACGACAGCAGCAGCTCCGACGACAGCAGCAGCTCCAGTACCACGGGCGGTACCACGGGCGGCACCACGGGCGGATCAGGCACAGTTCTTGCATCCAACTCGGGTGGAAACAAGGGCAATATCTGGGGACCCGCGTACACGGGAATGGGCGACAATGCAGGATCTGAATTGGGCGGTGGAGTGCGCGATTACCCCACTCTGCTTGGACCCAAGCCGGTGGAATCGACGATGGTGGAGGGTGCAGGCATCACGAGGCCGTCGCAGCATCAGACACTGGTCACATCGGGCGTTCTGCCGGGCGCGGCGGGAACGGGCTCGGATCCGAATAGCCAGTTCTTCGGATCGTCCAGAGTTCCGGGCGACAAGGATCTGTTTCCCAATCCTTACCAAGAGTTCACGCCGAGTGTAGGATCGTCCAAAACGGAACCAGTTCCGTTCTTATCTGACTTCTCAGCGTTCTTCAGGTAAACATGGACTCTCAACCACTAACAATGAAGTCATTCGGGCTGCGCAATCAGCGTGGATCCTGCTGGGTGAACGCGGCTCTGCAGGCAGTCTTCCGTATCCCTGATTTGCAACAGCGCTTTCAAGATGGAAAGCATGACACAACCAACCCCGTCGAAGTCTGTCTCCACACCATCTGGTCGTCCAGCGGTGCCATGGGACTCAAGGACTTCTACGCGTGTGTGAATACGACGCTGATGCCCGCAGGTGAGGGGATTGGCGACTCGCATGAACTGCTGGAGTTCCTCTGCGACAAGGTTCCGATGCTAGATAAGCTGTTCCGCTTCAGCGTGGAGAATCGTCTCAAGTGCGACAACTGTCCCTACACAGATGGAAAGCGGGAGACCATGATTGAGTTCCCGATCGTGCCGTCGCAGCCGAAGGAGTCAGTTGCGTCTGCAATCGTCTCCGCCGCACAGCCACATGCAATCCCAGATTGGTCATGCGAAAAGTGCAAGGGCAAGGGATGTACGAAGCAATTCCTCTTGGCCGGATTCCCCAAGATCCTCACCTTCCACGTCACGTCGCTGCGATCGACCGTGACCTACTCGAGCATTCTGAGCCTGAACAAGGTGGAATATGCCCTCTTCGCAGTTGTCTGCTACGACGGAGGGCACTGGTGGACGTACGGCCGCGACATGCCACCTGGCAAGTCATGGGTCACCTACAATGACGCCCATGTCCACAGCCATGGACCGCAGCAGTTTCCAATGGCGGACACCATGCGCTTGCTAATGTATTATCGCCTCACCTAGTAATAAGACATGCAGTCCGTGGAAGCAACCCTCCTCATCGCACTGGGATTCGTCGGGATCCTTACCCTGTTCGTCCTTTTTTCCACCGGATCCGTGATCGCAGTCTTTGCACTCTGGCTCGTGTGTGCAATGATCGTGCTCGTGCTGTGGTACTATGGGTTCATTGACTTCAATGTTCTCAAGATGACCACCGCCCCCACCGCAACCCCTGCACCGAAGGCCCCTGAGCCGGTGACGTCCACGTCGGGTGGCCCCCAGGTTGGCAGTGAGGTGTTTCACATTGACGATTCGCAGTTCACCTATGCAGATGCTCCTGCCGTCTGCGCCGCCTACGGAGCCGAACTCGCCACTCTCGAGCAGATCATTGATGCCTACAACCACGGCGCCGAATGGTGCAGCTACGGATGGTCGGCGGGTGGGTTTGCACTGTACCCCACGCAGCGTGGCACGTGGCAGTCTCTCCAGGCGGAGCCCGATACGGTTCGCCGCACGGCCTGTGGTCGTCCGGGCGTGAATGGCGGCTACTTTGATCCCAATACCAAGTTCGGTGTCAACTGCTTCGGATTCAAGCCTACGGGCAAGGCTGAGCTGCCTCTGCCTCCTCCGGGAGTGGATGCCTCTGCCTTCCGTGCCGCAGTCGCCAAGTTCAAGGCCATGCTCAACACCATGAACATGACGCCCTACTCTCGCACCGAGTGGTCTGGCTATGATTCGACGATCGCCGGACAGGCTGCAAAGTATGGAACACAGTTTCAACAGACGGGAACGGAGACGGAGCACTTCACGGGTGCGGACATGTATGTTGCCGAGGCGCCGACCACGTCAAAAGCGGTGAGCGCTGCTCCCTATGGACTCAAGGGTGAGAAGGGCGACCAGGGTGAGAAGGGCGACAAGGGACCCGTTGGAGCTGCGAGCACGGTTCCTGGTCCTACCGGACCGGAGGGACCCACTGGACCGAAGGGGGCGACTGGAGCGGACAGCGCAGTGCCTGGACCCGTCGGACCCATTGGACCCGCTGGAGCTGCTGGAGCCGCTGGAGCCGCTGGACCGGCTGGACCCGCTGGACCGGCTGGACCTGCAGGTGCCGGCATTGAAGACGGGAAGCTGCAGTTGGGTTCCTGGATAATCGATGGAGTCCAGAACAATGGTCGTGATGTCACGTTCAACAGAGACGGAAGCAACCGGTTCATTATGCGTGACGAAAATGGGCAATCGCAGTTGTGGCTGAATAATGATGGGTGGAAGAGATACCCGTGATCACAGGAAGACATACTTCCCTGCAACCCGAACCATGTTCGGGATTCTGCCGACGCCACGCCCATACGACAGATCACCTCCTGCATAGCACAGATACGGCATTCCGGGCAGGTGCTTAGGCATGTTCTTCGGACAGCTGCCATAGCACATTCCATCCACACGATCCGGCTTGTCTCCGCCTTGGGGGCCCGGACACTTTCCACCATTGTCCAGACGACCCTTCAGTTTACCGCCCACAATGGGCTCACAGCGAGTGTGGCAGAATCCACCATCGCTTGAGTTCCAGTTTCCGTCGCAGTGCGTATTGCAACCGCCACCCGTGATTGGCTCACGGCAGATCAGTCCCTCCGTGAACCAACCCTTCGGACAATCCTCAAGACCAATCACGGTGCCGATACCGCATCCCTGCGTATCTGCCCAGCACACGGGTCCGACGCCATGGTAGCTGGGTTTGCACTTCTTGTAGCAGAGACCCGCATCGATCTCCTCATCTGGTCTACACGTCTCCTCTCCCATGAGGGAGAAGTTCGCAATCTCACGCCCGAACACCGAGAAGTGTTCCTTCGATCCATGCAGATAGACGAAGAGGATGAGAATGACTCCTAACAGGAACCACAGCATTATTTTGACGTCATATTTTAATGGATCCTAGGCTCCCTCCCGTGGTCCCGACACCTAGATTCGACCGGAAGCAGATGGCTACCCCGACGGAGGTGCCAGTGGAAAAGAATGGTAAAGAATCTCGGTATGCTTTTCAATGGCTACTCTTCAAGCCCCAGCTACATGCGGTGGTGCCGTTTCCTACGAATGAACAATCGCGGCTTACGAATCAGAACCGTTCCTAGTTAGGGGGGAGAAGCCAGTCCGACACCTCCTTGATCGAGGCCTCATCCGTGCGACCATCCAGGTGCTCGTGGATGAGCCTAGCCAGGCGGTAGCGGATCGACTCCTCTGTGCGACCCAGGATGGGCGCCATCATGGCCGGCGTCAGCTCCGTATGACGGCACATGCGAATCAGCATCCGCTGATCCGTAGCCGTCCACTGCTTTCCGTGGTTGATGCGAACTGTGCAGGTCGTAAGATTCGCAATGACTTCATCCATCTTGGACTCAAAGGCGTTGTCGCTGAGCTGCTGACGAGTGGACGAGCGAGTAGTAGCAGGCATTTTGTATGAGGTTGACTTCCTTGGCAAAAGGGATATCCATTTTGTCTCGCGCGATACACAAATGGAGATCGCAATGCTTGTCGGCTTGGCCGCCCTTGGCTACTCCCTTGCCACACAGCCTGTTGCGTCTGCACAGGGTGAGAAGAAGGTAAAGATTAGCCCGATGGAGACGTTCGTCAACCCCGAGGCGCAGGAGTCTGCAACTGACAAGATCACCCTCCTGCAAGATAAGACGGGTCATGGAAACATGGTGCCCTTCTTTGGTGGAAAGCAGACACAGTCCATGTATTCGGGTGCCACGGAGGGTGTGCTGGATCTCTACACAGGCAAGGGTACAACTACCTTCTTTCACAAGGAGGAAGCACCGGCCTTCTTCAAGCCCGAGGCTGGAAATGGTCGCCCGTGGAAGACGCCGGTGGAGACGGAGTGGGAGCAGGAGCGTCAGGCGACGTCTCTTGCCATGAAGAACACCTTCCCGGTTGATCAGCTGCAGGTGGGTCCGGGTGTGAATGACGGCTACACGAACTTGCCGTCGGGTGGCTACAACCAGGATGCCATGCGCGAGTATGCGCTGCCCAAGACGACCGACGAGCTCCGTGTCATTGGACAGGAGAAGGTCACCTACACATCTCAGCCGACACCGGGCAAGTTCTACATCACCGAGATGGGTCTCCAGGCACCGGTCAAGAAGAACCGCCCGGATCGCTTCCAGGTGCTCACGGGTGCCGATGGCTCGCTGGATCACGTCAATACGACAATGGGTCAGCAGAAGGCCAGCACGCTCTACCCCGAGCAGATAATGAAGCTGCAGAACCGCGAGTCCATGGGAATGCTCAATGCCAACCCGGCGACGACGGCTGCCGCGGGTAGCATGACGTATATCCGTGCATTTACGGAACCGTTCCAAGAGTTCATGAAGCTGACGGTGGAGGGTCGTGCGCCGCCGGCTGGACCTGTGGCCGGCATGACAGTCCAGGCTGGCCCGCAGTCCTACAATGTGCAGACGCACCGTGATGAGTCGCTGCACAACAACACGCGCGGATTTGAGGCTCCTCTGATGACCTTTGGCGGCCAGGCGCCGTCTGCCTCCCAGCAGGGCTCTCAGCGCTATGTGGAGCCGCTCAAGCAGGATGTCTACACGAACCGCAACGAGCAGCCGGGTCTGCTGGACGCTTTCAAAAATAACCCGTATACACACAGCCTCCAGTCAGCTGCGTAATGGACTACACTCTACTACGCTACACCGATGGAACGCAGACCGTCTGCACCAAGAACTGGACACGTCGCCAGCTGTATGATCTAGAACGCTATGTCTTTGTCTATCCTCAAAAAATCAGAGTGTGTTCATGCTTGAAGAATCCATGGGCCAAGGATACGCTGTCGTTCCTTGGCGTACAATGGTCTCCTGCTACAGAACAATGCACGTCACAAACACCCTCGTCGACACCTTCGACTTGAGCCGAATCGAAAGCGGACTGCTGCAACGGAAACAAGATCTACTTCAAGCCTCATCGTGGATGATGAACATCGTGATGCTTGGATTGGTGGTTGCAGGATTCGGGTTCTTTCTCTACACTCAATATCACGCAACGGCTCAGGCCGAAGAAGAGACAAAACGTATACCATTTGAGCCTATTCCCTGGTTGTCCGCTACACGAAATGTTCGCATGGAAGAGTATGGACGACAACTCCAGCCTCGTGAAGCTCAAACTGGATATGGTTTACCGGGACCTCTCGATGGAGACGGCTTCAGCTCGGTTTACGGAGAGTACACGTCCCGCGCCGCCCGTGACTGATGGCCCTGCACCTGCAGCCAAAGCCAAGGAACCTGAAGAGAAGAAGAAGCCAAAGAAGAAGGTAGTCAAGGTGGCTGTTCCGGGTCCAAGCTTGACTCATGCACGGAAGAAGGCTGAGCGGCAGTAAGTTAAACCAAACCTCTCCGTAGTAAGTAATGGCGGTTGTGCCGAACCCGGATCTTGATTCCATTTCAGCATTCACGAATAACGGGAACGGAACCGTAACTGCGACTGTATCCTATACGTTTACCTATGCACCTACATACGTCTCTGGCGTCGCAAACGTCTACACGGCCGGTAGCAAAGTGTATATCACAGGCGCAGAAACAGCGGCAAATAACGGGACGTGGGTCATCGTGTCGTCAACCACTGGATCGATCACGTATACGAACCCTACCGGCGTCACACAGACGAATCAGTTTGCACTGTGTTCGCCACTTGATGTCTCCCTAGTCAAGGGACTGACGACGCCATTGACTATAACCGCTGCCAAACCCTTTTCGTATGCATTTAGTTCATCGACCCCGTGGAACCCACCGCCTTCCTATAACCTTTCGCTACCCCTTGTTAACTACAGTGGCGCCTTTCCAATTATTGGCACCACAACGGGAACGACGACGCATCTCGTTACAACCATCACGAGCACCTCGGTGTACGTTCCGCCAAGTCCACCCTTTTTCCCGGGATTCGGCACGCCGCCCAATGTGTCGTCTGCAACGGTAACGTACCCAGCTCATGATATTAACAACCTGTACCCGTACAACTTTTCTCCATCGATTGCCTTGTCTGTTGTGAATGGTACCTTGCCGAATAACGGAAGCAACTATCTCACCTTTGACGGCGACGGCACCCAGTCTCGCGTCTACTCCAAGTGCAACATCTTCAACGTCTACAAGACGAATTTGCCCACTGGCATTGTGTACGACAGCGTAAATGGAGTCCTTTATGTAGCTGACACGGCACAGGGCGTCATACGAAAGATCATTGTATCGACCAAGGTTGAGTCCATCATTGCGGGTGGCGCAGTATCCCTGGACGGTGTTCTCGCGCTGGACGGATTTGGCACCTCGGCGATCATTAATCACCCGATTGGACTTGCTCTCGATGAGACGAATCAGTTATTGTACGTATCTGAGCTGGATACGGGATCGATTCGCGTGATCAATCTTGTCACTCTCCAGGTGACGACGGAATGGCAAGGTGCACTGGATTATTCGGATCAACAAAAGTACTGGGGTCTTGCAGTGGATCCGTCAACCAACACACTGTACCTTGCAGCGTCCACAAGCAGTAAGCTCGTGTCCCGCGACCTTACTACGCACACAGACACAGACATTTTGTCCACAGCATATTCACCCTACGCACTTGCACTGGATACCGCGGCTAACACTTTATACCATACAGATGGGTACGGAAATGTGAATGCACTCGTACTCGGCGGATCATCCTCCGTTCTATGGACTGCGGGAGGCTCGCTTGGACTCGCGATTGACCCCGTCGGAGGGATACTCTATGTGAGCGACTATGGAACCCATACCATCAGCCAAATCACACTCAGTCCCTTCAGCGTGTCTCTTGTTGCAGGATCGGGCTCTCCGGGAAATGCAGACGGTACGGGAGCGGCGGCTTCGTTCAATGAACCCAACGGCATCGCCCTCGATTCTGCCACTGGAAATCTCTATGTCGCCGATAACCTGAATAACTCCATTCGGAGGATTGATACTGGCACAACCGCAGTTGCCACGGACGTACTCGGTACCATCCCGGCTGGATGGAATGCAATCACGATCAGCGGAACGACCCATCTCTACAATTCAGCTGCAACGATCCAGTGCATCCCAGGAAGCGACGCACTGTCGTACACGCTCGGATACAATGGAACTCCGGGGCTACCTGTGAATGCTCTGTGCTTGAGAGATAGTTTCCTGCCGACTACGATTCAATTGATCGTGAACTACACAGGACTTACGTCAACACCGTCCATCACCTTCAATTACTATAGTCCAACACCAATCACCTCCGTGTATCACCTAGGAACGGAAACCCCACTCATTCGCAACAATGGGTCAACCACAGACCTTACTTCGCTCATTGGTCCACCGAATACGAGCGTTGCGTTTGGAAGCGCCACGGGGTTCACGTATGTTCCCACTACAGCGCCCATGTCGTTGAATCTCCAGCTGTATTCGGAGGGAACGGGCGTGGTATTCGAGAACTACACGAATAATGTCACCGTAACGGCTATTCCCATACTTTCGTCGCCGACCTTTGCGACACCCTTTTTAACCTACACGTATGTGCCGCTGTCGTACGCATTCTCTCTTCCGGTCGATGTAGCGGATGTCACTCTTGACTTTACGAGTTCGTCTTCAAGTCTCACCCCTTACCTGTCATCCTATGCGGGCAACACGGTTGTCAACTTCTACACAGCTTCTGGAGTGGTTGCGCCATTGAGTGCAACCCTCACGATCCGTGCGTACATCTCAGGTGTTCCAATCAGTGTCGGGACGCTTTCGACAACAGTGACTGTTCTCCTCTCCTCCATTACTGCAGATCCACCTGTTCCCTCCGGTGTACCGATCAATCTGTACAAGTACGAGGATTTTGACTATGACTTCACGCTCACGGGTATCGGTACACCACTAACTCTTCGATACACTCGATCCTCTGCGCAACTTGCACCGTATTGCTCAACATCGAGCGACTTAGCAACCGTGCACTTTACAGGTACGCCACCTGCATCCTACGCGTCTACCTTTTTGCTTGTGATTGATCTGATGAGCGGAACGACGATTGTGAACTCTCTGACGTATCCGGTTACGATCTCTGCAGGTCGGATCATCGTATCTCCTGCTTCGCCCTTCATACTCTACCAATACGAGAATGTCAGCAATACCTTTGGAACCGCACCCACGTTCTCAAATCCACCTCGTAGTAGCATCACGTTTGATCGTCTGTTCACAACCCCCGCGCTTCCAACTGGACTCTCCTTCTCTACGTCAAATACCCTTGTGGGGAAGCCCTTTCTGAAACAGTCTCGGCGCAATTACGAGATCTATGGAAGCAACACAACGACTGGAGATATCACGACGACGACCCTTGCGATTCAGGTGGACTCACCCATTGTCCGGATCACACCGGCTGCGGTCAACTTTTCAGGCCTGACCCGTGCGAGTACCCCGACCGCAACCTTCACATCTATTCTGCCCGAAACGATTTCCTACGTGGGGTCAAATAACTTCGTATATTCATGGTCGACTCTGCCGAATGGTGTATACTTCACGGACATCAGTGGTACGCCCCTATCATCTGCGTACACTTTCAATCCCACCGATATACCTCCTAGTGGGAGCAACACGATCAAACTCGCGGGAACGCCCACTCTGTCAGACATTGCAGTTATTCCATCGAATGGCGTCCTGGTGACGACCTTGACTGGAAGCTACAGTGATGCGACTGCGAGGGCGACGGGAAGTACAAGTCTGACCTTTAACTTTGCAGAGGCAGTGGGCATGACGGGGACAGCCTCTTCGCTGCTGTACGTTGGAAAGCCACTGGGATCCAACGATGTCGTGGTGACTGCCACGAGCTACTTCTTCACGAGCGGAAATGGAAGAATCCGCAACTTTGTGATAACGGCTCCTCCCGCTGGACTGTCACTTGCCTCCAACTCGCCGACGAACCCTACTCGATGGTGGTTCACTGGAACCCCCACGGTTGCATCGACCTCGAACTATACCTTCACCGCCACAAACTCCAATTCAGTTGTATCGTCTAACGTCCTCTCCATCACCATCAACCCCGACGTCGTGAGCTTCACATACCAACCTGCTGACCCCACCTTTATCGTGTCTCGCAAACTTACGGACACTGAGTTCCATGTCGCGGCGACGGCAACCTCAGGATCGCCCATTACGTACACGTCCTCCGTGGATTTTTCGCTCTATGGACTGACCCTCAACTCGACGACCGGATACCTCACGGGAACCCCGACGTCCAACTTCGGACCCGGACCTATCGTCTTCACAGCAACGGATTCACTAGGGGCGTTTGCGACATATACCAACACGAACTTCAGGATCAATCATGACACCTTTACGTGGCCAACGTATGCACCGACCTTTGTCCAGAACAAGGCAATAACCCCTTACCAGTTTATCGTGACCACCACAAGTGGGCGTTCCATCCAATCCTTTACGTCCCCAGCACTCCCCGCAGGGCTCTCATTGAGTCTATCGGGCGTACTGTCTGGAACGTTAACGGGTGCGACGAGTTCAACCTTCATCGTTACAGCGACGACCGGATACCTGCCACCTCCCACAACAGCGTCTCTGACGGTTACGTATACAGCGATTGCAGACAACCTCCTTATTGTGCAGACGAACGGAACCGATCCAATTTCCGGAGGGCTTTTTAGTGCTTCATTTCAGACAGCTCAATACTCAAGCGGCACGGCAGTAAACCCAACATATAGCATTGGTAACCTCTATCCGCTCCAGTATCCTTCACAGCCCGTCTTGGCCATGTCAGCAGGTGGTACGCTGTCTGGCGACTTCACGGCCATCTCGGCGCCGTTCCCTCGGTATGCCACAGACATTACTGCATCGTATGCGGGCGTCACGACCACAACGACTGCTGTGATGTCCCTCAGCAACACACCAACACCCTTTATTCTGGCGGGGTGGGCCTTAATTACATCAGACACTGGATCGAACTATGCCAACCTTAGCTCGACAAACACGTACCCATTTCAAGTAACGACGGCGGGGGTACGCATCAATGCCGGATATCCGTGGACTTACCGGGCACTTGGATCGGCTTTTCCTGCGACAGTTCCCACCTACCCCGACTTTGGGCGCAACGGGACGACCTTTGTCGCAATCACTCCTTCGAACGTCTACGAAGCCACCTACAATACGACGACGAACACATTGGGTACGTTTACGTCGACCTTGGCCGGAACAAGTTTGTCGCCCACTGGCCCGTTTGGATGCGTTGCGAGTGATTCCGTCTCCAACTGGATGGTCGTGGTCAAGTCAACGAGGATAACGACCTTTACTCGTGCCGCAAACTCAGGTTCGTGGGGAACACAGTGGACGGATGCCAACAGCAACTTCACGAACGCAAGTAGCCAGAGTACGCTGCAATATATTGCCCCCAACTACGTCTATGGGCAGTTTGGCGATAGTTCCCTTTTCTACTCGAACGTCTTGTATTCGGTCGAAGGAAAGACATGGTCTACACCTGCGACACCTCCCCTCTTTTCCAACGTTCGCCGGTTTGCGGTGAGCAATACGACCATTGTAGCCGTTGGATCTGCAAAGTCAACTGAGCTAGGTGCGAATGCTCCCATCAGTGTGAGCACGGATAGCGGTGCGACCTGGACAACTCAGGCCGTGGACCTGCCTAATCTAGTCGGTCCGAACGTGATCATCAACGATCTCGTCTATGGAAACGGCAGGTGGGTTCTGTGCGGTATAGGCTCGAATAGCTCGAATATCATTGCGTCCTCCCTCAACTTGTCGAACTGGACGATCTTTCCTGCAAACGATAACATCTGGTCATCAATTGCTGTGAATGCAAACGGATGGACGATCGGAGGAACCTACTCGGCAAATGGCGTAAGTGCATCTAACTCACCGCGGTCGGTTACATTGGCCATCGATGCGGCGTTTTCGAGTAGCTTCACGAACAGCAACGGTGCGTTCAACTATTCAAGTCAACCAACTGCTTCAGCTGTCTTCACCCGTATGCTGTCCACACCCTTCTCCAATACCTCGTCGTTCCCGGGCAGCGTCACAATCCCAGGTGGGTCCTTGACCTTTGTGCAACCCGTGCAGACTAACTATGTGTTGTACCAGTATGTTCCCTATACTATTCCTATTGAGGCGACTGGACTGTCAGGGTTCCTTTATTACTATACACTCGGTGTGCCCGTTGGATTTCAGTTCGAGCTGAAAACAGACGAAAGAAAGGCGTCCATCACCGGCATCTCGCCGAGCAATGGAGTATCGACTATTGCACTCTATGTGAAGACAGCCACGTCTGCACCAAGCGCACTGCGAATCGTATTCAACACAATGATCCCCTTCATTCTGAACCCCATGTCAGGTGCGGGTGCCTATACTGCTCTCCTGCGCACGGAGGTGGATGCCAATGCAGCCCAAAATGCTCGTGATACTCGCACATTCCCCCAGGTGGACCCGTTGGCCGGTCCGTTCATGGGTCCTCGTGCCCCTGACGTCATCACGCAATCCAACTGCTTCCTGGGTCTGTGCAAAAAGCCGTGCCCGACCTGCCACACGATGATGTGAAAAATAAGTGAATGAGTAATGGTTTTGTGTTGGGTTATTTAGTCGCTGTAATCCACCGGGTTGGGCATCGTCATGCCCGTGAAGAGTGCCATGCCCACATGTCCCACCTTCTTGGCAGGCTTACCATCCACTTGCTCCTCAAAGACCGAGCCATCCAGGCTCACGTCGTACGTCTTGCCCTGGAAGATCACCGGGTAGCACTCACGCTCCTCCGTCTTCTCCTCCGGCGGAGGCGGGGCGAAGAACTCCGCCATATGCACCTCCAGCTTCTTCTGGTTATACACCTTATTGTCCAGCCCGTTCATTGCCGCCAGGAACCGGGTCGTGTGGTCGTCCGTCAGCTCAACCTTGGCCTCCGCGGCGACCTTCTTCCACGTCTTGACCTGCGTGGGGTTCATCTTCTCCAGATTGCCCACAAACTTCGCCTTGGGTGCGGCCTTCGCAGCCGCCTTCTCAGCCTCCTTGGCGGCCTTCTCGGCCTCCTTAGCGGCTGCCTTCTCAGCCTCCTTTGCAGCCTTCGCCGCTGCCTTCTCGGCCTCCTTTGCTGCAGCCTTCGCTGCCTTCTCGGCCTCCTTTGCTGCAGCCTTCTCCTCCTCCGTCATCTTCGGCTTGGGAGCGGCCTTCGGCTTAGGCGCCGGTGCAGGCTTAGGTGCCTCTGTCTTGACCTCCTTGACCTCGGGTGCGGGTGCGGGTGCGGGTGCAGCGGCAGCCACCGGCACCTCAACCTCCTGCTTGATGGGCTCCTGTGCCTTGAATCCGGCTGCCTCCGTAGCCTCCTTGAGCTCCAGACCCTTGGCAATCTGATCGCGCACGCGATTCAGGAAGCTGTCGTCCAGGTGAACCCGCAGGCTGCCCCGCGGGTCATCCTCCAGTGTGATGTATCCGTCCTCAGGATAAAGTGCGTCCACTAGCGTGACCGCTAGCTTCTTCATATCCATGTCCTTGATCGGCGTGTAGTCGTTGATGCTGCAGAGCGCGCGGTAGAAGCTGTTGATGATGATAGACGTCATTTTGTTCGTTGGTCGCCCCAAGATCCTGTTTTCTGGGGGCCCGGCGATCCATTTTAGACGATCACCGGCCGCCTCACACCACAGAAAAACCCTCAGCCACTCTCCCCAAAATGGATCCGCTGCAGAGGAACAAACAGACCTTGCCCAAAATGCCTCGCAATATGACTGGCGGCTCCGGCCACAAGTCTCAGAAGAACTCCGAAGGAAACAAGGCTCGCAACAATCGGCTCAAGGGAGATGCACTGCTGGAAGATTACATGACCGAGGCAGACACGGCGGGTGTCGTCATCGGTAAGGTCGTACGGCGACTGGGATGTGGGCGCATGGAGATTGCGCACTTCAATGATCAAGGGGAAGGCTACATGCTGCAGGCGCCACTGCGGGGTGGAATGCGTGGCAAGGGTAAGAAGTCGGTCTGGGTAGACATTGGCAGTCTGGTCATTGTTGCCGAGACGGACCTGGGTGGCAAGACGCACGAGATCGTGGCAGTCATGACGCCCGAGCAGGTGGCGCGGTATCGCAAGATCAAGCCGAACGCAGATGCGCGTCTGTTCCTCAAGGACGCGTCTGCCGAGGCGGATGCCAAGGAGGAGATTGTCTTCGAGGAGGACGAGGCCGAGGTCAACGTGGATGCGATCTAATCGCAGAGGAACACAATGAAATTCGGCATCACAGGCATCTTCACTGCCTTCTTTTTAACCTTCCTTGCCTACACGTCCTATCAACAATCCAAACTGCCTGAATTGGATCAAGTACCCAATGTGCCTGGTTTTTTGGTCCCGATCGCTACGGGCAAGGAACGGGTAACCTCGAGCGGTAATCGCGATGCCTCTATGTACACGCAATCCGTTCGAAGAAAGGCGACGGCAGATGGGTTCTGTGCATCCGGTGGGGTCATGAAGGAGACGACGCACACGACTGGGTTCACGACAGGCGTGGTTGAAGTCTACATGCTCACGGACACTCATGTTGGTCTATGTAAACGTGCGGTGGCCGTATGCGCCGCGGTATTGAACGGCGGCGACGCAATGGCCGAGTACTGCAACGTGCTGGATGGCAATGCAGTCGCCGGTATGAACGTGGACGGCGGAGGTGCAGATGCAATTGTCTGTGCTGTATAACAATGTCGGGGCCATGTGTGACAACCCCAAGTAGGTTTCAGCTCCGCCGAGACACATCAGGGACATGGACTGCAACCAACCCCCTTCTGCAATTGGGTGAGCCAGGCGTGGAGACGGATACAGGTCAGATGAAAGTAGGCGACGGTGTGCGTAGATGGAATGCACTCCCCTATGTCGGGACGGGAGTCACGGGACCAACGGGTCCAACGGGAATAGTAGGGCCTACGGGAACCGTACTGGGCAACGTGGCTCGTGTGGATAAGGTCTATGGTAATGACGCCACTGCGGATATTGGCGGGTTGCCGTTCTTGACCATTGAGGCCGCAATCGCAAAGATCATCGGACCTACGGGAACGGTTGCGTCGCCGCAGTATTCCAACAAGACCATCTGGGTAATGCCCGGTGTATACGATATCTCCCCCACAGGAACCAACGCAACGATCACAACCAACATTGGCGAGACCTTGTATCCGCTACTTCAGCTTCCGTCGACAACCTGTCTGCGCGGTATCAATCTTCAGACCTGCGTGATCCAGTGCTCGAATCCCACACAGAACACGGCTCTGTTTAACGTCGGATCCAACACGCGTATAGAAGACCTGAACATCACGATCGGTGGGTCTGGGTATACTGGATCTAATAACTTGGTCGGCTTGTATTTTGGGTCAACTGCATCCATCTCGTCAAAGATCCGAGTGTCTACGATCAACGTGTGCAATGCGAACATGCCCTATACGTCCTCCAACAACCTCTATGGCGTTCAGTTTGATGGAACGGGTGGCTCGTATACGACCTTCTTCTTCAACTGCATCAAGGGCTGCACGATTGCCGTCTACGGCAATGGATCGGGCAACAAACGGGGAATGATCGTGACGAACAGCAACATTGCGACACTGCGTGATACGAACATCTACGTCGCAGCCCCACCGACCAACTCCAACTTTGCGGGATCCTACGTAGGAATGGAAGCAAGAGATGCGAACAATCTAGGCTCCGTGCAGTGCCGCAGTACGACCGTCGGCAGCGTCAAGGCAACCGGAGCGCAGACCTATACGTCCTCCGACATTCTGCAGACGAATCCAGCGACCATCGCCGATCCAACCTACCTGGCGTCGCCGGGTATTCAGGTGGGACCCGGCACGGATTTGGTGACCAAGTCCGCCGGTGGCAAGGGCTTCACGACCTACATATATCCGACAACCATTTATTACGGGTGCCGTGGAACCATCACAAACACAACAGCGGGATGGTTATGGCCGGGCACACAGTTCTTTACGAACTCCACTCCAAAGTATCCCGATGACACGATTCCAGTTGCCCGCTATCGTGTGCAGCAGCCGTTGATTGTGTCGGGATTGACAGTCTTTTGCGCACTGGGTCCGGGCGCAGGGCATACCACCGTGATCACGGTCTGTAAGAACTCAACGGGAGCCACGACGGGAACCTATCCAGTTGCGCCGAACGGAGCCACCTCGATCGCCGTTACTCTCAGCGGAACCCCGCTTGTGGGCACATATTACAACACGTCTGTGGACTTTGCCCCGGGCGACTACCTGAGTGTCCACTTCCAGACAGATTCACCGCACATACACGATGTAGGTATCCAGGTTGATTGCTTCTAGGGACATCGCGCAGCTCGTGAATGTTTTTTAACACCCAGAAAGAACAAGATGAGCTCGTTCCTCTCACGGTACGTACCCGGAGTGGGCATTGTTACAAACGTCCCCAATGCATGTGCAGGTCCCGTGGGACCACAGGGGGCGCGGGGAGCACAAGGTTCGGTCGGCCCAACAGGGTCCACGGGATTCACAGGTATTGCGGGAGCCACGACCAATACGGGACCTACTGGACCCCAGGGTGCTCAGGGTCCAACGGGATATACTGGTAATACGGGATACACGGGCGTCACGGGGCCTACGAGCACTGTGCAGGGTGTACAGGGACCGCAGGGCCTACAGGGACCGCAGGGTGCCGCGGGTACGGCGACGAACACGGGTCCAACAGGTGTCGCATCTACGGTCACCGGTCCCACGGGTCACACGGGCATTCCTGGATCCGTCACCTTCACGGGTGTCACTGGGTATACTGGCTATACTGGATACACGGGTCCGACAGGACCAACTGGAGCTACTGGCTATACAGGTCAGACTGGTGTCCAGGGTGTCCAAGGCCCCACTGGTCCGGCTGGAACTCAGGGCTTTCAGGGTGTACAGGGGCCGCAGGGGTTCACTGGTCCCGTTGGCCCGGTGGGCGCCATTGGTCCTATTGGTCCAACTGGTCCCCAGGGAACGCAGGGGTTTCAGGGACCCACTGGTCCACAGGGCGTACAGGGCTCCCAGGGCGTACAGGGGCCGCAGGGGTTTCAGGGTACGCAGGGTGTACAGGGACCTGTTGGCACACAGGGTCCAACCGGCCCCCAGGGATTTCAGGGCGTACAGGGGCCGCAGGGGTTTCAGGGCATACAGGGCGTACAGGGACCCACTGGGTCGCAGGGGTTTCAGGGCACACAGGGACCCACGGGACCAGCTGGAAGCCAAGGAAACCAGGGTGTACAGGGTTCCGTTGGTGCTCAGGGACCCACGGGGCCGCAGGGATTTCAGGGCACACAGGGGCCGACCGGCCCCCAGGGATACCAGGGGACGCAGGGCGTACAAGGATCAAGTCCGACCGGGACTCAGGGTCCAACCGGTCCACAGGGAAACCAGGGCGTACAGGGGTCCGTTGGTGCGCAGGGGCCTCAGGGATTTCAGGGACCGACCGGCCCCCAGGGATTTCAGGGCGCACAGGGACCAACCGGTTCGCAGGGGTCGCAGGGGTCGCAGGGGGCAACCGGTCCACAGGGAAACCAGGGCGTACAGGGTGCAACCGGAGCGCAGGGGCCCCAGGGATTTCAGGGACCGACCGGCCCCCAGGGCTCTGTAGGGTCTCAGGGACCGCAGGGCGTTCAGGGACCGCAGGGAGCTGTGGGTGCTATTGGAAGCCAGGGACTAAACGGAACAAACGGGTCACAGGGACCGCAGGGCGTACCTGGGCCAAGCGGAGCCCAGGGGCCTCAGGGTAATCAGGGGCCTACAACCACTCTGACGCTCGGATCCAATACGACATCGTTTACCGCTCTTAGCGCGTCGACTCCTGAGACTCAGACTGCATCAACTACAGTTCCAATTACCAAGGCAATATTCATTCAGGGCGCAAGCAACACGTCTGGAGCTGCGAATGTAGGGGGCATTACGGCACTGTATCCGACTTCGAGTCCAGGCCCCAACTGGGACATTGTCCAAAAACTGATTGGAACGGGCACAGGTACGACCGCAGGATATACGCTGTATTATTACGCCGTGAATTAGTAAGAATGTACACCTCCTATTCCCCCAATCCTTCAACGTCGTGTAGCACCCCTGCAACCTATATTACCGGGGCATTGACAGGTCCGGCCGGATACACTGGCGACACTGGCTTCACTGGACCAGTGGGTGCCCGGGGTGCGCAGGGAGCCAGTGGAGCGTCTGCAACCACGGGAGCGACGGGCATAACTGGATTTACAGGTTTCATGGGCGTAACTGGGCCATCCGGGGTAACGGGTCCTACTGGATACACGGGTGCAGCTGGTCCGACGGGGCGCAGGGGTCTATATGGATATACTGGACCAAGTGGTGAACTCGCCAATACGGGTGCAACTGGACCAACGGGTGCATCGGGCGCAACTGGGCCTACCGGCTATGCGGGACGGTCGGCGATAACAGGTGCAACGGGCGTCACTGGAGTGTCGGGTGTCACTGGATACACGGGTACTTCAGTTTTGACCGGACCCACTGGACCCATTGGACCGGCGGGTACAACCGGATCCAGTGGATCACAAGGTACTCAGGGGGCGAGAGGGACTACAGGGTACCAGGGAGTTCAAGGGCCTAGACACATAATTGCGGGTAATACTGGAATGACCGGCTACATTGGGTATACTGGATCTACGGGCTACACTGGAACTACTGGGTTCACGGGCGCCCAAGGCGCAGTGGGAACACAGGGCACCATGGGTGTGCAAGGTGTACAGGGTACGATTGGCTTCCAGGGGTCGCAGGGTGTACAGGGGCCGCAGGGCGTCACGGGCACACAGGGGTACCAGGGCACACAGGGTGCTGGAGTACAAGGGGCACAGGGCGTAAAGGGGGCGCAGGGGGTTCAGGGTTCGCAGGGGTTTCAGAATGCCACGGGTCCAGTAGGTACACAGGGAAACGTAGGGGCACAGGGTTCACAGGGATTCCAGGGCGCCACGGGCACACAGGGGTTTCAGGGGCCACAGGGTGTACAGGGCTCCCAGGGCGTACAGGGGGTTGCAAACGTCCAGGGCCCACAGGGGTCGCAGGGATTTCAGGGCATACAGGGCGCGATCGGCGTTCAGGGAACACAGGGGGCTCGGGGGTTTCAGGGCGTCACGGGCCCACAGGGCGTCACGGGCCCACAGGGCGTCACGGGCCCACAGGGTCCTGTAGGTACACCGGGCGTACAGGGACCGACGGGCGTACAGGGACCGACGGGCGTACAGGGAACGATAGGCGCTCAAGGGTATACTGGCGTCCAGGGGTCTACTGGTGTTCAGGGATCTCAGGGCGTACAGGGGCCGCAAGGAGCGGCTGGAGTACAGGGTGCGCAGGGCGATACAGGTGCACTTGGAGGCGTTGGATCACAGGGACCACAGGGACCGAGGGGACCCGCAGGATCTCAGGGCGATCAGGGTGTACAGGGTCCTGCAATAGGCGTTGAATACACCATGGGATCAGGGTCGGCATCCGTTGTGTCGGCGGGTTCGATCGATGCAACGGGCGGGACGATCACAACGTCGGGCGGACGCAAGTACCACACCTTCACGTCGACTCAGTTTTTTACCTTGAATTCGAATCCTAATAACGACGTCATCCAAATCCTGCTCGTGGGTGCAGGTGGCGGCGGCGGCAGCGGCAGCGGCACCGGCGGTGGTGGTGGTGGTGGTGGAGGGGTGCTTCTAGTCAATATTACCAGTCTGACGCCGGGATCGTATTCAATGAGTGTAGATCCAGCTTACACGAATGCTAACGGGACTGGCTTAGATGCTGCATGGGTTTTGTTTGGTGTTACATCCTTTCGTGCAAAGGGAGGGGGCAAGGGCGGGAGCGGCCCGACCCCGTCCCCGCCGGGGGCGACTGGTGGCAATGGTGGTAGCGGCGGTGGTGGCGCGGGATCGAACAATGGCGGTACATCGATATTAGGCACAGTTACCGGGACAAATCCAGCTGGAACTACGGTTCAGAATCTGGGGAATAATGGGGGCAAAAACACGTTCATAGCCGGCGGGAGCGGAGGAGGGGGTGCGCTGTCCGTTGGCGGTGCCTCTTCTAATTTTGAAAGCGGATACATTGGTGGCGCGGGCGGCGGCGCATATCTATATAATGGCGTATGGTACGGCGGCGGTGGAGGGGGTGGCGCTACCTATCAAAACATATCCCGTGGAGCCTACGGCGGTTCAAACGCTGGAAATGGCGGCTACACAGACACAACAAGTACTCGCATATCGCCAACGGACGGAGTCCTAGCTACAGGAGGCGGAGGGGGAGGAGGCTGGGGCGACGGAGGTACAACTGGTACTGGTCCTGGTGCCAGAGGCGGCTCAGGCGTTATCATTATATCCTACCCATTGAACACAACCTCGACTGCGACATACTCACCGGGTGTGGCTGCAACGAGTATGGTTATCAATGGTGTTGAGCCATCCTTCTCAAACTACCCAATTATAGACACACGTGTAGCCGGTAGCGGATCGTCATGGACGGTGGCTGCAACCTTCAATACCTTATCTGGTGCACCCGGAATATCGACGGTCACTTTCTATTACGTGTATAAGTAAAGATGGATTACTATCTTACACTGGATCACTGGTCATCGATTGTCCGCCAGCTGAAGGACGACGAACGAGAGTATGACATTCTTGCACAGGACACCTCCGATCTCGCAAAGGACATCCTGCTGGTCATTCGCTCCACACGCTTCAAGCAGGGCGTACTGTTCAAGCAGAAGCGGGGCGAAGAGTACGAGAAGTTCGTGGAGAAGCTCAACGACACCTACGACCACGGCGCCGTGAAGCGCATTCTCAGCAATGACGAGTTCTGGGAGGTCTCCTTTTCTCTTCGGTAATCACAATGTCCTTTCGGCACCGCGTCGCCGACTTTATTGAACATGGACACCTCTTGATGGGCGCTGTCTTCACATGGTGTGCGTATCTGCTCACGCATCCTTGTGATCCGCTGTATCTGCTGAGTGGCATTGTCTTCATGCCGATGTGGCTCTATTGGTCGCATCGTGCACTGCATTGGATCCCTACGAACTCGGCTGTGCTCTATCCCGTCTTTCACATTTGGGGACATCACGGCATCCCGAAGCCCATCACGAATCGGAGTCTTGAACTCCTTAGTGAGACGGTGTGGGAGCTGTTCTTTTGGACGTTCCTGCCAATCTGGGTCCAGTCTGCAACGGGCTTCCACTTCATTCCGACGAGCATTGTGCTGCTGGGCTCGTTCATGTGGATCTCCATTCACATGATCAACTACTCGGTGGTCGGATCCACCACTCATGGTCGCCACCACAAGGACACTCGGGTCAACTACGGACCGGATGTACTGGATCACCTGTTCGGGACCAACTATGACCACACACATGAGGACACGACCTACTGCGTACTGAACGCCATGGCGGCAGCTCTTGCGGTGCTGTATCTCAAACACTCTCTACACTATACAGAGTAATGGAAGCCTGGGCTGTGGAACACTGGGAGTGGGCAGTTCATAAGGTGATCTTTTGGGAAACGGACGATGCGCAGAAGGGCAGAATCCTCCGCATTGTCCACTACTTTCTGGGCTATGCGCTGATCTTTCTGGTTGCCTTCTCGCACTTGGTCTACCCTGCGTTTTGGCTGCAGACGGCGACCCTGTTCTTGGTCACGTGTGTCTGGCTGCAACACGTACTCTTCAATGGATGTGTGAGTTCCAAGGTGGAGCAGAAGCTGATTGGAGACACCGCAAGCTTCATTGATCCTGTGCTGCAGCTGTTCAAGCTACAGCCGTCGCAAGAGTTGACGATCTTTACTCTGCTACTCATCAGCACGATGGCGACGAACATTCTGTGGTTGGAGTGGGTCGCTCGTGTGCATCACAAGCTCTTCCCTATGGTCTCGCATTTACAGGTGGTTCTGAGCAAAACGGAATAGTCTACACACAAGAGTAAGAGATACTAACCATGGGTGATACTATCGTCGGTGTCCAGTTCGGCATTTCCAACCCCGAGAATCTCCTCAAGCGCTCCGTCGTGGAGGTCACCACCGACAAGACCTACCAGAACAATCAACCCATCCCCAATGGCGTCTTCGATGCTCGCTTTGGCGTCATTGAAAACGGCAAGGTGTGTCCCACGTGTAAGCAGACGAACCAGTTCTGTCCTGGCCACTTTGGTCATATCCGTCTGGGTCGCCCGGTCTACCTGTACCAGTTCTTCGATATGGTAGAGAAGTTGGCAAACGTGATTTGCCTGAACTGCTCCAAGCCTCTGGCGTCGGAGGAGAGTGTGAAGGATCTGAAGTCTACAGGTCTGTCTCGGTTCAAGGAGGTGCGTGATCTCCGTCCTACGCCCAAGAAGGATGAGCCGTTTGAGTGCCCCCACTGCGAGACGCCTATCTTCAAGAAGATCGCCAAGGTCCTGGGTAAGGCGGCGACTCTGGAGGGACAGCTGCTAGATCCGACTGCAGAGCCGATCAATCTCCAGGCGGAGATGATCCTCCGTGCCTTCCAGCGCATCACGGACGCTGATTGCCGCCTGATCGGTCTGAACCCGGAGTTTGCTCGTCCCGAGTGGATGTTGTGCACGGTGCTGGCTGTCCCGCCCCTGACGGTTCGCCCGTCGGTGGTCATGGACGACAACCAGCGCATGGAGGACGATCTGACGCACGTGCTGATCAATATCCTCCGAGCAAACGACAAGATCCGTGAGAAGATTGAGAAGGAGGAGTCGGCAGAGGTGCTGGACAAGTATACGGCTCTCCTGCAGTATCACGTGGCGACCTACGTGGACAATGACATCAAGGGAATGGATCCCTCTGCCCAGCGCTCGGGTCGTCCTCTACGCACCCTGAAGTCCCGCTTCGGCGCCAAGACTGGACGTGTGCGTGGCAACCTGATGGGAAAGCGTGTGGACTTCTCGGCTCGGTCGGTCATTACGCCCGATGCGAACATTGAGCTGGATGAGCTCGGTGTGCCGGAGGAGATTGCCACGAACCTGACCTTCCCCGAGATTGTCAGCCCCTACAACCGGGATCGTCTGCTCAGCTACGTGAAGAATGGTCCGGACAAGCACCCGGGCGCCAAGTCAGTCTACCTGAAGGCCGATGATCGCACCGTCTCTCTGCGCTACGTGAACCCAGAGACGATTGATATCCGCGAGGGTGATGTGGTGCACCGCCACCTGATTAACGGGGACATTGTGCTGTTCAATCGTCAGCCGTCTCTGCACAAGGCATCCATGATGGCGCACCGCGTCGTGGTACTGCCCTACTCGACCTTCCGCCTGAACGTTTCAGCGACCCGCCCCTACAACGCTGATTTCGATGGTGATGAGATGAACATGCACGTGCCGCAGAGTATTGCATCGGCGACGGAGCTGCGCTACATTGCTTCGGTTCTGCGCAATATCATCAGTCCTCGTACGAATGGACCGATCATCCAGCTGTTTCAGGACACCATGACAGGTGCCTACCGCATCACGCAGCCAGGCATTGAGGTACCGGAGCCGATTGCCATGAACATCCTGGCTCGACTGAAGCTGCCGTTCTCTCGCAAGGATCGCCCGTGGACGGGCAGTGAGCTGATCTCGACGGCGTTCCCGGTCATGAACTACAAGGGTCGTATCAATCTGAAGAATGGACAGCTCGAGCAGGGCAATGTCCTGCAGAAGGGTAGCGTGAGCGGTCTCCTCCACGTGATCTACGCTGACTTTGGCCCTGAACGCGCGGGTCAGCTGATCAATGATATCCAGTCCATCGTGACCCAGTATAACCTGTATACTGGCTTCTCAGTGGGCACGTCGGATCTGATTGCAAACCAGGTCACACGCGAGTTCGTTGCGGAGGAACTGGCAAAGGGACGGGATAAGGTGGCAAAGATCCTGTCGGCGGTTCACGCCGGACAGTTCGTGAACACGATGGGTCTCTCCGATGGTGAGCAGCTGGAGGATGACATCTCCTCTGCTATGAAGGACGTTGCGGCCTCGATCAACACGAAGGTGATTGGATCACTGGACAAGGCGAACCGCATTGTGCAGATGGTTGACTCGGGATCGAAGGGTGGTGAGCAGAACATCACGCAGATGGTGGCGCTGCTGGGTCAGCAGCTGATTGAGGGTAAGCGTGTGCAGTATACGCTGCAGGATCGTACTCTGCCCCACTTTGCTCGGTATGACGATGGTGTGGAGTCTCGTGGCTTTGTCCAGCACAGCTTTGTGGATGGTCTGATGCCTGCAGAGTTCTTCTACCACGCACAGGCTGGTCGTGAGGGTCTGATTGATACCGCCGTCAAGACCTCTGATACGGGCTATATCCAGCGCCGCCTGATGAAGTCCATGGAGGATCAGCACGTGGAGCACGATGGCACGGTCCGCAACGTGACGGGCTCGGTCATCCAGTTCGTCTACGGTGAGGATGGTGTGGATACGGTGGCCGTGGAGTCGCAGACCTGTGAGTTGCCTCTGATGACGCTGGAGAACATCTACCGGGACTATGCACTGACGCCGAGCGATGTGAACCCGTTCCTGACTGAGTCTGTGGAGGAGACGCCAGATCTGGTCGAGGAGCTGATCGCCGACCGGGATCTGTTTGTCAAGTCCGTGTTCCGTTCCCGCAAGAATGACACGGTTCTCGCACCCGTCAATCTCAAGCGTCTGCTGACCAAGTATGGAAACACCTATGCCACCAAGACGGATCTGACACCTGCGCACGTGGTGGGTGCCCTGAACCGGTTCATCAAGGAGTTCCCACAGAGCAAGGTGTTCCACGCACTCCTGCGCTTCTACCTGGCACCGAAGAAGGCGATTGTCGTGCACCGCCTCAGTTTGGCGCTGTTTGATGAGCTGATGCGCGATGTGCGCTTCCGCTACATCAAGAGTCTGGTTCACGCGGGTGAGATGGTGGGCGCTCTGGCTGCTCAGTCGATTGGTGAGCCGACGACGCAGCTGACCCTGAACACCTTCCACTCGGCAGGTACAGCCAAGGCCAACGCGACCTCAGGTGTGCCTCGTCTGGAGGAGCTGCTGTCTGCATCTGCGAACCCGAAGCGTCCGGGCAACACGGTCTACCTCCAGCCGGAGTTTGCGTATGACCAGGATGCCGTCATCTCCAAGATGAAGGAGATCCAGCGCACGACCCTGCGGGACATTACCAAGTCAGTGCGCATCTACTACGATCCGCCATCCACGGGCACGGTCGTAGAGGAGGACGCAGAGGTCTTGGCACTCTATCAGGAGTTCACAGTAGCCAATGAGGCATCGTGTGCATCCCCATGGATCATGCGCCTGGAGCTGAATGATCTGGAGATGGCATCCCGCAACGTGCTGGATCTGACGGAGGTTCAGGCCAAGCTGCGGAACTCGCCCCTGAAGATCCTGGAGTGTATGCATTCGATCGGCGACGGCAAGAACGTCAAGGCGGAGGCGATGCTGTCCAATGCCGAGGCGTCCAAGCTGATTCTGCGTCTGACCTTTGACGAGAATGTGATCAAGACGCCGACGCAGCTGCGGTTCCTGGAGGACAAGATCCTGGATACGGTGCTCACGGGCGTGGATGGTGTGGGTGGTGTGCATCTCCGCAAGGTGAAGAATGAGCTGATCTACGATGAGAAGGTGGGCGGCTACTCACAGAAGGAGCAGTATGTGCTGGATGTGGATGGTACCAACATGTACCAGCTCATGGTGTTCCCCGGTGCGGACGGGACCCGCACCTTCTCGAACGATATCCACGAGATCAATGATGTGTTCGGCATTGAGGCGGCTCGTCTGGCGATCTTTGAGGAGTGCTCTGAGGTCTTCGTGCAGGAGAAGGTGAACTACCACCACCTCTCGGTGCTGGTGGACAGCATGACCTTCAGTGGTCGGATTGTGGCGGTGAACCGGTTCGGCATGAACAAGAACGAGACGGGTGTTCTGGCTCGGTCCTCGTTTGAGGAGACCAGCAAGAACATGTTCAATGCGGCAATGGGTGCTGAGTTTGATACGATGCGGGGTGTGTCTGCGAACATCATGTTTGGTCAGAAGCCTCCTTGCGGCACGGGCTTTGTGGATATCCTGGTAGATGAGTCCCGACTGCCTGACGGACAGGATGAGCTGCCCGATGACAAGACACTGGAGGAGGTCAATCAGAAGCTCGAGGGTGAGACGTCGTCGTGCGGTCTCCAGCTGAGCGATCTTCAGATGTGGTGATGAGTTCTATAGCGATCGTGAGGCAAGAAACTGCGGGTGTTGCGGCGACTGCGGCGACGGCGACGGCGCCCACCTGGGATGGGCGTGTTCAGTGCAGTGTCGGGAAGATCCTCCTCCTTCTCTGGAGGAGACGGGCGCCATCCAGGCACTTGTTCATCCGCCGTCGTACCCACCGGCCACACAAATAGGTCATCTGCCGTCTCCACGACCGGTGCCGGTGCCGGTGCCGGTGCCGCCACCTCTGCAGGGGGGCCGGCGGCCACAATCTTTTCAGCTACCTCTGCCTTGAGCGTCTGCACATCCTCAGTTGTGATGGGTTGAGCCTGGTCTGCTGCGTCGGAGTACATCCCTTGTAAAGTCGCCATATTCTTCGAATCGGTCAGCAGCGCGACTCCTGGCGCTTCATCCAAACCATCAATTTCACCGCACACATGTCCCGCTAACGCAGAGCACAGAAGCGAGAACGACATTGATGATCCCAGCGCCTTTTCCACAATCGGACGCCCCGTGCTTGTGCGCACCATCGTGATCAGGACTTCCCGCATCATGTATCCAAGCCCTTCCGCCGCCGACGCGATCTTCAAGAACGCAAACAACCGCTCGTACAGAAAGAGATCAGGGGAGTTATCCAGATCAGGACCAACCTGAGTGGCTAACGCTTCCAGCATCACGTAGACGGGGAGCAGATCCGCCTGACTGGCGCCACCGCCACCAACCTGGGCAGATGTGTCCGGATACTTCTCCTTGGCCGCTGCGGCGATTGCGGTGAGGACAGCTTCAGACGGCATTCCGGGCTGCCGCGCCTGAGGGGCGCCCGCCTCTCGAGCTTCATTACGTGCAGCCACGACGACCGGTGCGCCCGCAACCGGTCTCTGTGCAGCAATGTGTCCAGCCAGGAGGGGATACAGCGCAAGAATGTTGGGGAGGACTGCAAACCGACGTGCAGCCCTGTCTTCCTTCCAACCACCTCTCCGGAATGTGCGACGACGTCCACCGCTGTGCACCAGTGGGTCTTCTGTGTTGTCTGCGAGATCAATGACCTCTGTCGATTCAACCGCCTCATTGTCCTGAATAGCCGACACAACGGCCGCAACCGACTCCGGTGCATCTGCAGTGTTCTTCATTGCCGGAGCATCGCCTGGGGAGGTGTCAAGGTACTGCTCCATTGCACGATACAGATCCAGGACGGCCCTCTTTGCATTCCCGTCTGCCATCGTATCCGCAGCAGGTTTGCCCTTTGTCCGAGCCCATGTGAGCAGAACCTCACGAATGGGCGATGCCCGATCCACCCGTGCGATATAGGCCAGGAACGAATAGATATCCTTGTCAACGGACTTGTTTGCAATGAGGGTAGCAATGCGGCGTGAGAATGCGGATGCAGTCGCCTGAGTGAACCACTTGTCCAGATGCTGGATCTCCTGGCGCTTGTTGAACTGCGTCACAAAGTTGTTAGGCAGCTTCGCTTCGTTGTTGTGCTTGAGCATGTCAGCCTCCGTAACCTCCACGGCAAATGCCTTCTCGCAGATATTCTGATCGGCTGGCCACGCTGCCGATGGGTCTGCTGCCCATGCCCGCAATGGCGCGAATTCGGCAAGAATGTCATCTGGATCTGTTTCGAAGGATGTGTGTGCGTAGTGAAGTCCCTGTTGGACTGCAGCCTGGAACTGCTGGGGAGGTCCACCCTTGAAATCACCCGTCTGGATCGTACTCAGGTAAGCATTCTTCGCAGCCTCAATGTTCACCTTGAAAGCATCCGCAAAGTCAAGGATCGCATTCACCTTCTCCTTCGTGACGGTGGCTGTGCATGCAGCAATCTTCGCAGCCTTCTTTGCAGCAATAGCAGCGGCCTCTGCAGCCCTCTTTGCTGCTTCAACAGCCGGGTCCACGCCGGGGAACTGACGGGTGCTGAAGACAAGGATACGTGCCGGATTCGGGTGCTCCTTGGTGGGCGCAGGAAAGAAGATCGTATCCACGCCCATCGCGAGTGCATAGGACAATGCAATGTAGTCATAGGACACAAAGTAGGGACGCATGTCGGTAGGAAGTGGGGGGTCGAAGGATTGCAGCAGCAGAGACAGACAGCTGAGCACCTGAAGCCAATCCCCTGACCGCTTCCGTGCCCAGGCCGCATTCACGCTGAAGATCTCACCCGCCGTCAGCTTGGCGGCCTTCTTGAGTGCACTTGCGAGAACCGAGTTGAGCAGGGAGGCAATGGAGTTCGCCGCCTTTGCATCTGGGCTTTCCTGGACACTTGCTCCACTGGACACGGTCACATTGACCGCTCGGTGCCAAATCTTCTTCATGAATCCATAGTTGCGGAGCTTGGACAAGGTGAAGGTATACTTGGAATGGAAGTTGCTTGTCGGCGTAGCGGGATTGAAGGGGATTCTGCCCGGGTAGACGATCGGCCCACTCGTCTGCGTATGCGACGACAAGCGGACACCCGTCGTCTCGCTGGGTCTGAACATCGGATCACTGGGTGCCACCTTGGAGGCCGGATCGTTCTCGCTTTCCGGCGTGTAGGCGTATCCGACCTTGATCTCGGATCTGGGACCCTGCGACAGACGCTCAAACAGCTGGAGAGACACCGTATCCACCACGAGAACCGCATTGTCAATTCCACATCGATTCACCAGCTGCTCTCCCACGTCTGCCTCTGTCAAGTCAACTGCCTTGATGTAAAACTCTACGCCCGTTATGGTTCGAAAGGACATGGTTGCGTCATTGGCGAGTCCGAGAACCTGATCCTTGAATCCCGCATTGCCTCCTACCGTGTTCATGCACCCCTCCTCACTTAGATTGTCATTCTTGTTCACCAAGACCGCCTGATTAAACACGCCGACTGCCTTGTTCGGACCGGCCTGTTTCTTAGCAAAGTCATGATTCCCGTCCGCAAACGCCATATTGGACAGGAGTTGGTCATTGGCGCTTCCTGCTCCTGCTGCTGCCGCTGCTGCTGCCATTACTTACATCACCGAAACAAACTACCACAGCTTCGTACGCCGACGTCCACCCATGACGGTTGCCGTGGGGGTATTCAGGACCAGTGCATAATAGGGATAGTAGAGCGGGGCGAAGAAGAAGTCAAGGATCGCCCAGCCAATCGATCCATACTTTGCATAGGACAGGCTGGCGGCTCCGAGATTCCACACAAAGTACCAGATCGCAACAAACACGAGGCTCACGACTGCACCCGTGCTGAGCACCGTAGATGTCGTGGTCGTATCACTGTTGGCGGGACCTGTGTTTGCATCGGGCGGAGGAGGCTCGGGAGGTGAGGAAGGCATCTTTGCTAAATAATAGGGAAACAAAGTAATGGTCAACTTGACACATCCTGAACTCGCAGAAATCCAAACACCCTCCCTGCCCGGAGCGAGCTTGGAGGCACTGAACGCACTGCGAACCAAGATGTGTGCATCCTCGGGGAAGGAGTATACGCTCCAACCGCAGCAGCGTCTCCTTCGGCGCATTCTGTCGCCTGACTCACCTACTCGCAATCTGCTCATGGTGCATGGAACGGGTGTGGGCAAGACCTGCACGGGTATTCAGATTGCCGAAGAGTATATCCTGCGCCCCGAGTTTCAGGACAAGAAGGTCCTGGTGGTTGCCTCTCGTGCAGTGCAGGAGAACTTCCGCACACAGATCTTTGATATGAGTCGCGTCTACCTGGATAAGGCAAGTGATACGCTCAGTTCCAAGCAGTGCACGGGTCGCCGCTACTTGGACATGCTGCTGCGCATCGAGTCCGAGCCCAAGAACTGGGAGAATCCGGAGGTGAGGGCGCGGCTGGAGAGAACGTCCGATCGCATCATCAATGAGTTCTACGAGTTTCAGCCGTACAACTCCTTCGGTGCCGTGATCGAGTCCAAGCTCACGGGAACGGAGGCGGACATTGACGAGGACTGGATTCACGAGAACTTTGATAACCGTCTGCTCATTATCGACGAGGCGCACAATATCACGACGGAGGAGACGACGATCGCCGCTAATCTGGAGCGTCTGGTCAAGGTCGCGGAGGGACTGGTGCTGGTGCTGCTGACGGCTACACCCATGTACGACACCTACGAGGAGATCATCTTCTTCATGAATCTCTTTCTATGGAACGAGCGGAAGCAGCCGTTCAGCACGACACTGAAGGCATCTCAGTTCTTCAATGACGATGCGTCTCTGAAGGAGGGCGACTCGGAGAAGACGTTCCGTGAGTGGTGCCAAGACTACGTGTCCTACGCCAAGGGTGAGAGTCCCTTCACGTTTCCCTTCCGTCTGCCGCCGCCGACGATTGCGGACAAGGACGCTCTGGCTCGTAGCTTCAATAACCAACCGATCACACCTGCACAGCGGATCAAGTATCTGAGTTTGGTTGCCTCGCAGCCTGAAGGCGAACAGCTGCGGATTCTGACATCGGGAGTGCGGGATGTGGCGGATGCGAAACGTGCTGCCATGATGGCGCCCACCGTGTCCGTCTTTCCTGGCGACAAGACATTTGCGCAGACCTTCAAGACATCCAAGGAGCAGTTCACGTATGCGGGAGAGGCATTCTTGACGCCCGAGAACCTGCCCAAGTACTCGTCCAAGTTTGTCAGTGTCCTCAAGTCCATTCAGGAGTCCAGCGGTGTATGTTTGGTCTTTTCCAACTATGTGGAGCGTGGTGCTCGTCTGTTTGCCATGGCACTGGAAGAGCACGGGTACTCGCCTCATCGGGGCAAGACGCTGTTCAAGAAGTCCTCGCATGTGGGTGCATCCAAGGGCAAGTACATTCTGATCTCCTCCGCTGCATCGGATGCCGAGATCAGCAGCATGTTGGATGCCGTCAAGAGCCGCACGAACGTTCATGGTGAGAAGGTGAAGGTGGTGGTCACGAGTCCGCTGGCTGCAGAGGGTATTGACTTCCGCTTCATTCGTCAGGTGCACATTCTGGATCCCTGGTGGAATATGAGCCGTATTGAGCAGGTTGTGGGTCGTGCTCTGCGCACCTGCAGCCACCAAGATCTGCCTCCCAAGGAACAGAACTGCACGGTGTATCTCCACGTGGTTCGCCCAGATGCGGAGCGGGAAGCTTTTGACGAGTATACGTATCGCACTCGTGTGGAGGCGAAGGGGATGCGCATTGCCAAGGTCCGCAAGGTTCTGGCAGAGTCTGCAATGGATTGTCCGATTCAGGTGGCACTCCCTGCAGATTGGCGAGAGTTGGAGGTTCCCCAGATTCGGGATGAGGGACATGAAGAGGTTGTCTATCGCCTGAAGGGAATGATGGCACCTGCATTCGATGAGGCTCCGGATGTCGAGCAGTGCAAGGTCAACGAGTCGGTGCCGGATCCTGATCACGCTCGTCCGCTGTCAACCTACGTGGATTCACGGGATGAGATTCTAACCAAGCTCGGAAAGCTCTTCACAGACAAGTCTATCTGGGATCGTGAGCAGCTCTTTGCAGCCCTCCGTCCCTTCAGCCGGGATGTCGTGATCTATACTCTGCAACAGGCAATCTCAACGTCCTTCCGCTTCACGGATTCCTTCGGTCGTGCATCTCTGCTGGAATCCAAGGGGGATCTGTATGCCTTGGCACCGCTGGGTGTCCCGAATAGCACGGTGGTGGAGCGCACGACTCGTCCTCCCAAGCGCGTGGAGATCGACCTGCCCGAACCCGAGGAAGAACCCGAGGCTCCTGCGCAGCTGGAGGATGACGTCCTTGACAAGCGGCGCATTGCCTTCAAGTGGCCTAAGGATGCCGGTACTCGGTTCTCGGACAAGGTCAAGAATGGCTATATCTTTGACCACCAGTTCACGGCTGCAGAGAAGAAGGCGTATATTGCCACCAAGCCTGATTTGCCCTTTCTGGATCGGTTGCAGGTGCCGGACTCGGACATTATTGTTACCGGCGCCATGAAGGAGCTCACGGGTGAAGACCTGACCAAGTATAACGACTGGGTGAAGCAGCTGAAGGATCGGTTCGTTGCGGATCGCGAGAAGATGTTTGCATCCATCGCATCCAATGGTGTGCTGACCGTCTCCCTGTCTGAAGTAGCAGATGGCGTTCCGAAGCGTGTGATTGGTGCCAAGTCATTCATGCCAACTGTCGCAGGTACAGGTGGCAACCCGGTCTCCAAGATGAAGGTTGTCGCCACCTACATTGACGAGAAGGGAGTCGGTGCGGGTGCGTTGGCTGGAGCCGAGCTGAACACGTATGTGGAGCTCCTTGCGCGGGAGGAACACAATATCGTCTGGTATACTCCGGAGGAACTAGAGGTGTTGGGCGAGGAGGCTGTCAAGAAGGACGTTCTGGCTCGTCTTCGAGCTGGACCCAAATAGTTTGCCATAAGTGTATAAATGCCGCCCAAGCCGAGCTATCACAATAACCCGAGTCTCGCCGAGGCCCGTGCCGCTCTCAAACTGGCTCGTCGTCAGGGTGCCGCCACGGACATTCAGCGTGTTGTTCGTGGACACCAGTCTCGGAAGCGCACGAACAAGAAGGGTGGTCGTCGCCGCACTCGCCGTTGAACTAAAATGAAAACTCTTCACTCAAACACACAAGGGGGCACAATGGATACCAACTCTCTCTATGAACGTCGTGAGCTCACTCGGAACGTTCATGTAGACGCTCGTTTCTTGCAGCGTAATATCCACGCCAGTCTGGTTGCCCAGCTCCGTCACAAGTACGAGGGCATCTGTCTTCCAGAGGGGTATGTGCAGCCTCGCAGCATCACCATCGTCGAGCACTCGTTCGGTCGCACCAACATCCTGAAGGGCGGTCTGGATTACTCTGTCCGGTTTCAGGCCGACCTGTGCCTCCCTCACGCGGGTCAGGTGTTCAAGGCGCCTGTCGTGCTCAAGAGCAAGATTGGTCTTCACGCTGAAACGTCGCCGATCAAGGTGCTGCTGCCTCGAGACCTTCATATCGGAAACGCCGACTTTGACAAGGCGGAAATTGGACATGACATTGAGTTCGATGTCGTGGGCGCCCGGTTCCAGCAGGGTGATCAGTCCATTGTAGTCTTGGGGAAACTGCGCCAGGTCGTACGTCCCGACGAGCACAAGGAGGTTGCCGAGCCGGAGGCGCAGGATGTGATTGCTGCACCGGTGGGTGAGGGTGATAAGGAGCGGCGTGTGGTGACCGTGGACGTGGAGAAGACCAAGGCATCTGGTGAGCCGCGTAGGAAGAAGCTGGTGAGAACTGTTGCGTCAGAGCAAGATGAACAGAAGCCGAAAGGAAGCGTTGAAGGAAAGGCTTGATCGGCTGGATGCAAACGAACACGCTCAGATCTTCAATGTCATCAAGAAGTATACCGAGAGCTTTACCAAGACACAGAGTGGTGTACTGATCTCTTCGGACGTTCTGCCGGATGCGTGTCTGGTTGAGATGGAGAAGATGGTCACTTTTTACCTTGACCAGCACAAGCAGATGGAAGCCGATGAGGCAGAGAGAAAAACCTATGAAAGAAGGTAAATGCCCGCCGAGTCAGACTTGACCAAGGATATCCCGAATGAGTCGATTAGCCAGTTTTATTGGGTCCTCTTTATCGGCGTCTCCATCCTTGCGGGGATTGTGGTTGTCCTGGATATCTACCTGCTGACAGTGAATACAAATGCCGGGTTGTCGATGCTTATTCGTTCAGTGCCTGTGCTTGTGATCGCAGTGACAAACATGTTATTCATGCATGTGTTGTCTGCGCGGGCGCTGAAGTAAAATGGATGCTTTTGATTCAAGCATAAAGATAAGGAACCATGGATACCCTTCTCCCCACCTCGGCACTTGCTAGCCTGAAGGAGTTCGCCGCACTTGTCAAGAAGGACAAGCACGCAGAGCTCGAATGCAAGATTCTTCACAACCAAATTCACACCAAGGACGTTGCCGATCGCATCTCGGACAGTCTCCAACTCTATTCACGAGGTGCTCCCGTTCACGAGCACCGTGCCACCTTCTCCTACTCCGATGGGCTTCGTGTTGCAGTCATTGGAGCTGAGAACATCCTCAAGGTCTGCACAACTGGAAGCTTTAGGGGCGTCCCCCTCGACGTGGAGCGGAAGCGGCGCTACTTTGAGGTCGTGACCGCCATCAAGGGCAAGTCGGATACGATTGATGTGCCCGAGGCAGGTGTTCGCCTCACCCTGCGCCACGAGGAGCACCTGCGCAAGGACTTCTCGGGTGCCCCGATGGATTCGGCGAGCCACGTGCGTGTCATTCACCGCAAGAGCTGGACGAGTCTGGATGGCATTGTGCGCTACGACTTCTCGCAGACCAAGTCCAAGACGAAGCAGACCAAGGACTTTGCAGATATCCTCAAGCAGAACCCGGTCTACGAACTGGAGCTGGAGGTGGTGGACCGCACCAAGTCGGAGGCAGAGATTGTTGCGTCTGTCATCCGCCACATCACGCCCGTTCTCGCTGCCTTCCAGGGGTCGCAGTTCATCCTGTCGGCGTCTGATCTGCGCCGCTACCAGATGGAGTTTGAGATGACCCGGACGCCCTTCCTGAACCCGGTCACGCTGGAGCGTCGGCACCTCATGGGGGATCGCCCGAATAGCATCCTGTCCGGCTACACGGTCACGAACAAGGCAGATGGTGAGCGCTGCTTTCTGGTGGTGATGCGGGACAAGCGTGTCTTGCGATTCACGCCGAGTTCCGTGATCACGTGGACGGGTCTGACGGCGACCAATGACATTCACATTGGCGACATTCTGGATGGCGAGTATCTCGCTTCTCGCAACCAGTTCTGTATCTTCGACGTCTACTGGTACCGCAACCGCGACGTGCGCCGTCTGCCGCTGTTCCTGTCCGAGGAGGACATGTCCAAGTCTCGTCTGGGCTGTGCTCGGTCGTTCGTGGGTGATATCCCGAAGGACTTCACGTCGCAGGTAGGCTCCAAGCCGCTGCGCGTGGTGACCAAGATGTTCCTGGCAGGAGATGGAGAGGCCATGCAGGAGGCAATCCGCAAGATCCTGAATACAGACTTTGAGTATCCGACCGACGGACTGGTGTTCACGCCCCGGGCATCTCCGGTCGCGCCGATCTCGGAGCGCAGGGGCAAGACGTGGACGACGGTCTACAAGTGGAAGCCGGCATCGCACAATAGCATTGACTTCCTGATCAAGCTGAAGCACGGCGAGAGCTTTGACATTACGCTCGGGAAGCGGGTGGTCAAGGGGACTTTGCACGTCTCTCGTACACCGGGTGATATCGTGTATCCCTGCGAGACCATGACGGGCGAGTATGAGCCGCCGGAGCTCCTGCCTGAGGATCGGGGACGTGATCGTGTTCCGTCTCCCTTCCAGCCGTCGGTGCCTCGTGCGCCGGATGCACATATCATCAATGTGCCCGTGGATGATCGTGGGGTGCCTGTGGATGCTGAGGGCAATCGTGTGGAGGACAATACGATCATTGAGTGCTCCTACGATACGGAGAAGGGTCGCTGGACGATCATGCGGACTCGCCACGACAAGACGCACCAGTATCGTGTTCTGCGGCGTCCCCAGTTCGGCAATGACATTGCAGTTGCCGATGCGATCTGGACGAACATGCACGTGCCGATCACAGAGGAGATGATCAAGAACCTGGTGGCGAACCCGCCAGATGCGACCTTCGAAGATGATCTGTATTATCGTGATAACCTGGATGCACGGGACCGGATTCTGCGGGATGTCTACGGGTTCCACAATCGGATCAAGGACGATCTGTATCGCTCATCTATCAAGCACGGGGATTCCTTGCTGGAGTTGGCGGTGGGACGCGCAGGAGATCTGCTGAAGTGGAAGCGGACTAAGCCGTCCAAGGTCGTGGGCATTGACTCGTCCATGTCCTGCATTACCTCGCCACGTCAGGGAGCGTGTGTGCGCTACTTGAAGGAGAAGGCTGCGAACCCGACGGACTACATTCCACCGGTCCTGTTCATCTGCGGCGACATGACCAAGCCGCTGTTTGAGGGCGACAACAAGTATGCCAACATCGTATCGGGATCCACACCGGCACCGACGCCGTATCTGGAGACCTTTGCAGGGCACACGGAGTTTGATGTGATCTCGTGCCAGATGGCGGTCCACTATGCATGTGCGTCCGAGGAGACTTTCGAAGCCTTTGCCTCTAACCTGGAGCAGCACGGAACGGGTGTCTTCTTCGGAACCTGCCTGGATGGTGCATCCGTCTACGCCCTGCTGATGGGTAAGCAGAGCCACATGTTCCGGTCGGGGACGCAGGTCTTTGGCGAGTTCGTCAAGGAGTATGATGACAAGCAGGGGTGGTCGGAGGAGTTCGGTCAGGCAGTGTCCGTGCACCTGGAGAGCTTTGAGCAGCCGCAGAAGGAGTATCTGGTGCCCTTTGAGAAGATGACGGAGGTTCTCAAGAAGCATGGATACAATTTGGTGGGGAGCACGATGTTCGCAGACCACTATGCAGATCAGAACAATATCCTGCTGACTCAGGAGCACCAGGCATTCAGCTTCCTGCACCGGAGCTTTGTGTTTGAGCGGTCCAAGGAGCCCAAGAAGCAGGATAAGCAGGAGGTGGAGATCCCGGTTGCTGAGCCGGAACCGGAGGTCAAGGACGAGCGGTCTGAACAGGCCAAGCCAGAGGAGAGTACTAAGGCAGAGGAGCCCAAAAAGAAGAAGAAGATTGTCAAGGTCGCTGTTAGTGGCGCCGAGCAGCCTGTCCTGTTCTTCGGAGCCGATGAGGGCAAGGGCGAGTGGCGTGTGTTGTCCAACATGTATGAGGCGCCCTTCCAAGTGGACTCGATCACGTACCCCACGGTGGAGCACTACTTCCAGTGGGCAAAGGCAAAGCAGTTCGGGGATGGCGCCAGTGCTGCCAAGATCCTGAAGACACCCTCTGCCAAGTCCGTGAAGGCATTGGGGCGCAAGGTGGCGGACTTTGATAAGGAGGCGTGGGACAAGACCAAGGATGGCGTGATGCGCACGGCTGTCAAGGCCAAGTTCATGCAGCACCCAGATCTGAAGACGAAGCTGCTCGAGACGGGAATTCGTCCGATTGGTGAGGCGTCTGCCCGTGATAAGTACTGGGGTATCGGGACGTCGGCGGATACGTCCAAGGCGGCAGACCCGACCAAGTGGCCGGGCAAGAACGTGCTAGGTAAGATGCTGGTGGAGCTACGCGCTGAGCTCAAGGAGTAAAGGGTTTCATGGAGCAACCTAACAGAATACAATGAAATACCCAAAGGTCTTATTTTTTAGACATGAGCAGTATGCGGCCATTGACACATTCCTTAACGTGAGCGAAGACAAGCTGGACTGCACGTTGGAGATCACGTCTAACCCCAAGGATATTCTGAAGATGTTCAGCAGCGACTACCATATCCTCGTCACCTATGGACGGTCTGAGGAGGAGTACTATGCATCAATGGGATCCCTCGTGAACCGGATGCGGATGCGGTGGATACACTTCCAGTCCACATCACTTGTGGATTTCAACCGTGGCATCAACTACTGCTACATCCACAACGTATTGATGCCTCACGAACGGACTCGTCCCGTCTTTTCTGTCTTCACAACCTGCTACAATACCTTCGCAAAGTTCTATCGTCCATATGGAAGCCTGAACCGGCAGACGATGAAGGATTGGGAATGGGTTGTGCTGGATGACTCTCCAGATGAAGCGCACTTTAAATTTCTTAGGGAGGCAGTCTTTGATGATCCCCGTATTCGCCTGTATAGTCGCGATAGAAACAGCGGCAATATCGGGAACGTCAAGAATGAGGCAGCGTCCCTCTGCCGCGGCAAGTATGTCCTGGAACTGGATCACGATGACGAGATCCTCCCCGACTGCCTTGCAGATGCTGTGAAGGCGTTCGAGTCAGATCCTGACGTTGGATTCGTCTACATGGATGCGGCGCTTCTCCACGAGAATCGCACGAACCACACGTATGGTGATCACTTCGGGCTTGGCTACTGTGGGTATTACCGCCAGAAGCATCAGGATATGTGGGTGAATGTGATCTCGTCGCCCAATATCAACAACATCTCCCTCAGCCACATTGTGGGGCTTCCAAACCATCCTCGCATCTGGAAGCGGTCTGTTCTGAATGAGATTGGAAACTACTCCGAGTACCTCCCTATTTGCGACGACCAAGAGCTGCTCCTACGTACGGCAGTTAAGACCAAGATGGCGCGTGTACACAAACTTGCTTATATTCAGTACATGAATGATGGATCTAACAACTTCTCGCTCATTCGCAACTCAGAGATCAATCGTCTGGGGCCGAAGTTCATCACTCCACAGGCATATGAGGCCTATAAGATTGATGAGCACATGAAGTCGCTCGGTGCCTACGAGGTTCCTGGACCGAACCCATGGGCACAAATGTGGACCAAGGAGAACTTTGAGTATGTCTATTGCAATAGTGTTCTGAACTTTGACCACACGAAGCAGATCTGCGTTCTGGGGCACCAGACACTTATTAACCACATTGGAGACCTTCGGGACGCCAAGGAGGATATCTTTGTATTGGACTCAGAGCTGTCGACGGACGAGCTCTGTGCCTTGCTGGATCAACTCAAGCTAGATCGGGCAAAGTGCTATGCGCTCCAGGGATACACGGAGGAGACTCTGCGCCGCTACTTTCTGCTGGTGTGTCGCAGCACAAAGGACTATGAGTTCATTGGTTCTGACGATAGAACTGCTCATACGTCAGTGTCGCCCCCGGAGCCGGAGCCTGAGTCTCGGTCGGAATGTACATTTGATGTAGCTTCTGACCAATCACCTGAGTCGCCTGCTCCGGTGTGATTTCACCCTTCTCGATCCTCCGCTTCAACGCCAGCATCTCAAAAAAGGTGCCATCCAGACGATCCTCTGCATGCATCTGAAAAAGGGACGGGTAGTTGTAGTATAGCATCTCGTTCTCTCCCTGCAGCTTCTCCTCATACTCCTTCTTATTGGCCTTGATACGAGCCCACTTCTGCTTGGAGGCATCCATGTTGCGAACGAGTGCCTGAACCTGTGTCGCTGTCAGGTCCGTATCGTTGATGTGCCGGAGTCCAGCCGCCGTCTCTTCAGGAGTCAATTCACGAGCCGTCATTTGCGTTTACTAAGATCAATGGCTTTAACTGGGTCATTAGTGACGCACACTCGTCGTGCGTAGTCATGCCAGTCAAGATGATTTGCCCTGTGCGGAAGACCTTGGCGATCCACTTGGTGTTTGGGAAGTAGACCTTGACAGCCGGGTAAACTGCGGGTTCGTAGACTGTGGTTACCCCCTTATCTCGCAGAGACGCATACAGTGCATCCCGAGAGAGATTCGTCGTTCCCGCCAACTTTGTCTTGTAGTTCATCAGCACCACACGCCGCACGTCCGTCCACTCGCCCGTACACGCAGCCGGGCAGTGTGCCAGTATATGATCCTTCAGCACCTTCGTCGCCTCCCGGTCATACGTCTCGTCCAGAACGCCCGTGATATGAAACACGCCGTTCTGGAAGATCTTCACGGTAATCTCCTTGCGCAGCCGAGTGCCGCCGCCATCTGACATGACGACCAGTGTAATGGAGTTGTGTCCAAATCCAGTTGTGCGCTTGGGGACGGTGGTCTTTGCCCTGCGCTTGATCAGATCTCGCTTGGAGGAGCCGCGCTTGATAACGCCCTGCTTCTCCACCTTGATGATCGTGTCAGTCAGTGGAAGTTCGTGGGCGAGGACGTTCGTATCAAGGCGGACTCCCATGTTGTACAGTACGACCATCGTGGTGAGCGTGGGCGGATCCATTGTTAGGGTCAGTTGTGTAAACCCAATCGGTTTCGTTTTTCCAGGCATGGGAGAAGGAATGCGGATACCGAGAGACGACAATGCAGTGGAAGTTGCGAAGAGCTTTTCGCATACTGACCTCCTCGTAGGGAGTTAACATCCACCCATCCAAGTATCCAAGCCAAATCGTACCCGATGTCTGATGTTCGCAGATGGACTTGATGGTGCTCACAAAGTTGTCCTCCAAGGAAAGCCGGGACATGTCATAGCACTCGGCTGGCTTTGGAATAGGATATGTGTAGATGGTCAGCATTACTAGATTTGTAGCTAGATCTTTAAGCGTTACGATCCGCCGTATGAGGCCACTGGATGTTGCTCTTCAGGGCAGCCGATTGTGCCGCAGTCAAGCGGCAATTGCAGGCACCCGCCAACTGGGTCTTCTTGCAGTTCGGGCAGCAGTTATTCGCATACCCGTTTCCGTACATCTGACGAGCCACCTGGATCTTGGACAGCTCGGCGTTAGCAGCCAACTTGTCGTTGATCTCCGGGAGCTGGGCAGACGACAGACACGGCATGGTGTTCGTGATCTGCGAGGCCTTGGCGTTTCTCCGTAGCTCTCCCTTCGCAACCGCCTGACCCGACACGAACTCTTGGTAGCGATCAACCGACTGCACCTTGTGACCACCTCCATGGTTGTAGCCGGTAGCCGAGCGAGTGGACGGCGCATTCAGGGGGAGCAGACACGCCGTAGCCGCCACAGCCGTCTCCAGGTTGCCTGCAGCCGCAATACGCTTGACAATCTCCGTCTGGTGACCCGCATCGCGATGGGGACGAGTATCCGTGATCGTCACCATTCTCTGCTTGTAGCGTCCAAGGTATTCGCTGTAGGACATCTTACTCTTAAGGTGAAAAAGATTTGTGGTGTGGTGTCTCTGCGCTTGTCTACACACCCGGATGCGTGAAGAAGTGGCGCCGACAGCACTCTCGAGTCAGCCCGAGCTCGTCCATGGCACGACCCTCGGCGGTAGCGGTGGTTGTCTTGGTGAGGTAGACCAAGTCGTCCTTCTCAGGGCGACCATCTTGCTTACGATACTTCTTGACCAGATCCAAGAACGTCGTCCACTTGCCGGCGATGGGAAGGTTGCACGTATAGCAGCGGATTGGGATGGGGAAATCCATGTTGCCTCCTCTTGTCTTGACACCTGGAGTTCCGTTTTTCTTGTCTGCCCGAAGAACAATGAAGAAGTCGTACCTCCTGTTTGCCCTCGTGGTGGCTGTCATTGCAGCCTTTGCGTTCCTCATGGTGCGTCCCGACCGCCTCAAGCAGAAGGTTGCGTCGGACGTGGAAAAGGTGAATGCCCGGTTCTCGCCGTCCGAGTCGATTGATCTGTCCATGGCGATGAAGATGATCACGCACGAGCCCCCGCAGATGCTGAACCCGCCCTCGGAGATCCCCGCACTCCTAGTCTATCCGCCCAGTGCCGAGGACCTGGCGAAACTTTCGGGCGAGTAAGCTGCCGGACCTCTTCGAGACGACGGTGAATCTCCCTTGAATGAACTTCCTTCGCCTGGTTCAGATAACTGATAATGATCAGCTTATCTGCGGGTGAGAGAGATGACAGTGTGGGGAGGATGTCATTCTTGATACTGTCGACGTACTCGTGCGTAGCGCTCTCCATGATACCGTTGCCAACTCTATCGCACGGTCGGTCCATTTTACACTGCGAAACTTTCGGGCGAGTAAGAAAATGAGCACCTTCAAGAAGTGGCTGCTCCTTGTGATTGTGGCCATTGCGTTGTTCCATGCGGTCGGCGGGGGATTTGCGGATATGTTTGGGGGCGGAACGTCGCTGTTCAGTGCTGCCCATGGATGGAATGAGGGCGTGATCTATATGCTCCTGGCGATTGTGGTCGCCATTGCGGTCAAGTGATCAGCGACGCCGAGTGTGCCGGCGAGTGCGACGCCGGCGACGTCCTCCGTCATATAGCCCGGCAAAATATGCATCGTCGGCAGCGTTTCGAGGCGGTGGGGGTGCAGGCGGTGGCTTACTGGTGCGAATATGAGGAGGCACTCCATTCGCACGGCTGCCGATCATTTGCGCAATCAGAGCAGTGGGTCCACCTGCTGCATCCCGTTCGAGTGTTGCGCCTGTAGCTGCATCGACGGGGTGCGAGGTTGTTTGTCCGGGCAATCCCTTTGTAGATGAAATAGCTCCCAATAGCGCAAGGCGACGTGGGTTCGCCACTTGCTCGTCCCGAACCAGTTGTTTCTTCATCTCCTTGATTAAGTCTTCCATCTGAGGACTATGCGAAATGTTGGCAAGTACTAGTTGTAGCTGTGCGGCCGAAGCCTCTCTCGCCGACCTAATTGTCCGAAGAAGAGCATAAATATGATTGCGCGCATGCATATCTAGTTCAGCGGTGACATGGGGGCCCTTGCGGCCCAGTCCCACCAGGTCATTAAGGAACTCTTCAAGAAGGCCCCCAATCCGCGCACTATATATCGCCTCTGCTTGTCTAATCTCATCTAAACGCTTATCGATGTTAGGATCCGTTGGGCGAGATGCAATTTGGTTGATCTGTCCTTGCAATCCTCTAGGTGCCGCCATTATATTGCTACCACATAATCTCCATTTCCTGCGTGCTCCAGAACTCGGACGTGTTGTTCGGGAGCTGACGCCGAATGATATAGGGCAGCTTACGCTCTGCAATCTCCTTCTTGGCAACTGTCCACACGAACATGGGGTCAGATGTCTTGAGTCCCTTCAGATCAATCAGTGGCTTAGCGCCCTCTGCGAGCTGCTGGGCACGTACCGCAACCAGCGTCGTGTACTCATACTTGGTGAAGAACGGCTGCGTGATACGAGGCTGCTTGACCATCTCGGCAACCTCGGCACGGAACACAGGCTTGACTTCAGGGTGGAGATCCATGCTTACCTCTTAGTTGGCAGTTCTTTTGTCCGTTTTATCGGAGCAAAAAAGTATGCGGGAGTAGTAATGCCTAACATCTCTGCGTCTGACTACACGTCCTACATCAAGGCACAGGCTGCGTCCTATGCCTACAGGAACGGTGCAATCCCGAAGACGATTCAGACCAGCGCACAGCCGTTTACGAACCAGACGGTCCTGAACGCCCAGCTGCTCGCGAGCAAGGCGGCGGTTCTTACTCGCCCTGCTGTAACCCTCGTCGTCCCGGTTTCCACGACCGTCAGCGCTGCATCTGCAACAACCGTCACGGGTGCGGCATCGACGGATGGAGGTACGACCGTTACGTACACGACGTCTGTCGCACACGGGCTGATTGCTGGAACTATTATCACGATATCTGGCCTTGCAGTCACACCGGCGTTCAACCTTGCAAACCAGACTATTCTCGCCGCTGGCCTCACTTCGACGCAGTTCAAGGTTACGAATACGGCTACAGGTACAGCCGAGACAACGTCGACGACGGGGCGCATTAACGGGTATGTCTACTATACGACGGCGGCCGCTCACGGGCTTTCAGGTGATTCGGCGAACCTTCTCACGATCACGGGCCTCTCGACGACTGCATTCAACCTGAACATCGCCAAAGTCGCCATTGTTCCCAGCACGACCGTCTTTGCGATTGCAACCAATGTGACCGGCGCAGCTGTCACGGGTGCGACGGGTGCGATGACTCTGACACTCGCCAATTCGGGCACGGCAATCACGGGTGCTGGTCGTGTTGTTCCGTACACCAGGGGATACGTGAACAACCCAAAAAAGCTGTCTACGGTTCACAACTCCACGAGCACGGTACTGAGCTCGGGTAAGTTCCCGCAGGTTGGTGGTCTGCCTCTGACTGCCCCCAAGTGGGACGGTGTCTACGTAGCGAGTCCCCACTTGGCTCGTGTGGACACGAAGGCTACAGGTGCCTACAAGGCCGTTCGCCAGCCGGTCTAAGGACCACGTCCCTCAAGGGGTCCTACGGGCCCCCGCAAACAGAGGCCCTATGGGCCTCTGGCAGCCTGCTTCCACGTTGCATCACACGCCGCACACTGGTACATCCAAATCACATTTTTGGCATTCAACTTGATGCCAACAATGTTTGATTCCTTGCCCTTGGTGGGGCACATGACGCTCGGACACTTCATGTTCGTGAAGCGAGGCAGCGTGGGGTCATGCTTCAGGTAAGGATTGATGGAGTACTGAATGGAGGTGTCCTGTAGGAGGTCGTGCTCGTAGACGACCGGATTCTCCTTGGTGATCTGCTCCTCGTACTCGCACTGCCGACACTTGAGGAACGCTGACCCATCACGCTCTTCGATGCCATACATCATGTTGTCGCACTTGGTACAGAACTTCATTCTGTAGATAGGTCTCCTTGTCTACACGGCATCCATTTTTTCCGACGAGTGGGCGCGTTCAAAATGGACGGTTGGCTGCAAACTAATCGGCCTTAGTAGTATCCAGAATGCTCAAGTCCGAACTCTATGACTTCCTCAACGGCACCGGCAAGGAGACCGACAATGATAAGAAGCGGCTCGGTCGCAAGGCAGAAGGCGACTCGGCTACTCACACGGGGATGACAGGTGGAGCATGGCGTGTCGACGAAGACGAAGTGGACGAGTTCTACCGCCTCTATTGCAAGTATATCAATCACGGACATGGTGCTCTCCACATGACGGAGAAGAGCACTCGCATCGGCGCCATGCGTGTTGATCTTGACTTCCGCTACATCGGGCGCTTTGATACTCACCTCCACACGCAGGAGCAGGTGATCAACTTCGTGAAGGCCTACATGGAGGAGGTCAAGAAGTTTCTGGTGCTGCCGGATGGCGTTGAGGTCTTCGTCTCGGAGAAGCCGGAGCCTACGCTCTATCCCGCAGGGAGTGAGAAGAACAAGACGGAGAGTGATTACTCGAAGTCTGGTCTCCACCTGGTGATTCCGGCGCTGAAGACCAATCACTTTGTGGAGGAGGAGATCCGCCGCACTCTTGTGAAGCGAATGGATGAGTTCTTTCCTGGCATTCCCCTTGCTGACAAGTGGGACAAGGTCTATGACGAGGGAATGTTGGCACACACGAAGCCGTGGACGCTGCCCGGTTCCAAGAAGAAGGAGGGAACACCCTACCAGATCAAGTACATTCTGGACTGGGATCCGGCCTCGGGTGAGATTAGCGTGGACAATGACGTTCCGGTTCAGATCACGCCGGATCTGCTCCGCAAGATGTCCATCCGGTCTAGCCCATCAACAGAGACGCCAATGACGGAGGACGCAACGGGTCGCTACAAGAAGAAGACCGAGCAGGAGGAGGTGCGGGCGTCTATGGGTGCTCAGCGTGGACGTGGAGCTACTCGTGGCGAGGATGGGAAGCGTGGGTCTCGTGCATCCACTCCGGAGCGCAATACGTATCGGATGCCGCTGTCTGAGGACATGGTGACGTATTACCGGAAGCACGTGATGAACCTTGCGGCGTTCAGGTACACGAGCTACGAGGACTGGATCAATACGGGCATCTGTCTGAAGAATATCCACCCCGACTCGCTGGAGGCTGTGTTCTACGACTTCAGTGCCCAGTACGAGAACTATGACCCTCGTCTGGCGCAGTCCAAGTGGGACAGCTTCAGCTTCCGCACGAATGGTCCGGTGCTGTCCGAGCGCAGTCTCCGAGGCTGGTCTCGCATGGACAACCCGGGCGAGTACGACAAGATTGAGATGGACAACGTGGAGGAGCTTGTGGAGGAGGCCACGAAGACCATGACGGAGCACGATATGGCTCGGGTGGTCTTTGCAATGTTCCGTGACGAGTTCAAGTGCTCGGACTATGGGCAGAACGAGTGGTATCGCTTCGTGGGACACGTCTGGAAGCTGACCAAGAGGGGCGTTGGTCTGCTTGCAAAGCTGTCGAGCGACGTGTGGAAGAAGTTCGTTGAGAAGGAGAACAAGATGCAGCAGCTGATGATGGTGACAGACCCCTGCAACTGCGGTGGCAAGAAGAAGGGGGAGGAGCCTGCAGAGCCGTGCGAGATGTGCAAGATTGAGAAGCGGAAGGCGAAGTATATGGAGGCTCAGAAGAAGCTGAAGACGACGGCGTTCAAGAAGAACGTGATGGAGGAGGCACGTCTGCTGTTCCTGGATGAGGAGCTGTCGGTCAAGCTGGACACGAACAAGAACCTGATCGCCTTCAACAACGGCATCTTCGACACGCTGAACATGGAGTTCCGTGATGGAAAGGCGGATGACTACCTCAGCTTCTCAACAGGTCTGGACTACCACACGACGAAGCACTATACGGACTACGCCTGCTGGGCGGAACTTTGGAAGTTCCTCAGCAGTATCCTCCCCGATCCGGAGGTTCTGAACTACTTCATGGCACATCTTGCGACGTGCATGGTGGGAGGAAACCCTGCGCAGAAGTTCCATATTCTGACGGGCTCGGGATCTAATGGCAAGTCCATGCTGGTGATCCTGATGGCGACCTGTATGGGGACCTATGCGTGTAAGGCGCCGATCACGCTGATCACGCAGGATCGTGGTAAGGCGGGCACTGCGAACCCTGAGCTGGTGCGTATGCGGGGTAAGCGGTTCGTCACGATGCAGGAGCCCGAGGAGGGTGCCAACATCAAGACGGGTCTCATGAAGGAGCTGTCGTCGTGCGAGAAGATCACCGCTCGTGATCTGTTTGCGGGTGCGAAGGAGATGATTGATATTGAGATTCAGGCTAAGTACCACGTCTCGTGCAACAACAAGCCGAAGGTGGACACGCAGGATGGTGGCACGTGGCGCCGTCTGCTGGTGATTGACTTCCCGAACAAGTTTGTTCCGAATCCTACGGCTCCGAATGAACTGCCGGATGACAAGACCATTCAGATGAAGGTGGAGAGCGTGGAGTGGGCGGAGTGTATGATGAACTACCTGGTTACGATCTTCAAGGAGGGTCATGGGTTCAGGAAGCTTCCTGTGCCGGAGAAGGTGACTCTGAGTACGAGCGAGTATAAGAGCGAGACGGATGTGATTGGCCGGTTCATGGCCGAGTTCATTCACCTTCCCCGCATGGAGGAGTCTACGAACACGACCATCACGCAGCTGAATCGTGACTTCCAGAAGTGGAAGCAGGACAACAATATCAATCAGGGGTCAACGGTTGAGCTCCGAAAGCGTGTGGAGGCGGTGCATGGTAAGTATACGCCTAGTGGATGGTCTACCTTCCACTACGGCCCTTCTTAGAGCGACGACGACCCCCACGGCGGGTCTTGCGACGACGGCCACCGTACGCAGGGGGCGGGGCCTGGTCCATCGGACCAACCGGGCCAGGGCCGAGGGGCTGCGCAGTGGCAACGGGTTCAGAGGATGACCACCAAGACAACGGATTGTACCAGACCATTTATCTTGTGTCTCTATTTTTTACCACTTACTGGCGGGCAGCGCCGATGCGAGTGAGCACGTAGGTGCGGAGGAGGCCGATCGTGAACACCACCAGGACGAACGAGACGACCAGGTTGACGAAGGCGACCAGCACCTCACCCAGCTTCAGCGTGACGCCACCGATCGTCACCGTGAAGGATCCGACACCCTTGCCCGCCGAGGCGGCCGGGGCGAGGAGGGGCGTGAGGATGTCCTCCGACAGCGACTTGAAGAACTCTCCAACCACACCACCGAGATAGAACGACGCCGTGAGGATGATGATGTCCCGAGTATCAAGCATTTTTATTAAGAGAGGTATACTTTATTTCGTCAATACAATGGACACTCGCTTCTGGGGACCCAGTGCGTGGCAACTCTTCCATCTAGTTGCGTTTACTTCCAAGCACCCTGACGACGTGCTCAATCGCATGAAGGACGTGCTTCCTTGCAAGTTCTGCCGTGAGTCGACCACTGAGTTCGTTCACAAGCACCCCCTGCGAGGCGACCCGGGCAAGTGGATGTACGACATCCACAACATGGTGAACAACAAGCTGCGGACTCAGTGCAAGGATGACCCGGCGGTGATCAATCCTGGACCCGACCCGTCATTTGAGGAGGTCAAGAAGCACTACATGTCCATGAAGCCGAAGGCGGTGCCCGGTGCCGACTTCCTGGGTGCGATTGCTGCCAACTACCCCGATGCGCCCGAACCCGAACAGATGGCGGTGCAGCGTACGTTCTTACACGCTCTTGCAAAGGTCTACCCGTTTGATGAGCTCCGAGGAGTGTTTGCTGCGTTTGTTGATAGATATGAACCCACGCTCAGTTCTCGGAAGGCATACATGAAGTGGATGCATGGTCTGCTCTCTGCCTTGTCCAAGGAAACGGGATCTCCGCTCAAGTCCTTCAAGGGCTGGGCTCACCATCTTGCGTATTTCAAGAGCGGCTGCTCCAAAAAGACGTATCATGGAAAGACATGTCGTAAAACGGCGGGTGGTCGCACGAAAGACCGTGATCACCGGAGGACACATAGGATCGTGCACAAAAGATTGTTGTAGAGGTTGTAATGGACGTGATCACCACTCTCCCCGCTCGGTTCCCGAGTGCTCCACGCATCTCGTTCGTGAATGACGATGGCAGCATGTACGTGATGATGGCAGACGGCGACAGGACAATCAGCCTCCTTTCTCGGGATGGAATCCTTACCCCCTTTGCCGGAGCCCCTAATCCTCGAGGCGACCATGAAGATGGACCCGTAGCCACTGCGAAGTTTGAAAACCCATATGCAATCGCTAAGGGTCCCGACGGCGCCCTCTATGTGGCAGATGAATACTGCATCCGAGTCATTCGTGATGGACAGGTATCAACACTTGCCGGTCATGAATATAGTCCAGAGGACGAATCGACCCCCATTGATGGTGTTGGAGCTGGAGCAACCATTGTGAGTGCAGAGGACATCTGGTTTGACGAAGGAGGTCGCCTTCTGTTCTGGGATGAAGATACTTGTCGGTCTGTCGCTATGGACGGGACAGTTACGACAGTGGCGGAAGCCAACTATGGGGATGCTGGATGGGACGCCGCATGGGAGTTGCGGCATACGAATCAGGCGGTGGATAAGGAAGGAAATCGCTTTTACTCGGGTCGTTGGGCTGCCAATGTGATGATGGGAAACCCCAGAGCGCGCACGGCGATCGTAAAAAAGACCCCGGCTGGAGTTGAGCAGATGTACGGACGGCGAATGGTCGACGATTATTCCCCTGCTCGTGATGGACCTATCTCAGAGGCGATCTTTCACATGGCGTATACCTTCGCATACGATTCAGTGCAAGATATCATGTACTTCACAGACCTCAACTCGATTCGCAAGATTGAGTTCCCTCGCCCACAAACCGCTCAGCTGATGGGTGAGCAGGTCTCTCGGCAGACTCCTCTCATTCCTGATGTCATGAAGACAATCTCTGCATTCACAGGTGCAACGGATCCAAACCGAGTCTACCAAGATGCAGTAAAAAATAGGGGTGTTGCGCTTCCGAGACAGGGTGGTCGGCGCAGAACACACCGCAAGAAGGCAAATCGTAAGAAGAAGATGACTCGTAAGCGGCGGTCTACTTCTTCTTGAGTTTCGTTGCAGCAGCGATTCGTGTGTGTTTGGCAGAGTAGACGTCTGCCTTCTTCTCCTTTGCAGACTTCTTGAGCTCACGACGTGTCTTGGGCGGATCTTCCATTGTGAGGTCTATTACCTCTATTCAATGAGATTCGTTTTCAGTGGCGGCGGGTGCCACGGCGGCTCTTGCGACCACGGCGGCTGCGGCGGCGACCACCGACCGGGGCGGCGTCGCTCGGGTGGAACGGGCTCGAGCTGTTCGGTCCCGCAGACGTGATGTCGGCGGACGAACCAAAGTCGCTGTGCGGCGCCACATCGCCACCGCCACGCTTCTTGTAGGTCTTCGCCGCAATCTTCAGCACCTGGCTAAAGCTCTTTCCCTTGTTGGACTTCATCGTCGACTTCACGTGAGACAGCCACTTCGACATTTTGTTTACTTGTCAAGAAGTTATTGTAGTCCTGTCGGCTTTTCTACGAACCCGGCGGCGGCACCAGATCCAGGAAACAGGAGCCATTGGCATCCATACGCAGAGGCGATGCGAGGGTCGAGGGATTCCTTGCCAAAGGTTTGATCAGGGGCGACGATGGAAATGCCGTTGCGGTTGAAGGCGACCAGCTCAGGCTGATCACGAGGATGCATTGCCTGTGCATAGAGGAGGCGACGCACCTTGGACTCTGCCCATGACAGGTTCACGAGCGATCCCAACTCACTGCCCTGCACATTGTCGGACACGATCAGGATACGGTACTTGAGCTCATCAACCGGCGTATCCACATCCACTCCGCTCACCAGGTGGCGGCGCACAGTGGTCTTGAGGCAATCCGCTGCCTTGTTCAGGGTCACGTTGTTGGTCGTGTGCGGCACAATGGACAGGATGAAGGGGTCCGAGCTGGACTCCCACGCCTGAATCAGATCTACGCAGACCGAGTCAAACGTCCAGTACTCCATCGTGTAATCATAGCCCAGATTCAGGGGCGTCTTGGAGACAATCGGCTTCCCGTTCTCATCTGCATAGAGGTGCACCTCCAGCAGACGACGTCCGGATGCAATGACATCCTTCGGATCCTCAAAGACACCACCTGCCACGTAGTAGTCGCAGAGGCGCCTCCGAGTCGTCATTGCCAAATCCTCGGCGTCAATCCCCTCGTGCCAGATGCTGTAGCCCAGGATACCCACCAGTGCAGCTCCGATTGCAAGCTCCATTACTTCTTCCTTGCTTCTATTTTTTGGGGGCGGTGAACAAGATCTGCCGGAATCCATTCATCACCTCGTCGGGGATCCGTGCTTCCATAGGAAGCTCCATCAGACATGCGTAGTGGAAGTAGAGACAGTACATTCCGCACTCGGAGTCCTTGAACTGGTGTCGAGTGGAGTTGAAGGTCATCTTCATCGGCTGCGAGTGGACACCCGTGGCATCCCACTGCGTCTTCCAGCGCTTCATGAGCGTCTTGATCTCCTTCTCGGGTGCATGGGCGTAGGAATCAAAGTAGGTGATGCGAGGATACTCCAGATCCTTGCGCACATCGCAGAACATGGCGATCCAGTGCTCACCCGGTCCATCGTGGGGATCCGTGTTGAAGACGATGCCGATCTGCTCGTGTCCCTTCTTGACAAGTTCAGGCAGCTTCGCCTTGCAAAGAGAGCTGACGATGCACTGATGCGTCTCGCTCTGCAGATCAAAGTCAATCGGAATGCAGCCCATGTAGTAGTAGTTGGCGAAGAGCTTGACGTAGTTCTTCTCCACGTGATCAATGTCATCCGATGACAGCCATTCATCCCGCTTGATCGTCCACTCCTTCGGCGCCTTCGGGCGCTGCATCAGGGACGCCACAATGCACTCGGCTGATCCGGTTGCGCACTTGTCCGAGAGGCGGTGCTGAATGTTTGCCCAAATCTCTTCAGGGGTTCCCTCCGGGACAGGCTCTTCCTTTGAGTGTTCCTTGTTATACACCTTGCGGAGACGCTCCACTTCCTCCGTGTCAAGCCACGACATTCCTTGTTCTAAAACGGATACTATTAAGTCAGTGGAGGAACAAAAGCAGAATGGAGTCGCTCAAGCCTATCCTGTCCGCCTACGCCAACGTCCAGCGCCAGATCAATGATGTCAATGTCCGTGTCAATGAACTTCGCGACGAGCGCCGCACGATCGAGCTCGATCTAGCGGCCCTCTACGCCACATCTCGGGAGGAACTCCCAGACAAGATCAACCTTGCAACGTCGGGCATGACCTTTGCAGTGAAGCGCCCCAATCAGTGGAAGAAGGGCTGGTCCCTGTCCAAGAAGGAGCTGAAGGGATACCTGGAGGAGCTGCTACCCCAACAGGCAGAGGCAGTCATGGCAGAGATTGTCAGACGTCAAGAGGAGAAGATGGTGGAGACGGATTACGGATTTGAGCTGAAGGTGAAGTGAGGCTTAGCTCAATCTCTCGGAGAGTATTCTGAAGATCTGCAAGATGGCGTTTAGCTTGGTCCAGGTTTTCGCGAGGGAGAAACCCACCCCGGATACGAGTAAGATTACACACAAGGGAACTGTTGGTGCTCAGCAGACGAGTAGCCAGGGTGAACAGAGGCTTCACCATCAACGTGATATGACTATCACACACACATTATTTTTAAGTGCCAGTTCACACCCCATCATCCACCCGCTCGACAAAGTACTCGAGCAGCTTCTCGGACAAGCCCTTGATGCTGAACTCCCAGGCGCCATTCCAGTTGGGGCGCATGACCTTTCGGATATCCTTCACGCCATCCAAGATCACGTGGCGATCCACATACTTGCGATTGACGTGAGTTCCGTGCCACAAGTGGAAGACGGGACCCGACGTGCAGCTGATGCGGGGCTTGGGAAGAGCATCAAACTCCTTGTAGGCAGGTACCAAGGCGGGTTTGAGGTAGGTCTCGGGGAACTTGACACCCAACCACGCAGCCGCCGACAGGGTATCACCACTTCCCGTGACGCCATACTCAAAGAAGCCCACCTTGCGGAACCACTTGCGAGTGAATGCCCACGCAAACCCCGGGTGCAGCTTGTGATCAAAGGTCTTTTCCCTGTTCATGAAGAGCACCGACTCTCGGATCTGAGTCGCCTTGGTATACGTGATGTCCATCCACACGGCCGTGGTGAACGGCTGAACGACATCGTGATCATTCAGGGCAGACGAGACCTCCGAATACCAGTCCGGATTGCCAAAGATGATGTCCGCATCCAAAAACAGTACCTTGGAGTAATACCACGGGATCATGCCTTCCAGCAGGGTGCAGAGCCGCTCCTTGTGGAACATGATGGACTTGGCGTAGACGTGAAAGGCGTCCTTGATCTCGGGCTCTTGCCGATTGAACACCAACTCCAGCGTGTAGTAGGGGATCTTTGCAAGTTTGAGCTTCTCAATGGTGTAGAGGTAGTTCATCAACATTCGCTTGGACTTTGCAGGGTTGAAGAAGACAAGCCCAACCGCCATGTCGCGCACCCATGGAGATCTGTATCGCACGTCGGCAACCTCAATCATGTTGCCTGGATCGTGCTTGGGCAGGGCATCCGGCAGTTCGGTATATGTCATGGACTGAGCGGCTCCCATTGTGTAGAAAAACGGATAAAAGATTGACTAGGTAGACACATGCACACCATGACCGACACCTACTCTCCCTACAACCCTCGCAATCGGTTCTTTGCAGAGAAGGACATCCACCGCATCCTCCATCGTCATGGATTGCCTCATTACCGTGTGGCCAACCAGCGGGTCTTCCAAACGGCAATGGTTCACACAACGTATGTCAAGAGAAACGACTACACTACTCCTGATGGACGACCGGCGTCTCTTGCTCCGTGTCCCTCCGGCGTGATGCCTCTGCAAGACGAATCCTACGAGTGCCTAGAGTTTGAGGGTGATTCCGTATTGGGCGTGTGCGTGGCGACCTATCTGCGCCGCAAGTATCCAGACAAGAAGCAGGGGTTCTTGACCGATGCTCGTAAGGAGCTGGTCAACAACGAGCGGATTGGTGCATTGTGTCAACAGGTTGGATTGGATGCCTTCTATGTGATCTCCCGCCATAACGAAGAGTCGGTGGCGATCAATGGTCGTCGCAATATCCAGAAGCTTGGCGATATCTTTGAAGCCTTCATTGGTGCCTTGTGGACGGATTGCGGCAACCGATTCAATATCGTCTATGCCTTCGTGACCACCGTGATCGAAGCGTACATTGATGTTCAGGATGCTGTGACGACCGTGACCAACTACAAGGATATCTTCCAAAAGTACTGTCAGCGTGAGTTCGGGTGTACGCCGACGTATACCATGCTCAGCCCGATGGTAGACTCAAAGGAGATCCGTGTGATCGTGATGGATGGACCCACGATTCACGGGCGTGGTCAAGGACCGACACGCAAGAAGGCAGAGCAGATGGCAGCAAAGGAAGCACTTGAGAAGTTCGGTGTAGTCCCTAGCGTCTGAGCGTTGACCTGCGCCCTCGCCGTCTCCGTGTCCCGCCAGTTGCAAGAAGCGCTCTACACGCATTCTTGATATCGGTCATCTTTTTATCCTCTGCCGGAGCCGGAGGTGCCCGAACCGGAGCGGGAGGAGGGGCCGCCGGAGGTACCCGAGCGGGAGCGGGAGGAGGGGCCCTGGGAATAACCGGAGGAATCGGAGCCGGAAGGGGAGCGGCTGGAGACGACACATCAGGGTTCGGAACGATACGGACGAGCGCATTCGCCTCGGCGGGAGGCATGGGTCTGTCGGCAGTCGCAGGGTGAATGGCCGGTGCATCGGCAAACAAGGCAGGAATGAGACGAATGACCTCCTGCGTTGAGCCACCCACTGCGTTCACGTGGGTCGTGACCCATTTGAAGAGGGATTCAGTGAACACCTTCGCACGATCCTCAGACACAATGCCGTGAGTACGCGCGGGTCCAAGCAGTCCAAGCACGTCCCATACACCGACCAGTGTCCGATAGGCTCCCGTCTTCTTTGCGACCCCTGCCTTCTCCATTTCATCAAGCAGTGAAAACTGCAGCGTGTGCTGACTGTACGTCTTCCAGTGCTCACGCTCAGTCATAGACCATAGAAGCAGATACTGATTGACCCAGCGCTTGAACGTCTTTTGATCCGTCGTTCCACGTCCCCAGTCAAAGATCACCAACTGGTTGCCCATCCAGCCGAGATTGTTGAAGTGGGAGTCGCTCTGCGTCAGAAACTCTTCATTCACACGAGCCATCGCAATCATCAGATCACGCAGGGAGGACTTGATGAGGGCATCCGGTTTGCTCTTGTTCCGAATACTCGCAAACAGCGTCTCGCCCTGCTTAGGTGTCACCAAGTTGATGAGGTGTGCCTGATCGCCTCCAAGTGCACGGACCGTGCAGCGCTGCCGCTCGTCTGACGGCTTGAACTCCGGTACGCAAGACTGGGTTGCCAAGTTGAAGAACTTGGAGACATCATACCCAGCATCCTTGAGCTTCTTGATCACCTTGACTGCGACTTTCTGTATACGTAGCTCTCCCTCGTCACGGGTGATACGGGAGACTAACTCAGTTCCTGGGGGAGCTGGAAGTATGGCATGTTTGCCCTTCTTTGCGCAGTCCACCTGCGGGATAAAGACACAGGTGTCCACCCCTTGAGCTTTGTAGACACCACCCTCCTGCTGCATTAATTGACGGCAAGAACTTAATGTTTCGCCTTCTGAGTAATCACCCGCCCCTTCTTGCCACATGTGAAGCGCTTGAGGGTTCGACCCCTCTTCTGCAGGACTGACTTGACGCAGATCGCAATGGGTCCTCTCTCGTTCTTCACCGTCTTGCGCACCTTCTTGATGCAGCTACAAAAGCGTCGTGTTGTGCTGAGTTTGCGACCACCACCCTGTGTTGGGGTCACATCCGGTACAGGGGAAACTGGAGGTGCCGGAGCAGGTGCCGGAGCAGGTGCCGGAGCAGGTGCCGGAGCAGGAGCAGGAGCAGGAGCAGGAGCAGGAGCAGGAGCAGGAGCAGGAGCAGGAGCAGGTGCCGGAGCAGGTGCCGGAGCAGGTGCATTCGGATCAGGAGGCTGTGGGGCATCAAACAACTGATCAATCAAGACGTGAATGTGATCGATCATCTGATCGGTTGGGACATCCTTCGAATGCCACAGGTCCTGCACCCCCATCATAAACTGATCCACATAATACTCGTTCAGGTACTTGAACGACAACGCCTTGCCTACGATCGAGACCACGTCGTAGAACTTCATAAATCGATGGCTTGTGTCGTCATCTGCCATCTTGACGGGACATGATTCCACTAGTTGACAGACCTTCGTGACACCTCGGATGATCCTCTTCCTTCTCCTCTTCTCAAGCATCTCATCAAATCCCTCAGCCCATCGCTTTACCCATTTCTTGAACCCTTCGACACCGACCAGCGCACGTCCCCAGTCGTGTAGAACGAGACGATCGCCTACCCACGAAATGTTGGCGAAGTGGGCATCCGTGTGCAAGACGCCCTCGTTGTTGAGATATGCAACTGCGTGGATGAGCTTTCGAAGCGCCATTCGTACCTCTTCAGCCGGACGCTTTGAGATAATAAGGTCCTCACCCTGGCGAGGTGTAATGAAGTTGATCTTGTCATCCTTTTGACCGGGCGTGTCGATTACGTTGTTGATCGCAGCACAGGGTCTCGGGCGGTCGCCCTTGAACCGAGGTAGCCCAAGGAGATCAGAGTCCTTGAACACGGGTGTGCAGACCGCAACCGCCACGTTGAAGAACGTTTCGATGTCCTTGCCCGGATACTTTTGCTGAATCCGATGAATCGCTGCCTTCACATCTGCCTGATTGGAGAGCTCGTCTTTCGCATCACCAACATCCGCCGTGACACGAGAGACGTAGTCGCCTGGAGGTATCTCTGCAGGTACCTGTGTCCCGGGGGCGCACTCAATCTGTGGCGAATAGACGCATGTGTCGGCACCTGAAGCTAGGAATGCTCCGCCTCGCCTCATTGTGTCAAAGGCAGAAGAATATATCCTCGCAAAGAATAAACTAAATGGGCGGCGGTCTTCTTCAGCTCGTTGCATATGGTGCTCAGGATGCCTACATCACTGGAAATCCTCATATCACCTTCTGGAAGGTGCTCTACAAGCGTCATACGAACTTCGCCATGGAGGCGTTCCGTGTGAACTTCACTGGTTCGCCTCAGTATGGCCAGCGTGTCGTTGCCATCATCAACCGCAACGCCGATCTGATGTACAAGACCTACCTGGAGGTCCAGCTCCCCGACACGCAGACCGTGGACGTCAAGTGGACGTCTGCGTATGAGCGTCGTCTGGGCTACCAGCTCCTCAAGAAGATTGAGGTCGAGATCGGTGGCCAGATCATTGACACCCACTACGGCGAGTGGCTCTTTTTGTGGGAGAACCTGACGTCCGGATTCGACAACTCCGTCAAGCTGGACTCGATGACGGGCGGATACCTGGGTGGCACGGAGACGACGGCCATCTCCTGCGGTGGTCGCCCGGCGATCCTGTACATCCCCCTCCAGTTCTGGTTCTGCCGCAACCCGGGTCTGGCGCTGCCCCTGATCGCCCTCCAGTACCACGAGGTGCGCATCAACGTCACCCTGTCTCCTGCGACGGACCTCGTCACGTCGACCCCGGGAACGACCACGGTGGCTCAGCAGGCGGCGAAGCTCCCCCAGCTCAAGGACATGGCGCTCTACATTGACTACATCTACCTGGATGTGGATGAGCGTCGTCGCTTTGCCCAGCAGTCGCACGAGTACCTGATTGACCAGCTCCAGTTCGGTCTCCAGCAGACGCTCACGACGGCGTCTGCTCGCATCGACCTGACGCTGAACCACCCGGTGAAGGAGCTGGTGTGGGTCTTCCAGGATGCCCGTAAGACGGACTGCGGCTCTGACCTGACCCGCAACCTGGGCTACACGCAGCCGTTCAGCTACGATGACATCGTCAACCGCTGCCGTCTGCAGATCAACGGCCAGGATCGCTTTGATGAGCGCTACGGCGACTACTTCTGGCGTGTTCAGCCTTACCAGCACCACAGCGGCGGCGCCTTCTGGCCGATGCGCGCTCAGGTCACGACCACGACGGCGTCTGTGATCACGCTCACTGGAAGCTCTGGTGTCAGCGTGTCTGGAGATGTCCTGACGATTGCTACGGGTACCACTGGACTCCCGACGGGCGCTGGTCCGTACATCACTGAGGGTGCCACGGTGACGACTGCGAACGGAGCCGTGTTCTCACCCGGAACGATCATCAGCGCATTCGGATCTGGCTCTGGAGGCGTGGGAACGTACAATCTCAGTGAGCCGGTCCTGGTGAATGGAGCCGTTGCCGTGGACGTGCTCATCACGCGCCCTAACGTGAACTACACTCCTCACGAGAACCCGATCAACGTCTACTCCTTTGCGCTGCAGCCGGAGGAGCACCAGCCGTCGGGCACGTGTAACTTCTCCCGCATTGACACGACCACGCTCGTGTTTGACAGCATCGCCACGTCTGGTCTTGCGAAGCCGACCAAGAGCACCCCGTTCAACTTCCGCATGTATGCCGTGAACTACAACATCTTCCGTGTCATGTCCGGCATGGGCGGTCTTGCCTACAGCAACTAAAGTGGCTACCCTATATAATGGACGAACCCGGTGCACCCCCTGCGGCGGATCAGTGCGTATTCCCTAACCGAGATGATCCAGATGATCGGGTCTTTGCAGTTGGTGAGCGCGTCTGCGTGAAGAATCACGAAGGCGAACGAACAATGGGAAAAATAGTGGAGCATACTCCATACCATTACGTGAAGCTAACGCTGGATACTGAGTTCCCGTCCCGTCTTGCAAAGGGGCAGGATAGAAAGGGAATCCCTCTGCAACAACCAAAGATCCACGTAGGTAAGATGGTCAGCGCAGATACGGATAACCCGGGCGGACATGACGAGGATCCCGCGGGTGGTCGCCGCCGCCGGTCATCCAGACGCATTCGGAAGCTCACCCGTCGGCACCGTAAGGGGAAGCGTTCTCGTAAGCTCCGTCTTAAGCTTCTCTAGATACAGAATTGCATCCATATGCTCCTCCTGTGCATGAACAATCCACTGAAGAACAGAAAGGTCCTTACGATCAAGGTTCGTTCCGTACTTCGCCTGTCCAAACTCCGACCGCTGCTTGAACTTCTCAATCACTGCGGCCACAATGCTGTCCATTTGTATAAGTAAGGTGTCAATGCTGAAAGTTGTAGTTGTCTGTGTGGTTGTGGCTCTCGTGCTGGTCGTGCTGTCCAATCCACAGACCTACTTCCGTAAGGAGGCTCCGACTACACGTTTGTATTCGGAAGGCACCCGTGAAGTCCTAAGGTCTGCTGCAACATTATCGGCGCCGGTTGACCCTTCCCAGGGCATTTTACGTGGTCTCGACCAAGGATATGTCCCATTTCGTGTGAGATGACATACTGTCGGTATCCATCCAGGTCCTGCCCACTCTTTGCAGTCCCGTGCTTCCACCGATCCTCATTGACCCACATCTCATTCCCGCCCATGATTGCACAGGACAGAGTGCCGTCGCATCCAACCTTCTCCAGTCCCTTCTGGGAGGACAAGTGGATCGTCACCTGCGGCTTGGACTTGACCATCACGAACTCGTATCCCTTGGACACCCATCCATCCGGATCGGCTAAGCAGATGACCACGTCCCGCGTGAACTCAGCCAGTGGGAAGTCTACGTCAGGGTCTACGACCACAGTGTACGTGATACGCACCATTAAAAATGGACGTGATTTTATAACTACAGGGACACTCAGAATGCCGAAGTGTTCTCATTGCAAGAAGAAGACCCACCTCGAGTTCAAGTGCTCCTGCTCCAACGAAAAAGTGTTCTGTGTCAAATGCCGCGCCACGGAGACTCATGCATGTGTACTCGTCTACACTCAGGTTGAGTTAGTCAAGGTCGTTGCCGAGAAGGTCGAGAAGATCTAGTCGCCGCCCGGTGGCGAAATCGGCATGAACTCCATGAGTACGTCCATGATCCGTACCACCTTTGCCGTTGTGAAGTTGAACCGATTCAGCACAGAGGCAACAACACCGCCATCTCGCTCAAGGAACTCTACCTCAATCGCCCCCGCAGTGTCGTAGATTTTTGCATACCAGGCATCTGCACTGGCAGGGGCTCCCTCATTGAGGAATGGTTGGAATGGGGTACGACTAATCTCCACCTCCAGTCCGTAGTTGAATTCAGCGTTCATCTTCGTGATTGCGTTGCGAATGTTGGTGTCCATGTTGTCCGATGCCCCCTTTTTCCCTGCGAGAAATCAAATCCGTTTTGAATACAAATGCACTTCCTGCTCGAAGCTCTGCTCGTCGGTCTCTTCTTCCTCCCCGTGTATTGGGTTGCCGAGAAGGCAGGGTTCTCCAAGTGGGTCACGCTCTTCCTTGCAGGTGCGCTGTTCCACGTTGTCGCCGAACTGACGGGCGTCAACCGCGCGTACGTGTTGGCGAAGGTCTGAGTGAGAATCAAATCGTCATAGAGATCAATGGAGGGCGCTACCTTTGCCAACGGTGTCGGCACACCCGCTGAGATGCCTTCGGAGGGGTTGTTTACTGCAGGGACCGAGGAAGAGTCCGTTAGGCAGCTAAAATCCCTTGACAGATACGAAGATGCCGTGGCGGAGGGCTTCAGCGGACCGGATGCGATCGCGTACAATACCCTGATTCTTAGCTTGGGAGGATCACGCAGGGGCACAGTTGCTACTAGCCGAAACACTGTGGTTGACGTCGTTGAGGGTGTTGTTTCGAGACGATGGGGCGTGTCTAACGATACAGATTATACGCCAGTCATTGTCGTGAGTGCAGAGGAGATGGATGAGGTTGGGATCCGGAATAGTTTGGGTCGTGAATTTGCGCCGTACTTCCTACACGTAGCTTTGCCGATGACCACACAGGTTGTCATCCCTCCGCCCATTATGAAGAAAGAACGTGCTGCGGTGATCGAGGCGACTACAGTGAATTCTCTTGCAGAGATGGGCAAGGCAGCTGCAGAGGGATCTGTCCTCATTGGTGCACTCACATCCATCTTCAAAGTGTGCGAACGAATCGTTGTCCACAACGACTTGTGGTTAGATGGGTTCCCCTTTCTGTGCGACAACATCTTCCTTGATCGGACACCATGCATCCTCTATGCCCTAAAGCAGGCTGTGGATATGGGTAGAACGGTCATCTTCGTAGATCTAGGACTGACCACACATCGGTGCAGCAAGGGTTTCCCGTATGAATACGATGTAGGTACGAAGAAGGCGACATGGACACGAGATAGGGATATAAAGCTTGTTGATCGCATACAACTGCCACCTGCAAGAGCTGGAAAAAGAAGAAGTAGAAAGACCCGTCGCCGCACTCGGCGGTCTCACGTCCGGACAAAGGTCTGAGTGAAGTAGTCCAATAGCACCTCGTAAGGTGCCACACATTCCCCCGAGAAGTAGAATGCAAACCGATCAATATACTCCGTATCGTGGAGGCAGTGATGCATCACACTTGCCACGTGCTGCATCGAGATCTCCTCTAGATTAGCGCCACCCCACGAATAGGATGGGTAGTGGAAAGCCAGTCTGGAGCGAGACGGACAATCAAACGGGGTGCACTTGTCGAATGCCTGCTTGAGTTTGGAGATGGGGATCATTTGCGCAGGGAGCTGCTCGAGGGTGATAGAGCGGTGAGCCATTCTGCACCTTGTCTTTTTTGCGGTAATCAAATCCATTCTGTCTGACAGTGTCAGGAAGGGTATCGTCCAAAATGGATCGCGTTGGGTCAGGTTAACAGGTAGTAGGAGTCTCATCATGCAACTACCTTCACGCACTCTCCGTCTCCGAACACTTGCAACACGTTTGAACATCAAGACATTCATCCCGCCGCGTAATAAATGCAGCCCGTCTGCGACGTCTGGGTCGCCTGGACTGAGCGGTCCGCAGCCGTCCCTTTCACGTCCACCACCAAGGGAGTTGGTAACGGAGAGCACAAAATCGCCGCCGAGATCGAGTGCGGGGCGCCGCACGGACAGAACTCGCCTTACGACCTGGACATCCCAGCGCTGCAGGAGCCCAAGGCCGATGTGAAGGAGTTGGACGGCGGTACCTTCAATACTGGGGTCAATGGTCGCGACGCACTGCGACCAATCAAGGCACACTTGGCAACCCTCCTGGACATATTGCTCGTGCTCGGCGAGGACGCGGCAGTGTCTGCAGATATTCGAGAGATGATCTCAACCCTGAACAAGAAGAAGGAGAAGAGCCCGGATGAAATCTGTGTGGCGGCGGTTAGGCAGATTGGCGCACTCTGTGTTCGGCTCAATCTCTATCGCGGGGAATTGATGTCCGCCACGCGCCGCTTCAATGTATTCGACGTACTCACGGGCGCCCCTCGCGAGGTGTCTGCGGATGAGATGTATCGTCTGGCAGTTGCATCGGGTAAGAGCCAATCCGAGGTGGCCGAGCTGCTTGGCGCCGACTATGTGAGTGCAAAAAGTGTGGTGGAGTCGCTGAGCCACCCCTTCGTGCTCGAGCCCGACCGGCTGCAGCGCGATCTGACTGGACTGGTGTCGGTGTTCAGGGGATACACGCTCGTCTTCGTGAACGAGACCAAGGGCTATTACATAATGACCATGCCTGAAACGAAGATCGAGTTTCAGCGCATCACGCGGGGGAGTGCCAGGTTCAAGGTCTCGGCGCAGTTTGGAGCATCGTAGCCAGGTAGACAGAGAATGCGCACGGTACGGCGTTTCCCAGCTGTCGGTACATAGATGAAATTGAACCGCTGAACACAAACGAGTCTGGAAACGTCTGGATCCGTGCACATTCCCGAACAGTTAGCCTCCTTTTTAGACTTGGGTGATTGTGGATGACGGGACCACCCGTCCCTCCACCACGCCCCGTGATTGTTGGCGATGGCTCGTCCCATGCAAGTTCCCGGTTCCCCAGGTATCCTGTGACCGCGCACTTGTGCTTTGTGCCTACATGCTGGATATCGGGATTGTACTCCAGTGGCAGATCGCCGATTGCATCCCGCAACGTGAGGACTCGGTTGGACGGAGACGGCCAGATCGGATCGAAGTTAACGCCATTCCGAACACCAACAATGATAACGCGTTCCCGCTTCTGCGGTACATCGTAATCCCTGATCGTGAACAGCTTGAACTTCACAGAATAGCCACACCCAGTCAGATCTGCGAGGATTCCCTTCAGGATCCGACCCGTGCCGCTCTTCTTGTCCTCTGGCGTATCATACCCACCCATGTTTGTGAGACCCTTCACGTTCTCGAGTAGGAAGTAGGACGGTTGTTTGAGGTTGAGGATGCGGAGGATCTCTAAGTACAGCATGTTCCGTGCATCCTCTGGAGCACGATATGGATTTGCCATTGAGAACCCCTGACAGGGGAACCCACCTATCAGGAGATCGCAGTCCGGAATGTCAACGAGCTGCCGCACATCCCCACAGATCGGTTTGATCCCGAAGTTGCGTTCGTACGTATTACATGCCTCTTGGTCAAAGTCATTGACAAGAACATGCGTGAAGTTGGGATTATGATGGAAGCCATAGTCAAGGCCACCACACCCTGCAAATAAGGACACGATTCTCTTGACATCTGTAGGGGGCTCCACTATAACGGTGCGAATAACCATGCGTGGCATTGGATGATGTTGTATGCATCCCACGTCAAAGTAGTTCCGTTTTTACCGCACCGCCTCCACTCCGAGCCCCGTCCCCCACTAGTTTCGTCTAAAATGGATTTGATGTCGCCAAGGAAGTACATCTTAGGTCTATCACAACAACGATATTCCTACCAACGCTCTCAACACTCTCTCTCTCAACCTCCAACCTCCAACCTCCAACCTCCAACCTCCAACCCACCCACTCTCTCAACCACTCACACACAGAATGACGCCCGAGGAGCGCTCTCAGGCCACGAAGGCGCGGTGGGCTGCCCTCTCGGAGGAGGCCAAGCTCGAGCGCCTCAACAAGATGCGCGCCGGAAAGGCCGCGAAGGCCGCCCCGGTCCCGGAGGGTGCCGAGCAGGTCGCGCCTCTCGCGATCAAGAAGCCAAAGATGACCCCAGAGGAGCGCTCTGAGGCCGCCAAGGCCCGGTGGATCGCCCTCAGCGACGAGGACAAGCAGGAGCGCCTCAACAAGATGCGCGCAGGTCGCCCGGTCGCCGCACCGAAGGAGCAGAAGCCAAAGATGTCCAAGGAGGAACGCGCGGCCGCCACCAAGGCGCGGTGGGCTGCCCTCACCGCAGAGCAGAAGGCCGAGAAGGTCGCCAAGATGGTCGCGGGTCGCGCGATGTCCCGCGCCCAGGCCTAAGCAAAACCCACAAACACTCCCCGAGATTCCCCACAACCACAAACGAAAAGAAAAGAACACCTCTTTTCGTTTGCGGGTGCCGTTCGGCTGTCCATCGGCACCTGGCGGCAACCCCTCCGCGACTTTCATGAATCGGGGGGGAGGGTATTCTTTTTCGCCGTTCGCAATGCAAAGT